AACACCAGCTGTTAATGTTGCGTTACCACGATACTCTGGCGATATGCGCAGTCTAGTATCATTGATGATTTCCATAACTCGATATGCCAAACCACGAATATTAACCCAATCACCTGGATTTAATTGTTTTAAGAATTTAGTTTGTTTAGCAGTACCAAGAGATGTAACAGAGTTAATTACATCTGAACCATTGGTAGCAGTAATCAAACCAGACAACTGAGTTGTTGAGTTTCTTTTTACTGCATATAATTTTTGTCCATCGAATTCGTAAAAGAATCCATTTGATTGATCAAACATACCGACACGAATAGCACCACCTCTCCAACCAACAATAGCAACTTGAGGGAAACCAGTAGCAGCAGTTGTTGATGGGGTTGTTGATGGTGTGTATGTAAATTCAAATTCATTGTTTACGTCAACAACTGCAAATGATCCATTATAACCTGTTTCAGTTGCATTGAAAATAGTAATAGTATCTCCTGGTTGCAAGTTGTGTTGCTCTTTTGTAGTAGCAGTACACGCACCAGTACCAGAAGAATATGTCAGCGCATCAAGTGTAAAGTTTGGACGTAAAACAGTACCAGTCGAGAATTGAATACCTTTACCAGATTGGTATCGGAAATAACGACGAGTCTGTCTAATTGCTTGGTAATTGTGAGATTGAGTATTAACAGAGAAACGAACACCACCATCATATGGACGATGGGCAAATGTAGATTCGTTACGAACGTAACAAACCATTGTACCAATATTACTAATTGTTGGCACTAATGAACCAGCTGGCATAATAACGCCAAATCTATTTGGTCCATAAATCGCAACAACTTGATATGATTGACGTCCTGGGTTTGTACCAGCAGCAACAGTTGCTTGACCAGTAATATAAACAAGATTACCAACAGTCAAAGCATGAGTTCTTGCTGTTGTGAAAACAACAATGATATCGTTAGCAGCTGAACCAGCAGCAGTTGCTGAATACGCAGTTGCGGTTGATAAAGCAATAGAGGAGTTAGAATAAAATTGTCCCAAGAATGCTAATGTACCACCATTGTTGTAAACTGATCCAGTTACTCCAGAGAATTTAGCTGAGCCACGGAAAGTAATATCCCAACGTGTTGGACTAGATGCTGGTGCTGATGTTTCAACCAAGAAACCACCATTTGCGCCAGTAAACAATGAATCCTGAATTTGAACAGGAGTATCAACTGTAGGGAATTGTTGTGGCGCATATTTAAATGCGCTTGATGTTATAGCAATTGCAGCATTTGCTTGCAATGTTAATGAAGTATCTGTTTCAACAGAAGAAACAATACCAATAAAAGTATCACCTGATGAATACAGTGCATTACCAGCTTGAATTTGCGACAAGAATGCTGTACCTGCGCCAGTTACTGTTGTTGGATTTGCTGATGTTGAAGTAGTCATTGTACCAGTACCATTATTATAAGTACAGTTCAATGTAATTGTACGGCTACCATTCGTTGCTTGAATATCATATACACCAAGTTGTGATTGGAAGTCAACGAAAAACGATGGGCGTCCATTTAATGTTGATACGTTTTCCCATTTAGTTGGCTGAAGACCATATTCAAAGTCGGTATCAATTAATGACTGTGGTTGAGAAACACGCATCTTTTGGACTGGGTCCATATATGTTTCTGCTGGCACAATCTCTTGAATTGTATCATCGTACACAAACTGCAACGAGTCAGTAGAAGACATCGTTGTTGTGTTGTAGTTTAAAGTAATTGTCGTTACACCATTGACAACAGTATATCCAGTTGCAGTTAAGTTAGGATCACTGAAGTTATAGATAACTTTGTTTTGTGTTACGTTGGTAATAAGAACAAGGTTTTCTCTTTGAATCGACTTCGGGATAATAACTACACGTGATGAAGGATTAAAGGTATAATATTGTTCAATCAGGACTTTCTTTGCCATTTGGGATGCTCCGTAAGGTATTCTTTATGTTATTTATATAATCCAGCGAACCTCTGGTTTAACTGGGAATGTTGGATTAACCTGAGGTCTAAGAAATAACTTTCTAACAGTATCTCTGTAATTTAACCAGTCCAAAGGATTTTCAATACATGATTGAACATCTGTTGTTGCTGCCCAATCAGATTCAGATAATAGTTTTCTTGCTTCATCTTTGCATTTTTGTTTTGCAAGTGATATTTTAATGTCATCTATGATTACTTCAATTTGTTCCCAGTTAAATGGTTGTGGTTGTGACCAATCAGGAATATTCCAATCGTCAACACCATTATGGAAACGAACATTTTCCATAAATTGTTCTTCATTGGTAACAATATTATTGAAATAAAATGGCACACCAACTTGTTCAGCAAGCTGTAAACATGCAGTAAAAACTTCCTCATTAGTATACATTATTGTATAATCTCCATAACAGTAAGGGTTGACGGAACCTGACATGTGTATGAACCCTGTCCATTACTTGTTCCTGTCCATGATGTACCAACCACACAAGATTTAGTTGACCAAGCATCAGCATGAACTGCACGAATTCTTAAATCTAAACTTGTTCCTGGATTAACATTATGATCATAGTATATCTGAGCAGTTCTATTTAAATGCATATTTGAGTTCATAGCATAAAAATATCCACCAAAATGCGCAGCTTGTTGACGATCAGATTGTGCAGGATAAACATCATAGTAAAATAAATTACCACCAGCACCAGAAAGGTTTAAACCAGTTTGTATTGGAGATGTTCCAAGTGTAAAATGACCACGAACTGAAAAATCTTGTGGATATGAACCAGATGCGCTAGTAGTAAACTGACCAGTCAATATTAATCTAGAAGTTTTATACTTCGGAGTAAATGACATAGTAACAACATCAACTGGTGTAGAAGATGAAGTACCAAAAGTAATGATACTTGAGTTTACTGCTGTTTTAGTTTGAACAACTGTACCAGATTGACCAGTTTGCGCATTGTTATTTAATGCATACTGTAATGGTGCTAGATCTGAATTTTGAACTTGTGGGGGATTAATCTGTGTTCCGTACCATGTTAATCCACCATCAAATGTGGTAAACTGAAACACATCCAGTTTAAATGGTAGATTCTGAAGAACTGGATATCTTGAATCAAGTGTACCATAGTTTGTTAGTAAACCAAGGGTATTACCTAGTGGTCCGCTGTTTGGCCAAGTAAGATAAGATGGCCATGCGCCAATTACTCTATTGCCTAAGATATCTTGTTGTAGATAAACAGTTACTGTAAATGCACCTGCGCTTTTATCAGGCACATTAGTAAACGTGATAGTTGGGAAGTTAGAAGAGAGGGTAATATTATGCTGAGGATAATTGCAATCAATAACCAAAGTTTCATTTGTTCCATGAACCTTCGTTACATATGAAGTGGTGATTCTATTCGTAAAAATAGAACCACCAACTTTTAGATCACCTTTTACTCCAACATTAGTACCAAGGGAGACGTTATCTCCCTCAGCAACTATTTGGTTACCAACCTTTAAACCATTTTGAGGTAAAGTAAGTTGAGTAGTCATTCATATTACGCTTGGGCTTCAGTCCATGATAGACGACTGTAGATGTTAGAAGCAGTCGAAGTCATTTGTGTAGCCATAATTGTAACTACGTCAGGTCCATTTGGATAGTACATCTGGCAAGATGTACCATGGTTACCGTTCTTAGATTGTGTATCAGCAGAACCACCACCAAGAACAGAGTTACCTAAGTCACGAACTACGTTCAAGTCGATACCTGTTGTTGTGTAACTTGTTGAACCAATAGTACTTGGAGGGTTCAAGTAGAAACCACCAATTGTTTCACCACCTAACATTGTGTTAGCAGCACTGTAGATAAAGTATTGAGCCAACGAAGCACCAGTTTGGTTTAGCCAAGTGTAGTTGTTTTGTGGATAACCATTCAACACAACTTCAATCAACATAGAACCATTTGAGTAAACATCAAGACCACGAAGAACTAACTGCATACGGTTAATCAAATCACGTAGACCTTGAGCTGAACCACCTTGTCCGTTGTTAATCATTGGAGCAACACGGATACCCATAATTGCGTTTCTTGTGTATTGAGTACCACTAATACCGAAAGCAGCAGTAGAACCACGTGTAAACACGAATGATTTATCGTCATCGAAACGACCATCCATAATCACAGAAGTACCCCAGTGTTGGATAGTACTTGCTGATTGTGGAGCATGTAGAGATATTTGAATCGGACGACTAGCACTATATGTATGTGTCACTGGAGGAGTTTGAGCCATCGCAGAGAAATATACAGTTGAAGCTGAGATGCTGTTAGTAATAGCACGTGACAATGTAATTGTTGTACCACTAATATCAGTTACAAAAGTGCTATGTGGAATTTGGCCAATAGTACCAGTATAAACCATCATACCTTTCTGTATGTTAGAAGCAGAAGAAACTGTTATTTGAGTAGCACCCTGTGTAGCAGTAACTGTTTGTGAAGAACCAGACTGTCCACGAGTACAACCAGTAAAGGAAGTAGTAGTAGTACCAGTATAGTTAAAGTATTCAAACACACCAGAAGAAGAACCAGTTGTACCGTGAATTAATGCAGTACCAACTGATGGGAATCCTGTTGTACTTGATACGTTAATTGTAGTATCAGCTTGGTTAACAGTAGAAGTGATTTGAGTATACACAGGAGTAGTGTTAGACTCATAACGAGCTGGTAAGTTACCAGAACGCATCCATGCTTCTTGGTTTTGGTTGTTGTTAATAACTTTATGGCAGTAAATTACGTTACCGTCTTGAGTACGAACACCCCAACGAATGAAACCAGCACCATACCAGCTGAAGTCCATATAGAACATCTGCATCTTGGCTGGATCCATAATATAACCTGATGGACCTGTACCGTCTAAACGATCTAAGTTCCACTGAGATTGTGGGATTCTTGTGTCAACACGTTTGCTAATAACAGCACGAGTTACGTTTGACTCACCACGGAACTGAGGAGCAATGTGGAATTCAGTATCAGAAACAATTTCCATTACTTTATAAGTTGCGCCACGAATTACAACAAAGTCACCAACAACTAATTGCTTAGAGAACAGAGTATTGATTGAACCAGCACCAGTTGGGTTAGTAATTGCTGTTGAAGAAACGACATAATCGTTTGCGTTAATTGCACCATAACCAGCTAATTGTGTTGTAGAAGAACGGCGAACAATCCATTGAGTTTGACCATCATGTTCAAAGAAAATACCGTTTTGATCATCGTACAAACCGCAACGATTAACGTGACCATACCATCCGTCAACAGTTAATGATGGAGTACCAGAAGCTGGTGAGTTCATACCAGTTGTTGTAGCGGTATATGTGAAGCGATAGTTATCAATAACTGAGGTAACTGTAAAATTGCTAACTGCGCCAGTTGCGATATTGATTGTTGAGTTGTAACCAGATTCGTTACATCCAAGAACTCTAACAGTTGCGCCTGGAAGAATACCGTGTGGATATTTTGTAGAAACAGTTACTGTAGAACCAGAAGCAGTAATTTGTTCAACATATAACTGTGACTTCAATGAAGTACCAGTAGAGATCTGAACACCTTTACCTGATTGGTAACGGAAGTAACGACGAGTTTGGCGTACTAACTGTTGATTGTGGAAAGCATTGTTTGTTGAGAAGTGAACACCACCATCAAACGCACGATGCTTAGAAGTACCTGTAGGTATTACCATCAAATTATCAGCACTGAATGTACCAGCTGTACCAGTTGCTGAATCAGTATAGTAAGTAAAGATATATGGGGATGTAACACCAGTAACACAATGAGTACCATATGTTGATGTTGCAACACCAGCTACTGTTGTACTAGAGTTTTGATCGTTACGAACAGCAACCCAGTTACCGATTTCTAAGTTATGTGGCTTAGAACATGTAATTGTAACAACTTGACCAGAAACAGAAGCAGTAATTGTACCACCAAAACCACCATTGCTGAATAATGGTGCATCATAAATTAGAGTTGGATAATCAGCATCTAATAGAGATGTTGATGGAGAAGCACCAGTTGTCCATGCTTCACGAGCACGGTAAGTAATTGTGTTACTTGACAACGCTTCAATAATGAAGAAACCATCAGCTGGACCCCATGTTGTATCTGTAACATAGATAAATTGACCGATTGCGAAACCAGTTGCAGAAGCAAGAGCTACTTGAATAAAGCGAGAGTTGTTTGTCGCTGTAATTGAAGAGATTGTTGTTTGCGTACCTTGGTTACGACCCAATAATGGAAGACCAAGATAAACATATGGACCCATTTTATTATTGATTGTAGATAGTTGTTCCCACTTTGTAGGTTGGAGACCATATTCAAAGTCAGTATCGACTAGAGCCTGTGGTTGGCTGATACGTAATTTGCCTACTGGGTCAAGCTGAGTTTCAGCAGGACGAGTAGCAATTTCATATTCATCAACAATAATTTGCAACTTATCTGTGTTGCTCATTGATGTTGTGTTATAGTTTAATGTAATTTCAGTCCAAGTGTCATTGTTCGAACCAGCAAGACCCAAACTTGTGTTTGTTACGTAGCTGTTTGCATTAATGATAGTACCGCCTGCGCCTTGCGATGCGTTACCGACGAAATTAGCAAAACCAGTTGCTTTTAAATTAGGATCACTGAAGTTGTAGATAACAGTGTTTGTTGTTACGTTCGTAATAAGCAGCAATTGTTCTCTTTTAAGAGGACGACGAATCGTGATCTTACGAGTTGATGCATTAAACGAGTAGTATTGGTCAGGTAGGACATTTCTTGCCATTTTAATTGTCTCCGTTAATTATTGGTCCAAGTTCTTTTATTTAGTCATTTATGAAAGCACCACAGGAACTGCTCTAAAAACATTCCTAGTGACTGTATCGGTTGTATTGATATATGTACCGAGTAATCTTCCGTAAAATCTTTGCGTTGTCAATGGTGCATCGGCAAATGTAATTACATTACTGGACACTGTGTAATTTCCACTTGGTACAACATCCATCTCTTGTGGAAATATGTATTGTTCATATGTGTTTATAACATATGGTGTTAAAATCATATTACCCAAGGTGATCAATAATGCATGAGGACTATCAACTGTTACTGCACTAAAATTTGAAGTCAAGTTGAATGTCTTTGTTGTATTATCAAACGAATTCGTTAAGTCATCTAAAACTGTAACAGTAGCTGCGTTTCTAAGATTGATCAAATTCTGATCGATCTCCGCATTCGTCAGGGGTGCACTTTTAGTAGTGTCCCCTGAGTTACTCAGCGTACGTAATGTTAGTGCACTAGCCACATCAACTCCCTATATTAAGGTGCGTTGATTGTGATAGTCCAAGTAATTGCTAATGTGTCAGCTGGGTCTTTGTTAACAACTGAGAAAGTTGTACGGCAAAGCATTGTGCCACCAGATGAAGCATTGAAAATACCAGCTTCGTAAATACCAGTTGAACTCGCTGGGTTATTTGGTAGGAATGTGCCAACATAAGTAACCACGTTAGATGCACTGCTTGCTGCTGGAGAAAACACAACACGAGTTCCAACTTCTGAGCCAAGTGCTGTATCACCAGCTGCTGCAGCAGTAGAACCAGTACCAATAGCCATGTGAGTCATAGCAGCTGGACTGTTTGATGTTGTTTTCAACATAGAAGCAGCAATAAAGTTTTTACCTGTATCAACTACCAAGTTATTAACATTTTGCTCTTGTTTAACTGTACCGTCTGGGGCAACAACTTGAATTTTCAAGCGTCCAACAGCACTCATATCTTCGTAAATCATTCTTTTTTTCTCCTTAGATCTAGAGTAGGAATCAAAATTCTACTGGTTTATTTATAATCTTCAAAATGTTGAGGTTGTTACACCATCCGCTGTGTAATCCTCGAGGAAATATGGCGAAGTATCTATAACATACGCACCACTATTAAAATTTCTCACAGAGCCAGAATCATTTGACTTTGGATTCTCTGTTATACCTTTATTTAGTCGTTTTGTTGCAGTATCTACAGGATTCAACAATTCAGTTGTATATGGATCATAATATTGAGCAATATCATATCCTGGATTAAATTCATTAAAATCGCTCCAAATTCTGGTGCTATACGATCCAGGTTTACGATTCCACTGTCTTGATGTTGAATCAGAATATGATGCATTGTCGAATTTTATAGTCTTCATATAACCATATGTCAACAATGTTTCATCGTATGATAAAATCTCATATGTATCCAACCAGAAAGTTGATGTAGAGTTACCAACTTGGGCAATACTTAAACTCTTTCCGATTGTTTGTGATGCCAATAATGTATGAGGGAATCCTTTAGTTGGTAAGAATTGGATTGTTTCTCCAAGTAAAATTGCTTCAGATTTCTTAGGCTGAATTTTCTTAGTTATAGTCTCAACTGGGAAAATAATCTCATAACTACTTGCTGGTAAAATCTGAACCAAATCTTGTTCAATAGTTATCTCATTAAAGTCTGACCAAATTGATTGTGGTTTACCAGCTGCTTTGCCATACTGTTTAGATGCCAATTCAGCAAGAGCCAGTGATTCAGATTTTGTGCCTTTACTTAATAATTTCTGAACCAACTCAACACTCTTAACAATTTCAGGTGATGTTCTCTTAAATGACGCAACTCTTGTTAACACATCAACTGCTTGGATAATTTCAGTTTTATATGGTGTGGTAAACAAGTCTGAGAATTCAGAATAGATAAAATCGTCTAGATATTTGTTAAAGATTGGCAGAGCAAATGCGCTGTTATCTGAACCGATAGATCCGAATACTTGTACTGTTTCATCAAAGTTTGTAAGTTCAAGACCTGTGTCAAGCCATCTATTTACTGGATCAAAACCAGCCTGTTTGCTGAAGTTGAATCCCTTAGCATCGTTTACTGTTGACTTGTCAATTTTGTAGCTTGGATATTGACTTTGTAAACTTTCATCTATTAAAGAAAAGAACGCAATGTATTCTGGATTGTAAATTAAATGGTCATTAACAGTTGTATTACCAACAGTTGGTTTTGTAATTAGTTTCGGGAATGTCTCAGGAGTAGTAATTATATCTGTTCTTGGTTTTCCGAACGATTTGGTACTTGTTTCTGTCCAAGAAATAATTTCTGTAACATAGTCTTGTGGATATACCTGGACCAAGTCTTGAATAAAATATACTTCTTCATCAAATGTATTCCAAATATTCTGAACAATACCAGCTTTCTTGTTAAACTGATTTGTTCGTACATCAACCGATCTGTTAATATCAGTTGTAGAATCCGTACCACGATAATAGTATTGAGCAAGTTCGGTTGCTAATTCCAATTCAACAAAATCTTGCCATGTACTGTATACTGATTTAACATTACCAGCTGCTTTAGTAATAAAGAATGGGTGAATAAGATCAGCTGACTTAGCAATATCAGAATTTGTTCTCAACAACGTAAAGAATACGCTACCATTTTTAGACAATAACAATGAATCAGCAACATGGATTGTTTCAGCAAATGTTCTTGTTGAGTTAAACACTCTTGAAAAGATATCACTAGATAACGCAGAGTCAGAGCCATACTGAGATGGAGTAAACAAATCTTCGCTAACTGTAAAACTTTCAAAATAATCTAAAAACTTAACATCTGGAAATACTTGGTTTCCTATATCACTAATACCACCGAATGTAACAACTGTATCATCAAACGATGTTAACTCCATTCCTGTGTCAACATACTTACGTATTGGACCTGTGCCAAGAATTACTTTAGATATGAATGCACCTTTACTATCACTGACTGTTGACTTGTCAATTTTGTAATTTGGATACTGTCCCTGTAAACTTTCATCAATTAATGACAAGTAAGGAATATACTCAGGATTATATGTTAGGTGATCATTAAGAGTTGTATTACCAACACCACTCTTAGTAATTGTTTTAGGGAATGTCTCAGCAGCATTGAGTGTTTCAGCAAATGGTTTCGCTAAACTTATTTCAGTTTTATGTGTAAGTGTAGCGTAGTCTGTAGTTGTTGTGAATCCAAAACCTGTTTGAACCAAATCTTGATCAACTGTTGCTGCGAATGTTAAATCGTTATAATCTGTCCAAACATAATTGAGGTTTACAACTTTCTTACTAAAAGTTTTAGGTAATGTTTCACCAAGTTGAATTAACTCATAACGACCTTCATATGATAATTCAATGTCTGACAGAACAGCAAGAGATGTTTCATCATAAGATCTCCAACTTCTATTAGCGTATGCGCCAGCAGAAACATTATACTTTTTTGCGAATGTTTGTGTTACACCAGCAGTATCTTCTTTTGGTTTTGATAGACTCTTAGGAATTATATCAGCAAGACTTACTGCATCGCGATTACGTTTTGTAAATCCAACAGTTGCTATTGAAGTAGTACCAATAACAGAAATCGTTTCTGGTGTTGATTTTGTCAAGTTTAATGACAAGTCTTGGTCTAAACCATTACCACTTCCGAATGATAGATCAGCGAAGTCAGTCCACCAGCCTTGCGCATAATAGTATTGTGTCGCATTCTTAGAAACTGTTTTACCAACAGCATCACTATATTTTGCTGTATCGCCTGATGCTGTTGGGTTTAATGTAAATAATAAATCTTGACCAACAACATTTCGTTTGGTTTCATAACTCTTTGGTCCAACATCAACAGTTACTGATGATGGATATGTATATGTTCTAGCATCATACTGTACCAAATCTTGGTCAGCTGTTGTGCCAAAAGTTAATTGGGCATGGTCAGTAAAATATGCACTTTGTGTATTTGTTCTAGATGGTGTACCAGTAATATTCGTTATGAATAAAATTTTACCATCGCCAAATGTCGCTGCAACTTGGAATGAACAGTCAGTACCAATTCCTGTAGCTACTGAAAAATACTGGTAAGTAGATGAATACTTTGTACCAGTGTTTAGTATTGTAACATTATAAGTTGGTGTGCCAGAAGGAACAGATGGCTGAACAACTTCAATTAATGCTGTTGCGTTTACACCACCAGTATCGCTGTAGAATTCATTCGTATAGAATATATCATTGAAGTCATTAAATACGTTTGGTTTAAAATCACCAACAGTTCTTGAAATAGTTTTAGGGAATGTGTCAGCAGCAGGAACAGTATCCGCTGGTAATCTTCTGTAAGTTACAGTTTTCGCAAAGGTATCAGCTGCTAATGCTCTTTCTGAATCAGCAGTATATGATGATGCGTATGATAGGTATTGGTCTTGATCAAATACAGCTGTAGTTGCGAAATTTGGATCAGTTGATATTACTGAAGAACTTTCGGCGAATGTTAAGTCAGCATAATCTGTCCAAATAGAATTGTTATAGTATGTTAAAGTTTTGTTTGCAACTTTAGTTACATATTTTGCTGGTGAGTCAACTGGCTGTATAAAATCAACCCACTGAGAACCATAGTACTGGCATAATTCAACAGATACATATATGTCGTTGAAATCGTACCAGCGACTTTGGGCACTACCAGCAGTTTTAGATACTGTTTTAGGGAATGTCTCTGCTATCGCAGTAGTGTCATTGAACTGACGAATAAAGGAAACAAGTTTTCTAAACTGATCGTATACTTTAGATATGTTGGTTGGGTTGTGTCCAGGCGTAACTTCTGGATGGGTAAATCCAAAAGAAAATCGATCATTACCTTGTAAAGTATCAGCAAGTTTCTTAGCAAAATACTTGGCAGTAATTTGATCAACTGCTCTTGATATGTCAGCTGGTCTTCTTCTTGCTGTTAATACCTTACTGAATACATCTGTTGCTCTTGATGTGTCAGCTTTAGTTCTGTTATAAGAAACAACTCTTAAGAATACTTCTTGTGCTTTTGCTACATCAGCAGGTAATCTTCTGAATGTTACAACCTTACTGAATACATCAGTTGCTTTTTGTATTTCTGCTGGCGATCTTCTAGCAACCCATGCTCTTGTTAATGTATCAGTTGCTCTTGGTACATCAAAGAATGATCTTCTGTAATACTTAACAGTTGCAATAACATCAACAGAGTGTGTTGATGTAGCTGTTGAGTTTAAAGATTTATTAAATGAAACAAGTCGTGAGAATGAATCAGATGTGCGAGCAGTATCTGTTTTATTTGGACGGATGGCTTTAGCTGCTGCATCAACTGCTCTGTTCGTTTCAGCAAATGTGCCTTTACCAATATATTTTGCTTTTGTATCAGTAAACGATGTTGTGTCATTCTTCGTTCTGTTAAACGAAACAACTTTACTAAAATTCTCAGCTAATGAGATTGCTTCGTTCTTAGGTCTATTGAATGTTACAACCTTGCGGAATGTATCAATAGTAGATTCGCTATCGCTGAATACTTTATGATATGATGCAACTCTTAAAACAGAATCAGCAGCAAGAGGTGTTTCTGTTCTTGGCTTACTTACTGTTTTCTTTCTACTCTCAACCAATGATGTAGTATCAGGAACAGATCTTACGAAGGAAACAATCTTAGAGAATGTATCGCCGATATGAGAAATGTCTAATCTAGAAGATGTGTTGTTCCAGTTTAGATTAGCATTATGTACGGCAGAAACAAAATCAATAATTCTCTTTGTCAACAACAATGTTCTGTTGTCGTTGGCTTTGAAGATTTCACTGGCAACTTTGCCGAAGTTTACTTTCTTTAAATCAGAGAAACTGACAGTTTGAGTTGATGGAGATTTAGATACCTGTTTAAAACGCGAATCAGCAGCACTAGCAGTTTCAGTTTTTGGTTTTGTTACACTTAATGCTTTTACATCTGCTGAAGAAAGTAATTCTGCTGGTAGTCTCTTAAAGGAAACAACTTTAGAAAAATTCTCAGCAAATTTGACAGTATCGTTTTTAGTTTTCTGAACACTCTTAACAGCAACATCAGTACCACGTGATGTGTCTGATTTAACTTTACCAATTAACTTGGTTCTAGTATCAGATAGGGAAAGGGTATCGTTCTTTGTTTTGTGGTAACTAACAACACGAACAACTGTTTCGTTAAGTGTAACGATTTGTTGATAGACTTTACCAAGACGTTTAGTGGAGATTGCGTCACTAGCATGGGCAGTTTGAATAGCTGCCTTTGTAGTTTTAAGAGTTGCCTTATCGACTGCGTGTCCAGATTCGATAAGACTTAGGATATGACTTAGTGCGTCGTAAACAACACTTAGTTTTGCTGCGCCAACAACTGCTTGAGCCATTGCTGCTCGAACAGCTTCTGCTGGCATAGCAACAACTTTTTTAACTTGATTGCGAATATCCTGTGCGGATATTGCTTTGTTTTCAGAAAGTGATGATGCCTTAACCTTTACAGGTTGATTCAATTTATCATTGTTATTTGAACCTTTGGCAGATGGCATTTTGATTTGACATTAATTCTGTAACCTTGTATAATTACAGTGTTGGGTTTCTAGTTATCAAACCAATATTTATACTTGCGTAATCTGCGGTGATACGATTATTACACCCTCAACTGGTCTGGTTCTGAAATTAGATGTATCAACCATTTCAATATCATATAGATATCTTCCTGATTTTAATGCACCTGTTTGTGCTGCGCTCAAAGATAATACCACTTGACCAGTAGCTGGAAGTGGAATTGTGCATGTAAATGTAGTTGCAGTTGAAGAAGCAAAAGACTTTCTTAATTGGGATGTAAACGAATACCCAGTCAAATTCAATGGCGTAATTCCATTGTCAGCATACAATGTGATTCCAGTTTGGAAGTCGGCTCCCTGATCAATATACAGTGTTTGAACTAATGCCATTTATTTTTTCTCTATTAAGTATCTAAGTAGATTTTTGATCTCAGCGATATCTTCTTTCATCGATTCAACTTCTTGTTCCAATGTCATTACTTGTTGACGTTTTGCCTCATTAACAGAACGCTGGACAAGATATGCTTGATACGCATTATCATCATTATTTAGCACCACACCTGTCGCAAGGTTTTTTGTCAGGTGGGGTTCATCAGTTGGTACAATCTTATCCATTATGCAGTTGCAATAATACGAAGATCTTTAATCTTTGGTACGTACGCAGGATTACGAGATCTCATTGTAATTTTAATAATAGCAGTATTGAACGGATCTAAGTTATCAACTGTAAACGAATGATCAATATACTCAGATGGATCATCAGTCGTTGTCAACTGTCCCTTACCAACAGCAAGAGGATAGATACCACCATAAGTACTGCTATCACCACCAATCGAAGTATCTGGTAAGATACGGAAATATGATTTATCTTCAATAGATGCTTGATTCTTTTGGTTTACGTCAGTTAGAGTATGATTCTCTTGAACCGAAGTTGCTGAGATATTAATCGCAGCATAGCCAGAAGTTCCTTTTTCAGTTTCAACCGCAGCAGTATATGAAGTTGCTAGTTTGATAGATGTTGTAGAAGCGAAGATAGCATAATATACAGTACCAGATTTTAAGTTGGTAATGACATTAGACTGAGCATTATACAACACAGCCGAACCAGTGTTCAAGTTATGTGCAATCGGGAAGTAGATAATATCATTTGTGCTATCTACACCATATGGGTTTGTACTAGCATTGTATTCATTAGACTGGAACTGTAGAGCAGAAGTTGATACAGCATTACCACCATTAGTTATCTTAGCATATACCTCAACTTCAGAAGCTGGAGGTGTAGTAAATGATAACAAGTTAGTCGCAGTTCTTGATGACAATGTTGGAACAACATCAGCTGTTACAGCTTGATTCAACTCAATCGTTGGGTTGAAGAAGGTAATAACAGAGTTGTTACTGTTAAAGTAGAAGAAGTTTGAGTAACCAATTGTTGAAATTTCATCAAGAGGTGACAGCTTCTCAACTGTAATAGATTTAGCATCTGTGTTAACACGAAGAACACGACGAACTGTCATTGGTGCCCAAACGTAAGTAGCATCATTGTTAGCATAGTTAAGAATGTAACAATACATACCTTGCTTAATGTTTGTCAAGTCATCCACGAAGAATGTCATTGTGTTTGTTGTTGGGTCAATACCGCTTCGGACACCATTAAACAACGCAACAGGAACTGCTGTTGTTGCTTCAACGAAAGCACCACTTGAATATGTACCAACTTTCTTAGTGAAGTAAGTATTCTTAGGTGCTTTAACAACATATGTATTAGAAGGAATTGGTGTTCCTGAACCACTAGTATTATTATATGTTACATAATCGCCTACGTCAATTTGTTGAGTCTTATTCTGACCAGAGATATCGAAGCCAGTGAAGAAGTAAACAGTACCACTCGATGAAGAAGGAATAATAACTTTAATCGCTTTGTCGAATGTTACGTTTGTGCTAGAGATACCATTAACACGTGTACCTGTTTGGATACCTGGACCATAAACATACATACCATCAACAATACCAGTTACTGATTGGAAACCAATTGTAGTTGTACCGATTGCGTAAGTTGTTGTAATAGCAGTACGTTGAGTAACCACATCTGGGTGCTCAGAAGTACGTGATCCAGATTTGATTTTAATTGGCAACGTAATAGATGGAGTTGACTTATCAATACCCATGTTTGATGGTACAGAAGCAGCGAACTGAATCTTTAACAGCTTAGATGTATTTTTAAACTGCAGTTTACGAGTAATATATCCCATCTGCGCACCACCTTGCTTGTTCTCATATTCTGAGAAGAAGATTTGTGATCCATCAAACCCACCAGTTGCTGAGTAGTAGTTACTATTCGGACTCTTAGTTGTTACTGGATCATCAATACGGTTTTGTGTGGCAGCAAGAACAACACGATCAATATCAACCATAGGAGAAACGAATTTACTCTTAGTCTGTAACTGTAGTCTTAACTCTAATGAATTTGCTCTGTCTAAAACATCAATTTCATTTTGTTTGTTTAAGATTACACGTTGACTTGGGAAGTAATTATTATCATTAAGAATAATATCATTCCAAGTATTGTCTTTCGTAAATGGAGTTTCTGATCCAGTTGGACTTCTTCCTGATGTTGTTTTAATTTGACCAGTAACAGTAGTTGCTTCCAAATTCATCATAGCTACTGATGGGTGAAGAACTGTATATAACGCATTCATAGATGCATACATTTGATCACCACCAAACTGACCAGATCCTGTTGCTAAGCGAGCAGAACCACTGGTATCATACAATCTAATACTGTATAAATCATGGCTGTAAACTTTATATACTTTGTGTTTTACAATTGTTCCAGTTGTAACATATGCAGCTGTTTTAATATCATACTGTGTTTCAGTATGAGTGCCTGTATTAAATAAAGCATTAGTAAAACCAAATGATTCAGAACCAGTTACATTTTGATATGTAACATAAGCACCAGCGATCATACCATGGTTTGGTTGACGAACAATAATTTCGCTCTTACCTAATGTACAACGGAATGGGTTTAATGCCAATTTTGTAAACTTAGATTGTCTACCAGAATTGGATAATGGTTTAATATCTTTCGGTTTCAAATAGATGAAACTTTCGCCAACAGTTGTTCCTAAAGCATCAACAGTTGTTCCGCTTGATGTTGTATTAAAGATAGCACGATAGATAACCATCTTCAAATCTTGGGTCGATGATTCGCTCCAAGTAGCAGAGTTTTGCGATCTAAACATAGATCCAGTAGCAGGATTCTTTAATACTTTTCCAAGTTTGTTGTTACTAATATCTGTTTTCTCAAGCGTAGCTGTATAAACTGAGTATGTTGGACTTAATGTTGACAATACAACACAATACATTTCGCCTTCTTTAACATATACTGGCGCATCAAACCTTACTCTTGTACCAACAGTACCAGTTGTAGATGTAAGAATCTGTGATGGGTACAGATATTTCTGTCCGAATGGTAGAGTTGTTGTAGTTGGGTAACCATTTTGCGTAGTGCGAATCTCAACAGCGATTGGAGCGATTGGATCTTTATTGGCAAAGAAAAGTTCAACATCAGTAACAAACGATCCTTGACTTGCATCAGCCATAGATGCAGCTGAAGAAACAATAAATGTTTGCGCCAACGGATCTTGTGATTGTGGAGGAGGTGGATCTGGAACATATGATGTTGATGTACTAGAAGCCAGCGTTTGTGTATATGAACGATCGCGAGTTACGTCGCCAACACCAACAGAAGCATTTCTTACGCCAACCACACCACCGCCACCAGCATCAATAATACCAACAGCAGAATAAACTGCATCAGCATAACATGTTCTATCTACAATACCAGCCGATGATGCTGTATTTGTTATAGTATCTTGTAAAGAGAATGTTCTCTTACCAGTTAAGAATTTTGGTGATGATTTATTGTTGATTGTTTGACCACTAGTAATCAACCATGTACCAGCAACACGACCAGTACCAGAAGTAATTAAATTACCTGGAGATGGTGCTTCAAAGTGACTAGATGCACGCAATGTTAATGTTAATACTCCACCATTTAATTTGTCACGTTTAATTGTACCAGATATCTGTTCACCTGCTTTAAATGTTCCACGAATATTTAAAACGTGTAAGCAATCAATAGAACCATCTGCGTTACCATTTTGTGTAGAAGTTGATTGTTCATGTAGAATAACAATAGCAGTTGCACCAGAAACCATTCCTTTAATTACTTCACCTTTTGTGAATGCTTGAACTTCAGAATTCTTAGGAATAAGGTTTGTACCAACATCACCAAGAATAGTACTAGTTCCTGTCGTTACGATACTTGATGGTTGAATTACAGTTCCATTAAACACACTAGTAAATGAAGTAGTATAATTAAAATCACTGTTTGCTAAAGAACCAATAAATGTTCTTTCATAGTTAGAAGTAGATCCAGAAAACACATCATCAGTGTTGAATGTTAACCAAACATTTCGTTCAGTTGCTGACTTACCAAATTGGAATGGAACTTCTGAGTAATCAAATCCGCGAGCAGCAAGATATAGTCTAGATGCTTGAGTACAATAATCAGTTACGTTTGTTGTATCACAGAATGCATAAACTCTTGAACCACCCTTCAATCCATTCGCTACGAATGTTACTGGACGTGAACGAATATATGACTGTGATTGACGAGCAGTTAAGCGACCATTAATTTGTGTAAGTCCAACACTTTCATTTAATGAAGTTGTTTTACCTTTTGCGCTCTCACTAACTTGTTGAGTTGTAACAGAAGTAGATGAGTAGTATGTACCAGCACCACTTCTCCATGAACTATTGCTAACAGTAGTTACTGGGCGACCGAAACCACTAACTTGCCATTGATTCCAGATTGTGCCAAAATCAATACCAAGCGCATCCGCTTGAGCAGCAACGCTGTCGTATGTTCCATTTTCATTAATAACAAGTTCTTGAGGAATATCTGTTTCAACCCATGTATCGCCAGAAGGGAATAGTGTAACAGTACCAGAAGAAGAACCAGTTAACAGAGCTGTAACTTGGACAGATTCTGTTGCATATGGTTGTTCCATAATGATAAGATCATTGTTCTCACGAATTAGTGTTTCTTTTCTGAACAATTCTACAGAAGTTGCATTAGCACCTTTGTCAATAATTGTTTGAATTTCATTTTTATTTTTATAGAAGTACTCTGGTCCAGCATAGTATGGTAAAGTTGCGATATTGCCTGGATGAATTCTATAATTATATGTGTTGCGTTCAACAACAGATTGAGCAACCTCAACCATATCTACACCAACTGTATAGAAAGCTGGACGTAAATTATTTTCTAAAATATCAATTGAACATTCGTAGTCAGGATTTGATACGTCACCAACTTTATGTCCTGTGAAGTTATCAACAACGAAACCATTCTTGAATCTATCTAAACCATCTTGGTCTTTAATTGAGAAGGTTGCTGTTGATCGCTCTAATGAATTTAATACGGTAGCATCTTCCAAGTTAGCAATACGTTTCTCTAACTTAGCAATATCTTTCATTGTGTAACGCTTGTTATCGATTGGCTTGATAAAGACGTTGCTTGAATTTACTTTGTATGTATATGGCTTGTATTCAACATCGAACAACTCCATAACATCATCAGGTAATTCTGGATATTGCGGATTTTCTGAAGATACACCTTGGATAACAACAAACTGTCCTGATTTGTTTAAAACAATTTTATCTTTGCGTGGCAAATAGTAAGCGAAGTCGCATTGGAAACCATATTTTTGTTGCGGTAAAGCAGTTAAAGAAGCTGTACCACCATCAAATGTACCACCATCGTTTACACGTGGACGATAATCAAGCACATCGCGTAAACTTATTGTTCTACCAGTAACTTTACTGAAGTAGTTTGGAATTTCTTCATACAATAGATCTGGGTATGAGTCAGCTGAGAAGTAGTCACCACCACTGTGTTCAAAATATTCATAAGTAATACGGATTGGACCAGATGGGAAAGCCACTGATTTACTCTTGATTAGTCGTGCAAGATCATAGTGAGTATCACGTTGACCATTGTCAAACTCATAGTTTGTTGTAATATCAACACCAGTTCCAGTAATTTGACCAGAAATATCATTACCGAAAATAACATTCGGGAACATTTCAATTTTAAGAATACGATATACGTCAGCTTTGTTAATTTTAATTGTATCTAATTCAATATTCTGCTGAATTGTAATATCTTGAGAAGCAGAAACAAGAGATTTAACTTTCTCTTTAGCATTAGTCAAACGCTTTAGTGTTGGAATAAACACACTGTAAGAATCGTTTTGTAAATATGCTAAACTATTTGTACGACTTGCTGATGCATTTAAACGAATTGACGCTGTTGTCAATGTGTTTAATGTAATATCGTATGGGTTTACCAACTCACCAGTTGTGTTGTTAATAACAACATAAGCAGCAACATCGGTAATACGAATTTGATCAGGTTCAACTGAAGACACATTTAATGTAACATATGTTCCATCTGAGGAACCACCAGTAACAACTGCCTTTTCCAGAGTTGTATATGTTGTATTATTGTCTTGAAGAGTTTCGCCACCACGAATAGTCAACACATCTTTCTTAGGCATGTCGAATATTGAATCACCATCTTCAGGTTTCTGGAATACACAATCTGCTCTATATAATGGACCAGAAATATTATATGTACTGAAACGTGTTACTAATGCGCCTCTATCGGATCCTTGAAGATCGCGAACAAAGAAGAACTGAGATGGCACATTTGGGAACCAAACCATATCACCAGCAGTTAACTGGGTTGAAGAAAGCCATTTAGTACCAAAACCAGTCATTGTTGCAGCAATATTTCCACTTGTTGCGATTGTAGCTGTACCAACTTGTGTTGAGTTATATGTTTGTGGGATTACTAGAGCACGGAAACACTGTGGATCACCACCAGCAGAAGTTGAACCAACGCTTAATGGTGTACCAATAACACGAACTTTACGGAAATCTTTACCTGGATCCATTTGGACATCCATTAAAGATATTTTAGCAGTTGCTCTACCACCAATTGGCTGAGCACCTTCTACATAACGTAGACGAGCAGTACCAATTTTAGATGTTGGTAGGAAATACGCAGCATCATTTGATGAGCCACCAGAGTTATCTGTCCAGGATTGCATACTGTTTGTAAATACAGTCGTTGTAACTGTGTTCGCAAGAATCTTTGCAACAGTATATTCATTAACACCTGTTGATGATGTTTGATGCGCAACAATACCATATGTCAATTTGGCTGACATATATCCCCATGAACCAACAGTACCAGAACTATCAGCTGATGCTGTTAAATACGGCATACTTTGTGAAGCATTTGGTGGAGTATCAACTGAATATAAGTCAACAATTTGGAAACCATCAATATCTGGAACACCAAAAGGAATTACATCGATAAGGTTACCAACAGAAACTGGAACACCAGTATTTTTAATTTTGTTATATGATCTTGCTTTTGGTGCTTCAACATATCTAACACCATTTACAGCAAATTCAAATCCTTTGATATATGCTTTACCATTTTTTAAACCAAATGCAATTTTTTCAGTATCTCCACCTTCAGACTCTGAATAGATACCATAATTATATGTGGCTTGTGGTGTAAATCTCCAGCGAACACCACCATCACTAACAGCACCAGAAACGTGCGTTGGGGCAGATGTACCAGAAACACCTGAATCTAAACAGATGTAGAAATTTGTTTTACCAGAAGATGGGCTTACATAATAAACTGTATCGCCTTTACCGTATGCCGTTGTTCCTGTCCAAACACCTTGGTCTGAGTTACGATGTTGACGCATTTCAATTTCAAAATCGCGAACAGTATAATCACCATTGGTATCATATGTTCTGCGAGCAAGTACTTTTTCTAATTCAGCAAGACTTGAACCTTGCGCTTCGAATTGTAAAATACCTCTTCTTAATGTAGAAAGAACAATAAAACTTTCGCTGGCATAGCCAACGTCTTTTTTCGTAAGAACTAAAACAACTCTGTAGCGATGAGCACCTGGAGCAGTATAGTTTGGTGTTCCAGTTGAATTGTCTAATAATGTTGTGTCTTGCTCTGGAGTTATGATGTTGTCAACAATATCTAAACCAACTGCAGTTGTTGGTGTATTTGTATATTTTGATAAACAAATTCTTTGTGAGTCAACTTTAACGAATGCGCCATTGACATAGAAAATACCAGTAGTGATGTTTGCGATATAAGAATCGTTTTGATAATCGCTTACGTTTTGAATTCTTACACGATATGATCCAGAAGCAGCTGTAATTACTTCACCAGTTCTTGGATTTGTATATGTTGGAGAAACATAATCTGTTGTTGTTACAACTGGATCTGTTTCGCTTGTTCCACCAGTAGATGTTGTTACAACGCTTGCCACTACATCAAATTTTAATACTTCATTTTGTGAGAAATATTCTTCTCCGTTAAAACCTTGTGAAACATATTTGATGTGGAAAAGTGGAGGATCACCAGCTGATGTAGATGGCTCACCCAAAACTAGAGTTGCTCTTACGCCAGTGGTTTCACCAGTAATTGTAATGTTATCTAATGCTTGGATGAATGTATCAAGATTAAATGATTTGTCAATTTCTAGTGGTTCTAGTTTAATTGAGTATGCTGTAATGAGTTTCAACTCTCCAGGGATAACTCTGGACTTATTTTTAAATACATAATCGCCAAGTCTTTGGACTTGTTTTTGTAAGATCGTCTGCGCTTGTGTTAATTCACGTGCCTGAACAGAATATCCAGGACGGAACAGGACACGCAGGAATTTCTTATCCTCATCATAATCGTCGTAATATGGCGATACGTTAAAATTCATTTAATTTTCTCCAGTGGTAATGTTCTATTTATCAAAATTCTAGAACAAATCTAAATTTTTCTTTTTCTGTGGATCTTGTAACAGCATTTCTATACTCAGCAAACACCACATTACCAGTATACTTTTGAACTGTTGGATAAGAAACACTATCCGAACCTGTATATTTAAGGGTATGTGTACCAACGCCAAGACCAGTTAAATCGATGTTTGTTTTAGCGATTGCGTTGGCATATGATGTTGCTAATCTAATTTCGTTTGCAGTTACACGAATAATGTAATAGGTATTTCCACTCACAAGAGTAGAACCTGTTGTTGGGATTGTTGTTCCACCACCATTTGTATATACTACTTGGTCGCCAGTAAGGAATGGGTGGGCATTGATAACAATAGTATCAGAAGCAATAACTACAACAGAACCAGACGCTGAATTAAATGTAGCATATGGACCAAGATACATTGTTGTAGATGAATCTGTTTTTGTTAATAAATTACCAGCGACTAATGGTGATTGTTCAACTAACTGTTCGGTTGAGCGGATAAAAGAAACATACCCTTTAACTACTGTGTCCGTAAATGTATGAGTAGAACCAATTCCAGCAGTAATTGAAATAGCAATATTACCTTGCGCATTAGCCAAAGATGATGCCAATTTAAAATTATCAGTATCAACTTTAATTACAAAATATGATGCGCCATTTGTAAGATTACCAATTGTAGTACCACCACCTGTTGAATAATTTACTGTATCTCCAGTAACTAATCCGTGACCAATAGCAGCAATTGCTTTGGTTGATGCGTTAACTGCTGTTGCTGCATTGATAGTAACAATATCAGCAACATATGAATTATCTTGTCTCTCAGCAACAACTGTTCCGATTGCGTTTGACAATCCGCTTGTTGGTGAAGTATATCTATCACCATATGCTACTGTACCTGTTACTGCGTTATATCTAAACTCAGTAAAATTTTTAAGTAAGGTATCAGTTGCAGCAGAAGTTGAATTATACTGTAGTGGATCTTCCAATAAACCTACTGATCTATATGTTAAATTAGTAACATATGTTCCTGATGTTGCGCCATATGCAGTTGGTGCATTACCACGTGTTGGAAAATATACATCAGTATTGATATTTGAAATTCTAGCGATCAAATAATTTGGATCGATTTCATTTGATACATTGTTACCAAACCCACCATATGGTGCAACAACTGCTCTAGCAGTTGCTGTAGTTGTTGGAGTTCCACCACCACTAATTGTTAGTGTCAAATATGTATAACCAGAACCAGCAGTAGTAACTGGGATATATGCTATTGAACCTGCAGAAAGAACTGGTGTACCAAGAACCAAACCAGTACCATCGCCTTTGACTGTTACAGTTGGTGTTGATGTATAACCAGCACCACGACTGAGCATAACAATTGAAATTACTTGCCCAGAAGCTACTTTTGTTGATATTAAATTCGAAGGAATTGGCGCATAAGAAGATGTTAAAAATTCTTCAGCATCTGCTGTTGTTAATGTGCCATAATATTTCCAGCGATATCCATCAGACAATGTTTGAATTTGGTCTGTTGTGAATGTTGGTTTTGTTGTTGATGGAATTGCGTAACCAGTTGTTATGCTACGATTATCTATGCAACGATACAGTTTATATGAACCACTATCATATACAAGAACAAGACTATTTGTTTTAGATAAAGATAAAGGTAATGTAGATGCGCCTGTTGTTGTTACGCCATTAACAGTGCCATCATAATCGTCTCTATACATATCATAATAGTTTCCGCTTACCCAATCATTTCTTTTATAAGAGAAAACTATATCAGAAGATGATACTTTCTTCATGCCAATAATTCCATCCCAAATTTGTTTCTCGCAAAGTTGGGAATCTGTTGGTGTTGGAGGTGCTGTATCGCTGTAACTTCCACCTGGATATGTTGACCAAGCTACTGGGTTACCAAAATAATAATAGAGTTTTTTAGCACCACTAACAATGCTGGAATAATATCCCTTTGCATTTTGTGCCTTTGATTCTTGTTTGATTATTGCATACTGTGCCATATTAGGTCGTCATCTCTGTTATGATTGCATTACTTGTATTATTTATAGTGCTTCCATTAAGAACTGTATTGCCAAGTTTCTCTACACCCGAATTAACTGTAAAATAATCAACCTCGCCAAATACAGCAAAACCAGCTGGATGAACCAGTTTATTGAAGTAAGGTTTCCAATTATCGTGCGAGTTAGCACCTCTGATTACATACGAATAGTCTTGGTAATAATGAGAGTCTTGCAATCTTGTTGTTGTATTTAATAAGTTTTTATCGCTTGCGTAGTTGTTACTTGATCCATTTTCTGTAGATTCTGTAATCGCAGAAGGAGCAGCAGAAGCAACAGCAGTAAACATACCAGAACGACCAACAGCTGTATATGCAGTATAACCTGATGGCTGCGCAGCTGTTACAGGAACTGACAATTTTCTATCTGTATAAAGTCTAAATTTATTAGATCCCATAATAGAAGCATAGTAGTAACCATCAGCAATATTTGGTGAGAACCCACTTATGTAAACCATATCTTGATTTACCATATGGTGCTCATCGCCTGTTGTCACAACAGATGTACCTTCTGATACTGCGATACTAGCAATAGTGAATGCTCTTCCAACAAGTGCTGTTGCTCCAGATGTTACGCCAGTAATTGTAGTACCAACTCCTGGAGTTGTGTTGCCCAGAGTAATTGGTGTTACCTGATTCCAGTTAATCTTAAAGTAGTGTCCTTCTTTGGACAGTAATGTTCCAACTTCTGATGTTCCAACTTTAATTGTTTCGCCCTGCACAAAAGTACCACTGATTGTATCAGACATAAACGAATATGGAACATATAATGTTCTTGATACATTGTGAACACCACCATCCATAATTTCAAAACCAGTAATCGAACCTACTTGATTTGTTATTGGATATATGTCAGCACCAGAACCTGAACGCTGACCAGCTGTTTTAATTGTAACAGTTGGAACTTTTCTATAATGACCTGGAGATGTTAGCACAACTTGGTCAAGATATCCTGTTTCTGTTTGTAGATTTGATCCATATGTGATTGTAAATTCTTCAATACCTGTTCCTGTTACACCTGGATTTAATGTCGCAGCATAATTTGGTTGAGTTGAATATGGAATTAATTCAGCAATTTCAGAAGCTGTATCAAAATCTGTTCTTGTAAAATACTGTGAACCAGTTCCTCTAGCAGTAATATTGATAGGATTGTTGTTTATCGCATCAATAAAAGATGCAGCTATTTTGAAAGTAGTTGAATTTATTTTAATTACATACACTGTAGAAACTGCTGGTGCGAACGATGTTCCGCTAGTACTGTAAGATATTTCATCACCAGTATAAAACACGTGACCATATGGAGCTGTAATTATATCAGTATCAGGATCCATATTAGTAGATAACAATGTCAAATAACCAAAATTACTTGTTGTTAAATTTGATCTTGTTGTCAGACCAAATGATTCAGTTGATCCTGTTGTTGAATCTTTAACAAACATTGTTTGACCACTATCAATTAATGTGCTTAAAGATCTTTGTGTTCTAATTGTTACCTTATCACCAGTATTTAAATAATTTGTATATTGACCAGGAGTAAAGAATTGTTGTTCTTTGATTGTATTGTTTGGAAACAAATTACCATTAGTACCTTTTACGATAATAGAAGCTGTTCCAGAACCAACAGTTTTAGGAACAATTGGAATATTGTTTGATGCGTTCTCTAGGGATGAAGCGAATTTAATTTCTAGATCATCAACATAAATTACATAATACTCAGCATTATTTGTCAGTCCAGATGGTACAGTTCCTGTTGTTGAAAATACTACCTTACTTAAACCAGACAATGTATGTGGGGTTGCGAAAGTAATACCACCAGTAATTGTATCAACAGTACTGATTGCAATTGAACTTACATATAATCTAGTATCAAAAGATAAATCTTTAATTGAGTTAAAATTTAATGATTGCGGTACAGTTTGTAGAGAACATGTTTTGCCAGATGTTGCGAATGCAGTAAATGTAACATATGTGTTTGAACTGTAATTTGCAAAAGATGAACATAATTTTACAGTGTTTGCATCTATTACTTTTACATAATATGTTGTGTTATCAACCAAACCAGATGGAGCATTTCCATTAAAATCTGTTCTAAATCTTACCCAAGAACCATCAACCAAATTATGATTTCTAACTGTTATCGAAGAAGATGATACGTTTGTTGATGGATCAAAAAATCTTGCCAATGAAATATTATTATCTTTTATTAATCCTGTGAATGGATTCTTAACACCAACGCTTGATAATGGATTTGTATATGTACTTGCTACTGTTGTTCCTGAGACAACAGGATTATAAAATAATTCATTACCTTCTAAATTGGAACCGAAGTTTGCGCCAAGAGAGAATGGTGTTATTGAATTTGTGTCAGCAACTGCATCTTCATATGTTGGGTACATCTTAACATATTTACCATAATCATTTTGACCATTTACAATATAAACTTCTTGAATGAATGGTGATACATATGAACCAGTTTCTATTGAATGTTGTGGATCATTTGCTAATAATTGTGAATCTGAAACTTTTTCAATAATATAATCAGATTTCTGTAATGATTTGATTGTTACAGTATAATCTTTAATAGTTGTATTAGGTACTACGTTTTGATTTGGCGACCAACAATTCATAAATGTATAGATTGTTCTTTGTACGTCGCTAGAAATTTTAGTGTAATCTGCTTTGTTTGCATAATATACTAAATGTTTTCTTGGGTCAGCAGGATCCAATGATGGCGAGAAAAACTCAAGCATTATCGTTGGATTCATAATTGACATTTTTTGTTGCGCTAATGATGCATAGCCATTTGTGTTTGTTTCAAAGGCAATACTATCACCACCCTCTAACAAAAACACATCACTTCCAGCATATGGAACACCCTCTAAAGAAACGCTGTCATTAAAATCAACATCGGTAAAAGAAAAACCATCTTTAGTAGATTCAATAATATTTGTCAGATTAACTTCGAAAGGCATATCAACATTATAATTTAATTCTCTTGGTAATGAGAAGTTAATTGTAAAATATTTCTTTTTATTTGTATTGTATGCAGTTTCGCTTGTTACTGTGCCAGTTACTGTTTTAGATATACCAACTGGTCCATTGTTTGACATTGGATATGCTGGTTCATTATCATAATTTGTTGTTTCAACAAAACTTATTCTACGTTGATCATCAAGCTGCGCTGAGTAAATAAAATTACCTTGACCAGCTCCGTCTGTATAATATACAGAATTATTTTTAGATGAAGCCACCATCATTGTTGGACCAAAATTAGCAAACTCTGATGGACCAGAGGAATACAATGTAATGTCGCTTGGTAATATTGCATTTACATATGGTTGGTCAGAGTATTCATCTGAGTAGATGTTTTTATTTGTGTTATACAATTCTTGATATGTGCTAATCTCAGCATAATCATTCCATGCTCTGAACAAACGCTGTTGACCTCTGTTAATATCGTCAACCATTTGCAAGGATTTACGCTCGACCATAACACGTGCTTGAGAATAATCTGGAATGTCAACTGTTAAAATATTTTGTTTAATAGAAACATCTGATTTTTCTAAAGCAATGAATGGATTTGTTACATAATCTTCAATCTCTGATGGATTTGTTTTATTGATTTCTAAATTATATGGCACAACAGTATTATCAAAATCGTTTCTTTCCGATATTAAGTAATCAGTATTTTCATTAATCGATTGAAACAGATAAACTTTATTGTCTACTGTATATGGATACATTGTTTTGAAACCTGTATTACTATCAGTCGGAATATTTGGATCAAGATTATATTTTAAACCCATATCCCTTGTTCCGCAAGATCTTTTCTTAGCAGAGATAGTAATCGCAGAATTAGCAACAGCTGTTGATGTATAATTTGCACCATTGGTTACATGAGAGCCAGCGAAATTTGTAAAATAACATGTTGTTCCAGATGAAGCAGCTGGTGTTAATACTTGAGCAAGACCAACATTATATGCTTCACTGTTAGATCCTCCATATGGTAACAATATAATGTTGTTAGAATCCACAGGCAAGCAGTTAAATAATTGCCCATCAGTAATTCCACCAACAGTACCTGAATATATACCAGCTTCGATATCTTGGAAAGTATTATATCGAATTATCTCACCATCATTAAACCCATGCGATGGTACATTAATTACAATATAAGCACCTGCGCCACCCAGCTGTGTTACATTTGCTGGATCAAAACCAACTCTTCTAAATGTTCCATCATATGTTTCTTGAATCAGAATGTTTGATGCATCATTCTCTTCATAAAAATCTGTTGTTCCATCTTCGCCAACAATCTTAACAGAACGAAGATCGTATTGAACTGGCATAATAAAAATTTTGAATTTAACAACTGTATCTTTACGGAAAACAAATCTATATTCCCATGGTCTTGTTGTATTTAAATCGTGACCACAAAGTTGATTTGTTTCTCGAATGTAAATTATTGGACCTCTGCTTTGTGTACCAGCATTTTCAGAGAATGGATATAGTGGGCTGAGTGTATTTTGCGACAACTCATATGCACCAATCTGTTGCTGTAATGAAAGGTTGCCAATTTTTGTATCAAGCAATACTGTATCAGTAACATTTTTATTAACAACACCAATTGATGGTGTTACTGTTGACGAACCTCTTGATGTTAATTCATAATATTCTAATGCGTTATAATCAGTATCAGTGTCAAACTGAATAATTACAGTTCCTGGATTTGGTGGTGTTCCTTCGGTACAATTGATTGACCCAATATATAATTCTTCATCAATCAATGCTACACTAATACCTTCATTTTTTGTCCAGTTTAATGCATAGTTTGATGATGCACCAACACGTGGAAGAATTGTTCTAAACAATCCTTGGTTATATGTATACGATGCTCTAGTATAAGATATTGAATCTTCTTGTTGCTGCTCAGCAAGAATACCAAATTCTGCTGAAGAAATTGAACCAGTGTTGATACCTTTTGTTGTTTCATCAGTAACTGACATATTGGCTGCTGCTGGTGCACCAAAATTACCATACTCTTGACGAATTTCAAAATTATCTTCGAATGTAAATTTATCCTCTGGTTCAAGCCAATTAAAATCATTTATCTCTGATATGATTTGTTTATTGATTGTGCTTTGAACTCTAGCAGTTGCTGGAACTTCGCCATCTAGTGGTGTTCCAAAATCAACTGTATCATAAACTGAATAGTTATCGCCACGACTTAACAATACAAGTTGTTCAATTGTTCCTGATGAAACTGTTGATACTTTAATATTTTCTGTGTTGGATTGTGCTGTTGGTAATACAGCGGAATCTCCTGGAGCATAATTCTGCCCACCAAATGTTGGAGTTGTTGTTGACAACTGAGATTTTAAATTAAATGTTACGCTTGTTCCATTAACATTGGTTGCATAAACTAAATCTGCTGTTGTGAAATTTAAAATTAAATTGTCAGCAGAAAGATAAAGGATATCGTAGTTTGGATCATAGTCAACTACACGTGCCTTAACTGTTTTGTGACCATTGATGGCATCAACTTGATAAATTTCTGAACCAAGAAGATGTTCAATTTGGTCGCCTGAAAGATTATATATTTTAATCTTAAATGTTTTTCTCCAAATACCAGCATCTAATTTTAAGATGTCTTCTTTTGGTAAAAAGAGTTGAACTTCTTCGCCATATAAAATTCTAAAGAATGCTTTGATCGAATCAATAGAACCTTTTGAATTATAAAACTCAGCGATATGTTTTAATACAAACTTCTTGTCAGATACAACGAATTGTGGAAAATCTGGCAAGAACAATGTGTAAAATGTAGAAAGAATATCAGGATCATCTTGATCATCGATATCATTATATGTATCGATATTTCTTAATACATCATTCGCCTTACCATCTTGTTCAACATACTCATAATACTTTTGAAGGAATGTGATGAACTTCGCATAGTCTGAACGAATAAACTCAGGAGCCTGAGAATCTACAACGATAGAGGTTTTAATTGTCATTTATCGTACCAATGGTTTTCTTGTATCTAATACACCATATACCTCAACATCTGAATCTTGAATAGTCAAAATTTGATTACGCATTGATTCAACATCTGGTTTTGTTGGCTTCGCGAAAATTTTACAGTTGTCAGTCAACATTGAAAAAGCAGTTGCTGGTATTGTAATTATACCAGTTTGATAATCAACAAACCCAAAGGCAGTTGATTCAATAACAACTTTACCATTGTTATAATAATATTTTTGAATCTTACCATCACCATCATCTTTAAGATAATAATCAGTTGAGTTGTTGACTAATCTAAATGATGTGCTGGTAATTGTGTTAATTGGATTTAAAAAATCAAATTTATAATTTAATCTGTTCTCAGAGTTTATTTGTAAATATTTGTAGAGAGTTACTTGCGTATTACTATTTAAAATTGCTTTACTTGTGTAATCAATCTCTCTGCTTAATTGACTCTTTCTAAAAATAGAATCGTAATTATTTAAATTTGAATCTTCAAAATTCTGAATAGTAGCACGGACGTTGGCTTCTAATGTTTCTTTTGGTGTTGTTGTTTTTGATGGATCATAATAGAATGTTGTTTCTAACATTAAGTACAGAAATTCTAGATCAATAAACTCTGGTGTGATACCAACAACATTCTTTCTGTTTAAAATAGATGACAGTCTTGTTTTTGTTTCATCAGTTAATGATGTTCCATTTTTTGGCTTGGCACTAATATAAACTTTACCATATACTGGAGGACTTGCATTATCGCCACCCCAAGCACTAACAGCTTCGATATCAGATGCTTCTGCTAGAATAATGTTTTTATAATCTTCAGCAGTAACAGCACGATTTTGTGTAACGAAAAATTTTGATGCATTATTTCTTATCGATTCAATTGTTTCGCGATCGCGACCACCCAATGATTTCTGAGCCAATGTTAATGTAAAATTTGTAACAGTAAATGCCGAAATACCACCAAGCGTAAATGAAGTAGCGTTATTAGCAATTGTACCATTAGAGATTAGATATGTCATTCTAACAACATTACCATCGACCAATGCTTTACCAATAGCATCATCTCCGAATACTAATTGATAGTAACCATCACGTGTTTCTTCTAAGAAATATACTGGATCTGTTCCAGTAACTGTTGTGTAATCTTTATTTCCAGCCAAGTTGAATGTTTGAGTTGTTGCATCTGCTGAACTTGTTTGAACTTCTACCAACAATGTAGAAGTGTCAACATTAGAATTTGGAATTAAGAATTTTGTTTGTCCATTTTGAACTGTATATCTGTAAGTTAATGGCTTACCTTCAACGATTTCAACATTATTGTATGTAAATGTATTTGCGCTTACTGGAGTTGTTGTTATGTTTGAAAGATTATAGAAACTATAATCTGTTCCATCAATCGTTGTTGTAAATGTAGTATATCTTGGTAACATCAAAGATTGTGGTGAACCAGTTGTTGTAACTGTAAGATTAATCTTTGCTCTTGATGAAACAATAGAACGAGGTGTATAACCAAAATGTTTTGCTAATGATACAACTGAAGAACGCTTCGCTGCTGTGTCTAAGAACATTTCATTGGCAACAAAGTTTGCATAGATTGCGTTATAGTGTGTATTGTATGCCAACAGGTCAAGCAATACAGACATAGCTGAACCTTCAAAATCATAATCGGTAAATTCGTCTTGCGATTTTAGAAATGTTTTTAAATTATCTTTGATGTTATCAAAGTCTAATTCGGTTACTCTTAGATTTGATGAGTTCGCCATGTTATCTTGTTCTCTCTACTGTTATTGTTAATTCTTCTGTTGTCTGTAGTCCAATAATCTCATAAGTGATAGATATATCACAAGCATTTTGCTCATCCTGCATAAATATGTTTACATCAAGAACACGAATTCTTGGTTCAAAATTCTCTAGAGTATCAATAATTCCACGCTTTAATGTATGGACTGTTAATGGGGTTGCTAATTCAAATAACAATCCTCTGACTGGTGAACCAATTTCACTGTGAAATGGTCTCTCATAATATTGTGTTAAGATTAAACTCTTTACAGATTGTTTAATTGCTTCTTCGTTGCGCTTCTTAACAACATCTTTAGTATTTGGATGTGCTGTGAAAAGGAGATCGATATCCTTAAATATTTGAGTTTGTCTTGTTATTGTAACCATATCTTTATTTATTCGTTTTATCCACCACCAGAACCAGTATCTGGTCTAGAATCTCCACCACCCAAATCGCCTTCTGGAATATCTGGATTGGCAGAAGCCTCAAGTTGTTGCAAAGCAACTACGACTGCCAGTTCGTTTAAATTCTCAAACAATTCACCAACAGTTGCTGGTCGTATACCAAACAGATTACTAATCTGGGAAACCTTTGTTCTTGCTAATGTCTCTAAATCTGCAACCTTCGTTAACTCTGAAGGATAATTTTTATAATTTGTGAAGATCCTCGAGTATAAGTCTTGAGTCGAATACTTTTGTAAAAATTCAGTTTTTGCTTGGGTTAGCGCAAGAACTGACATAGTTAAGGTCCAACAAAAATGTCTGTATCGTGTGGTTGACTTGTAATAGGATCCCCACAACTAGCAAGACATCCATCATATGCTAATGGTATGTGATCTGGTCCAAGAAACACAGATGTACTTCCCTGAACAATTTTTGGTAGAAAATTATGTGGTGGGGGTCCATGCGCCTGGATAGTTGTACCAACAACACCTGGAACCAGTTTTGCTGGTGTTATTGCAACTCCAAGTTTAATATCGTTTCTTACATTACCGCTACCAACATTACTAAGTTGACCGCATGCTATTTGCCCTGTAGGTGGTTGTGCCATAATATATCCTTTATGCTAATAGTGTAAATGCACCCTTGGTATGGGTATGATGATTGTTCATTGTGAAATTCATATTTCTTTGTGTTCCCATACCATTATATGATACGTGAATCCATACAATATTTGAGTCTTGATATTCTAAGATTAATTGATCATGCGGAACCTTTGCTGCAATTTCTTGAATCAAGTCATAATGTTTCTTACGATCTCTAGCCGACTTCTTCAGAACAATATCAGCAGCCATACCTTTTGGATGCTGAGAGGTTGCGCTTTCTGCGCCAACCAATCCCTTCTGACGATATCCTGAAGTAATAGTAATCTCAGATTTCGGAACAATCTTAATAATGTTTTCAAGAACATTCTCAGCCAATGCTTTTAAGTTACACACAATCTGTGCTTTAGTCAAACCATCTTGGTCTTGTAACTTATGTGGTGATTTCGCTGAACAAATGTAACCAGTGCCACCACCAGGAATAAAGTCACCAAGATAGAAGTTTGCTGACAGTTTTGTAGTAACTGGGAACTCAGTCATATTCTTGAATCCCTCGCAAGGAACAGCAACACCAGCTGGTGGTGGTTTGCTCGGAGTAGCAGTATCATTTGTAGTTGGTGCTTGATCAGTTGGTGGCATACGACCACTCTGTCTTTGCTTATCAATATACTTAGAAGGATCACCATCTTCTGGTGCTTCAAACATTTGAGAACCAGAAACATTTCTTGGAGGTAAACTCAAGTGAGCAAAGTATGGATTAACTGCAGTAATTCTATCGCCAGCATATTCTAAGTCAACTGCATCTTTCTGAGTTGCTGATTCTGCTTCGTTAGGATAGACTACGTTGAACGATGGCGAAACACCCACGTTGTTTCCGTTCAAGTAAATCGCACCACCAGAACCAGCATCGATGTTTACGTTATTAGTTCTTGACTTAATGTCGAAACGACCAATAGAACGCATCAACATACCTTGCGAAGCAACACCAAAATATTTTGTTTGAATGTTGATATCAGCTGGTGTTCTTAAATTAAAATCATACAGAGAGTAAAGATTTAAATAACTCTCAGACTTAATGTTTGTTGAGAAACCACTCTTCAGTAACAAGTTAGAAACAGCATCTACGTTGATGTTACCCAATGCTGTAACATATGTGCTAACACCAGAGAACAAATGTGTATCGTTTGTAGTTTTGAGATAAAAACTATCTGCCGTATTGACAGTCATGTTTCCTCTAGTCTTAATGCTTAGGTTTTCACATTCAATATTAAAATCCTCAGCAATAGACAGATCCATTTTACCAGCAACACGCATATCTACGTTGTTTCTGAAGTACGCTTTAGTATCTCCAATAATTTCAATGTTGGCTGCGCTTCGAACAAATATGTTTGCTACTCCATCAATCGTAATATCCTGAACACCTTTAACATATAGGTATCCATTTCTATCAACAATCTGATAATTGTCGCCAACAATTTTATTTACTTGTGTGCCATTAGCATCCCACTCAGTAAACGAACCACTCTTATGATAATGGTGAATACGTTCGTTTTCTGGAGTGTCATCAAACTCTTGTACATGTCCAGACTCTGATTGGTAAACGTGATTAAATGGATAACTGGCATTGAATGGCGATTCTGGTTGATCCCACGTTGCTTGAGTTATTGATACTGGAACTTTGGTTGTTCTTGTTGCGTCTTTTTTACCAACGATAGTGTTATCAATTTGTTCATGTCGAGCAAGACGATTCGTATCTGGTTCATTTAAAAATTCTTTTAATGGATATTTTTTATTTGGGTCACCAAATCCATAAGAGACACCACTGTTATTTGTGCCATCACTTATAGTTCCATCTGGTCGTGTTTCACCAAGAGGTACTGTTTGTGCATCAACACCAGCTGGTACGTTCTGTGGTAATGTTTTTGGCTGGTCGCCTTCTATTGAAGAGTAGCCAGATTTATATAAATCTGTTGTTGTGTTTCCGTAACCATCATCAATATCTTGTCCAGATTTTAATGCTTGTGCTCTGCTGGTTCCATCTGGATGTGATGCTTGTAGATAACCAGCAATTTCTTTTTTATCTGATGTACTACTAATAATACCAAGACGAGTAAGTTCAGCATAATTATATGCAGTCCACTCATCCATAACCTGTTCTTGAAGATCGGCAGTTGAGAGGAATACGGCAACAGAAGTTGCGCCACCTTTACCAGTCCAAACTGTGTCATCAGCTAATTTAAAGTTAGATGGTGGTACTGTTTCGCCATTAGCATTTAATACACGTTTAACATAACCAAGTAAGTTCAAAGACTTTGCGTCCATTTGATACTTACCAATTCTGCCTTGTGGATTTACTACACCATAATTCTGCTGTCCGACATTACCTGTAATAGTAAAATCTCGTTCGCCTCCAGGTGTTGATGTTGTTTCTAACAAAGCAACATTGTCTTTGTATTTTCCAACATCTAAATCTGTTAATGGACCAATTGCTTCATCGCGACCAGCAACTGGTTCGGTAGGTTCTGGATCAGTACTTGCTGATCCACCCTGATTAGTTGGTTGATTGGTTGCGTCTTCAGCACCACCACCATCTGTTTTAATTAAATAATCATCACCATCGTTTACATAATTAGAATCAATACCTTTGTCTTGAGGAACACCACCAATCGTTCCCATCATAACAGGTTGTTGACACTCTTGATCTCTAAAGAAAATTACAACCCATGTCCCCTCAACTGGTCCAAGTGGTGTATGACCAATACCATTCATCGCTGCCGATGTAACAGGTTGCATTGGATATGCCCATGGTAATAACTCCATAGGTAATTCGTTTTTGTTTTCGGTGTGTAAACCAACAACTCGAACTTGACAACGTCCAAGTTGTAATGGGTCTAATCTATTTTCGACAACACCTGTGTAAAACACACCATTCATTAAGTAGTTCCTTCTTTAGACAAATCAATGATCAACGAATCTTTGATTAGCGACATATGTATTAAATGCTTTTCTCTATTTAGATTATGACACAGAGCAGCAATTAGGTAACGACCTGAGAAAGTTTTATCAATAATATCTTCTTCTTGATCTTTTTGACTTATTGGGGAATTTCTGTAAATGAAAACATCAATTACATCACCAACACATAAGTCAGATCTACCAGGAACTGTTACTTCCATTGAATATGCATTAACTTCAGCCATCTCCATAATTCCTTTGAGATGCCAGTTCTTCATTTTGTCTGTTTTAAAATTAGTATATGTTTCTAATGCTCTTGGTTGAACATCTAAGAATGCTAATGTCTTAGATGGTAAATTACCAGTAGACATTGGATATGGATTTAAGTGATTATGTTTCTCAAAATTATCTGCGTAAGAAAGTGTTTGAACATTGTACGTTTTAGTAACAAGTTCATGTGTAATCAATCTAGACTTATACATACCAGATTGAATTCTATTCATATAGTCATATGCTGTTCTGATTTCATATTTTGTAATACGCTGTAAATCTGCAGCAGTATTACGAGATGCGCTACCACCATCGCCTGATGGTTTTCTTGAAGTGTTATCGTAGATATATCTTGCTTTAGAATCTTGTTGTAATAATTTATCAATAGATACAAAATTAAATGCTCTGTTATTTTCAAAGAATACAAAATTTGCTGAATCAGTTTCTTTCGAAATAGATCTTTTTGCCAAATAATTTATGTTTGTGAATGGTGTCCAATAGTTTGAAACATATATAATTGTGTTTGCTGTTTCTTCAATGTTCAAAGGTTTTTCTGTTTGTAAATCTGATCTAAGAAACTTTGGAACAATATCACTAATTGTTCCAGCAAATCCTTTACTAACTTTTGCATTTAAATCTCTAACAGTTTCAAAAGAAGCAAAATGCAATGTATACTGAACAGCTCTTTCAGCAGTATATGTTCTGTCTGTCATTTTGTAAACATAAAATGCTTGTGACCACAAACCATCATCGTCGTTCATTGATGGAGTTTTAAATGTAATCAATAATTTTTCTTCGCCAATCATTGGCATTAAATTTACCAAATCTTGAGCATCATTTAATACAATGTTTCCTGAAATTGTAGGGGAATGCATATCTTCGTAAACATTAATGTCAATAACAAAGTTAAATACGTCAAATATAATTCCTCTAGCAGATCCAATTTTTGCATCAATTAACTGATAATCACCTGCGAATTTTAAATTCTCTTGGACTTCTATTGTCACTTCAGTACCTCTCTGAATTGTCTAATAACATCACCAAGAACATTAGGTGGAATAATTTTCATTCTTCGTTTGGCTTCATTTAATTGTAATTCGTAATCATAATTTGTTATTGGTGTTGCATCAGCTACACCATTTGGATTTACATAATCTGACATTACCCAATAGCCATCAGAAGATTCATAATGGTTGATGTCATATTGAGCATCCCCATATTTGTCATAGATATACGCTTCAAGATTAATTTGCGTTAATGGAAAATCATCGACGTAACTATACTTCTCGTTAATTAACATCAAGACCCAATGATATTGTGATGTGCCATAAAACAATTCAGAAATAATTTCTGGTGTTTCACCATCTTTAATGTCATACTCTTCGTAATATACAAGATTCTTCAATAAATCTGCTTTTATTCTTACGTTTGTAATAATATCGCTGATGAGATATTTTTTTGAATCTTGTCCAAATTCTGAGAAATCTACAATGGTTGTTGGTATGTATTGAAAATATGCCATGATTAGAACGCTGCCAAGTTAGGATCTTCAAAATTCTGTGATGAGAATTTTGGTTGGCCATCTGGTGACTCGCCAAGGAAACGCTCTTTAGATAATGTTTCTAGTTCTAGGAATGACATTTGCACATTTATCTGAGCAGGCATACCATCATCGAACGTAGCCATCTGACCATTTGGTGAATAGTTTACTTGTAAATCTGTAAGAACACAAGTTGAAATTTTATTCAAGTGCGGATGTTCTTTATCACCGAAGTAATAAACAATATCAAACTCAGAAGGGAACAAATACAACATCTTGTTTACGTTGTTTTGATATTCTGGATGCATGTAGAATTTAAAAGTATTGATAATACGCTGGATATTTTCAGCTTCTTTTCTAGTTCTTGGAGCAAACTGATAATTGAATGAGAATCGACGAAATTCCATCGATTTAAATAATTGTTCTTTTCTTGGGTTTGGTGCTGCTTTATATAATGCTGAAAGAGCAGCACGAGCAGGATTCATTTCCATACCCTTAACAACAGCACTCTGTAATCCCATACTAGCAGTTCCAGCATTTGGGTTTGTTGCTGCTTCTGCGCCAGCACCAAAAATAGCACCGAGTTCTTCCTCACCATAAGTCGCACGATAACCAACTGAAACTTCATTCGGAACATGTAAAGCAATAGCAGTTTTCAAACGCTTTGTGCTTTGTGTTGTTTTTAATCCAGGAAATGCTGTTTCCATCAACAATCCTTGAGCCTCAACAGCACCACCAGTTACAGCAGCACCTTTAACAGCACCAGCAGCAGCGGTTCCTAATGTTCCCTTAACAAATGATACTACAGATTCTTTTTTAGTTGGAACAGTACCATCAGGTCTTTTTGCGCCAAAATTACCAGCTTCTTTTCCAGCACCATCTGCCAATCCAACAACAACACCAACAGCTGCACCACCAGTAGCTGATACTGCTGCTGCTTTACCTAGTGATGCTTGTTTACCTTGGACTGTATTTTGATCAGATTTATCTACATCACCAACGATTTGTATTTTACCATCAGTAAATACACGTGACTGAGAAGATACGTTGATATAAAACACAACATAGTTTTTGTAGATTTGATTAAAGTAACTGTTGCCACTTCCACCTGTTGTGGTGCTGCCTTCTCCACTAAACAAATCTATTGGATACTGTAGATTATCAATAGCGTATTTTTGTCTGTTAAGAGAAGTTTCTCTTTTAACTTTCTGTGGCGTACTTTGTTTTGCTTTATTAGTATTTGCGCCTTGGGTGTTTGATGCCATATCTGTCCTAAATAGAGAATGGTTATTTTAGTATTATTTATTCATGTTCTACAAAGGCAAGTTCAAACCAAAAAACCCACAAAAGTATGATGGAGACCCAACCAACATTATCTATCGCAGTAGTTGGGAACTTCGTTTTATGGTGTGGGCAGACGAAAAACCGAACGTACTAAAATGGCGTTCGGAGGAAACCATCATTCCTTATTTATCCCCAATTGATAACAAGTTTCATCGTTATTTTGTAGATTTTCAAATACAGATAAGAAATAAAGATGGGATGTTAAGAACATATCTTATTGAGATTAAACCAGAGGCACAAACAAAACCACCTGTGCCACAAAAGAAAGTAACAAAAAAATACCTTGAGGAAGTTATGACTTGGGGTAAGAATGACGCAAAATGGAAGGCAGCTGACAGCTACGCTAAAGATCGTGGCTGGCAATTTTTGATTTTAAATGAAAAGCATTTGGGTATAAAGCCCAACTGGTATAGGAATAAATAGATAATATGGCTAAAGATAACAAAATAATTGCTGCTAAATCGCTGGAATCTATCTTTAATGATAGATCGTATGACATTTCAGCTGCTAAAAAATCACAGTCTTGGTTCTCCAATCAAGTAAGAGGATTGAGTGCAGTAACACCAAACAAACTTCTAAACCAAGCGAACTTTGTAAGCACATTAACTCCTGGTGATATGTATTTGTTTTACTATGATCCAAAGCATAAAGATACATTACCATACTTTGATAGATTTCCTTTGGTTTTACCATTCCGTAAAGTCAAGGGTGGGTTTTATGGATTAAATTTCCACTATCTTCCTCCGCTTTTACGTGTTAAACTATTAGATAGACTGCTAATGTTTTCAAACACTAAAGGTATTACAGAAGATACAAGATTAAGATTTAAATATCAGATGCTCGCAGGCAGTGCCAAGTTTGGTTGGGCACAACCATGCGTTAAGATGTATTTAAATGCACATGTAAGAAGTAGATTTGCTAGAATTGAACCAGAACATTGGGTAACTGCTATGATGTTACCAGTTGAACGCTTTGCTAAACAAACAAAAGAAACAGTCTGGAGAGAGTCAAGAAAGGCATTCTAATTAAATGGCAGAAATAAACGAATTTATTGCACTTGTAAAAAATGAAGGATTGGCAAGAACCAATCGCTTTGTGGTTTACATCACACCACCAGCAAGATTGTTGGGGGTAGCAAACAATACGAAATTAAGATTTCTTTGTGAATCAGCTTCAATTCCTGGCATGAATTTTTTATCTAATCCAGTAATGACATATGGTGAACAAAGGGAAGTAATTTATAATCGTTCTTTTGAACCTGTTAATCTTGAGTTTATGTTAGACCAAGATATGGAAATTAAAAGATTCTTTGATTCTTGGCAAAATTTAATCATTAACCCAAGAACAAGAATGCTGACATATTATGAAAACTATATTGGAACTGTAGAGATCTATCAATTAGATAATTCTGGAAAAGAATCATCTAGATATATTGTTAGATTAAACGAAGCATTTCCAAAATCAGTTGCGCCAATATCATACAGTTATGGTAATAAAGACATAACAAAATTATCTGTTGCCATGGAATACAAGTTCTGGGTACCATTAACAACAGCAAATAAAGGTGGCACTACTGGACAACTACAAGTTTCTCCGCAACCAAAGTTTGGAAAAATGGGCTTGGATACTGGTGGATTATCTGGACAAAATAGTTCAGATATACCATCAGGTGGCAATAATGATACTCCTGTATAAAAATAAGAATAAAGGAATCAAAATGGCAGAAGAAATTAAAAAAGACGAAGATTGGATGCAGAAAAAATGGAGACCAGCCATGGGCTGGATGTACATGATTATTTGTACACTAGATATGGGTGTGTTTCCAGTAATGTGGAGTTTGTTACAAGTGTTTACGCATCAAACAATTACACAATGGAACCCACTAACACTACAAGGTGCTGGTTTGTTCCACTTAGCAATGGGTGCTGTTCTTGGTATCGCAGCTTGGGGTCGTACTCAAGAAAAACTCGGAGGCGCAGCAAACAATACAACTACTACCACACCAACAGCAAGCACCTTCGGCTCAGCTATGCCAGCAACACCTAGCATTTCTGCGCCAGTATCAACACCAAGCGCAAATCCATTTGGGGCAACAGACAATAGTAACCCATTTGGATCAACACCTCCAGCACCACCAGCTGGGATATCTAAAGGAAAAATAATTGATTGATAAATCTTTGAGCGAAGTTTTTGACATTGAAGCAGAAACTCCAAAAGGAGTTGTGAAACAACTTGTCATTAATGATGATGTGGCTAAGACTGATGTTACTAAAGTAGAATCAGATTTCGATGATGCCAGAAAAAACTTACAAATTTTACTTATGCAAGGTGAAGATGCTTTGATGGGTGCTCTTGAGGTTGCTAAGCAATCTGAGCACCCTCGTGCGTTTGAAGTTGTTGGTAATTTAATTAAACAACTGGCTGATGTAAATCAACAGTTAATGGATCTACACAAACAAAAGCAACAATTAGAAGGCACAAATGAAAGTGGCTCTAAGAAAAGTGTTACAAATAATAATGCTATATTTGTTGGTAGTACAACTGATCTAAACAAAATGATACACAAATTGACTAAAGGAGATTGAAATGAAGTTGCCTGTATATAAACATCCTGTCTATACATTAACTCTACCATCAAATGGTAAACAGATTAAGTATAGACCATTTTTAGTAAAGGATGAGAAAAATTTGTTGCTTGCGCAGCAGAGCGAAATTGAACTGAACATGATTGATACATTAAAGACAGTTGTAACTGACTGTATTTTGGATAAAAATGTTGATGTTGAGTCTATGCCAATTTTTGATTTAGAATATATCTTTACCCAACTACGTGCAAAATCAGTTGGTGAGATGGTAGAATTATTATTCACATGCAGAAATACTGAATGTGATGAGAAAACAAAAATCTCTTTCAAGATCGATCCAGTTCTTGTTAAAGAAGAAGGACATACAAACAAAATTGATTTGTTTGATGGTGTTGGTGTTGTAATGAAATATGCCAGCGTAAATTTATTACATGAAATTGCCAAATTAGATTTGAACAATCCAGATGAGATTGTCAAATTGATTACTAAAACAATTGATTACATTTATGATTCTGAATCTGTATATCCAGCTAGTGAACAGAAAGAAGAAGATTTGATTGCATTTGTTGAGGGATTACCAAGATCCCCTACAGAAAAACTTAAGAATTTCTTTCAATCGCCACCAAAACTACAACAGAGAGTTACTTATGATTGCCCAAAATGCAGCAACCATAACGAATACGATGTAGAAGGTATTGAAAGTTTTTTCTAATTTGTCTTAGCCATGAAAGTTTGGTAAATTATTATCAGATTAACTTTGGGTTGTTACAGCACCATAAGTATTCGCTTGAAGATTTAGAAAACATGATGCCGTTTGAGCGAGAGATCTACGTTACTATGTTAATAAATTACCTAGAACAAGAAAAAGAACGAATCAAGGAAAGACTTAAAAGATGAGACTAGTCTTAGATAGAATAGAAGATCAGCAGTCAGGAAGCACCAAACTAAAACAGTTTGCAGGTGACTTAGCAGACACACTCAAATCTACGTACGAAAAGAAAATACGTCCAGGTGCAATGGGTGGGATTCCTGGCGCAGGTAAGTTTAGTTCTTCATTTCTAGGATCTCTTGGATTTACTGGTCTTGCTGAATCAGTAAAAGAAAATGCTGAAGCAAAAGAAGCCAAACGACAAGAAAAAGAAAAGTTCGTTGGCGATTTCCAGCAATATTCTGATGCTGGTAAAACACTATCATCAAATACAGCAAGAGATGTAGCTGAATCTTTATATGATGAAATTGAAGCAAAGACAAAAGAATTAAAGAAACTTCAAGAAGAAGCTGATAAACAAAAGAAAGCTGGATATGGAGTAGATCCAGAAAATGCAAAGAAACAAGAAGAACTACTCAAAGCAATTCAAGCAATCGATCCAAGAAATAAAGGTAAGGGAGCAAGTGACAAAGATATTCAAGCTGTTGATGCTGATAATAAAAAAATAGAAGATGGAAAGAAACAAGAAGAAATAATAAAGGCACTTGACCCAAACAAAAATCAAGGATCAAGCGACAAGAACATTCAAGCAGTTCAAGCTGATGAAGCGAAGATAGAAACTGCTGAGAAACAAAAAGAAACATTTGAAGTTAATAAAAAAGAGCAAGAAGATTTAACTGCTCTCTACACCATTACCGATGACCACTTCAAGAAACAGGATAAGTGGAATGAAGATTCCATGAAACTTCTTGAAACTATTGCTGCCAATGGAACAGGTGGCGGTGGTGGTGGAGGTGGCTTACTATCATCAGCAGCTGAGATGGCTGGTGATTTAATGGGCAATGGTAAGGGTAAAGGTGGTGGTAAATTAGGTAAGTTGGGTAAGGTAGGTAAATTCCTTACTGGAAATGCTGGTAAAATTGCTGGTGTTGGTGCTGGTTTATTATCTGTTGGTACTGCTGCTTACGAAGGATATAATGAATATAATCAAGCTGACGAACAAGTTAAGTCAGGTGAAATTACCAAAGAGCAAGGGCAAGAAAAAAAAGGTGAAGCAGTTGGTGGCGCAGTAGGTGGTGCTGCTGGTGGATGGGCAGGTGCTTCAACAGGCGCATCAGCAGGTGCTGCGATTGGAACACTGCTGTTTCCTGGAGTTGGTACTGTTATTGGTGGTGCTCTTGGTGCTGCAGCAGGTGGTGCTCTTGGATATTGGGGTGGTAAAAAAGTAGGACAAACAGTAGGTGGCGGTGCAGTAAAAGGTTATCAAGCACTTGGTGGTAATGATCCAAATTCTGGTGCAATGGAAAATGTTGATGCGATGGGCAACCCAACTGGTATGTCTAGTGATAGTTCTCCACCATCCAACGCAGATCCTAAGAAAGATAAACTAGCAAGAGATTGGGCTTGGTCAATTATGACTGAGCAAGCAGGAGATAAAAAACCTGACGCATCTATCAAAGCACAAGTTGATACTATCATGAAAACTGATACTCAACTACAAACACAAGCAAAAGCATATCTCGAAAATAAAAAAGCTGGTGCTAAGAAAGTTGACAAATCGCAACAAATATCCAAAGTTGAAGCACAACCAGAAAGAGTTTCACCAGATACAGGTAATGCTCTTGCTCAAAGAACTAACGAAGTTGAAGATGCTAGATCTGCTGCTCAGAACAATTCAAATATAGTAAATGCACCACAATCTAGTGTAACAAATATTACGAATAATAATGGTGGTGGAAAAGAATCATCTAAGCCATCTGCAAGAAATGATGAAACCACTTACCAAAGATACCTAGATAGAAGATATTATCCAATGCGCGATTTTTAAGGAAAAATTATGTTAGCTGAAATGTATTATGAACCAGACTTCTTGTCAAATGAAGAATGCCTTTATTTGATTCAACACTATAAAGAAAATGAAGATAAGTCAAAACGTGGAGCATGTGGATATCCCCCACACAGAAGAATCAATTTCTTAAAACGAATATCAAATGTATTGACAGTTGATAAAGAAGATCCAAAAATAAAAGAGATTAATGATAAAGTCTTCGATAAAATCAAACAAGTAAACGAAGATGTGTTCTTCTTTGATATTGATTATGATTACTCATCCAAACTAGATTACCCTACCATTGTGCATTATGATGGAAATGAGAAGGCATTTTGGTCAAAACAAGCGCATGTGAACTGGATTTCTAACAATATGCAGCAAAAACTCTTTGTTTCTGTTACTCTTTCTGCGCAAGAGGAATATGAGGGTGGCGATGTTATTTACTACTTTGGTAAACATCAAGATCGCCCAACACCAAAAGAACATCGTCAGCGTGGTCTACTTACAATTTTCCCATCGTTCCGAGCAACGCAAACTATGCCTGTACTCTCAGGTGTCAAATATACCTACGACTTCAGATTCGAAGGTCCATGTTGGAAATAAAAAAAGGGAGCCGAAGCTCCCCCAAAATTGCTCAGAGTATTTAATTACTCGTTAGCAAGTTTCTGAAAATAAGATAAGTCATCTTCATCATCAGCAGTTGTAGCAGCAACACGTGGTTGTGGTGCTGGCTTGCTAACACGCTCAGGTGCAGCTGCAGCAGGACGATCTTCTTCTTCAGCCATTTGGGCAGCAGAACGAGAAGGAGCAGATTCACCGCTCAATACCATCTCCAGTTTTTTCTTCAATTCGTCATAAGACTTGAAGTTCTTACGATCTGTGAATTCAGATAACTTGTATTGCTTAGAAACAATAGCAAGTTTCTCTTCATCAGTTGGAGCAATTTCAGTTTGCTCATTGAATTGAGATTGGTCGTAGTTAGAATAACCATCAACCTTGCGCATACGTAGTTTAAAGTCTGCGCCTTCCCACAAATCAAACACGAGAACTGGCTTCTCATCTTCAAACGTAGGGTTGGCTTTGTCCATAATCTTATCAAAGATTTTCTTACCAAACTTAAACAACTTAACAGTGCCATTGTTCTCTGGTTTAGCAGGATCGTTGATGATATAGACGTTAGCAATGTAAGATAACTTACGTTTTTGCTTGCGAGCAATTTCTTTATTGGCTTCAGAGCCAGAATTCCACAAACGTGAATTCAACTCACCAACAGGATCGTTCTCACCGAGAGTCGTTAGACTGTTCTCGATGTACCATTTACCAGTTGGACCTTGGAAACTGTGATTGAACACACGTGCCCATGGGAACTCGTCGCCTTCTACTCGTGGGAGAAAACGAATCGTTGCGGTAGCATTTCCTGCTTTGTCTGGAGTAAGTTTCCAGAAACGATCGTCTTCATAAGATTTGCCACCACCTTCAGATGGTTTGGCAATTTTGTCGAACTCTCCAAGGATCTTAGAAAAATCTTGGTTGCGTGACTTGCGTAATGTTTGAATATCCATTTGTATTTCCTTTGTCGTATAAAAGTGTATTTAAATTGTCGTATTTCACATTAGTCATGATATACAACTATTTAGTCATAGTATATCTGAAACTTCAGTTTCTGTCAAGTTTTTTTCTCCAATTTCTTCTTCCTTCGGCTTGGCTTGCCAGAATGGAATTTGAATAATTGGAGCATCAAGGTATCCGCTCAGTACATATTGCGTATCCTCAATTTTGTCATCCTCAAAATAAATTTGATGGAAGTATAGTGGGTCATAAATTACCACACTATTGTATTCGAATTTCTCGTAGGCATATGGTTTCCAATTTTCATTGCCTTCGAAGTTTGTCCATTTAACTTTTTCTGGATTCTCTTGTTGTTTATATACAGGAAAAATTGTATTAAACAATTCTTCATCACAACCTTTGATCTCATCATTGTATCTTGCGTAAATATGCTCTGGGTCAATGACAGCTTGGAAAAACCCCATCCCCATTTTAGCATCCTTAGACAAACACAATTGTGTTGCTAATGGATATGGTGAGAACCTTGGCATATTGTTATTGTTGGTAGCAACCATATCAGTATGATAGATTCCAGAGGTATAATACCATGAAGACATCTTAGATTCAAATGAAGTAAATTCTTTAAACAACTGAGCATATAACTTTGTCAGTGTTGGAATTTCCAGTGAACTAATCAACTGTCGATATCCAGGTGTGTTAATTTCAACATCACCACCATAGGCATTATGTTTCTGCATAATCTCAACAAACGCATCTGGATCTTGTAAAACATTTTTAATCACATAATACTGCAAGCCAGTGTTTTTATCGGAAACAGTTTCTACTTCCAATTTCTTACTCACAGCAATTGATTCGAAATGTTTACTTCTGTCTATCAGATTGAATTTGTTCAAACTCATGTTCTTCCTCTTCTTCATAATCTTCCTCGTCTTCAAAGAAGACTGTATTTTGGTTTTTAGTATACTTCTTTTCTAGAATACTATTTAGACGCTTTTTAGCACCACGTCCATATTCGTCAAATGACTTTTCTTTCCTGTATGTATGACCCATTTTAGAACTCTTGAATAAACTCCAAATAAATTGGTTTGACCTTTGCCTCATCAAATTTCACAAATGGTTTGGTTTTGATGATGCGACGAATATCATCCGAGAATAGATTACCGATGGATGTTTTCCAAGTATCTAAGAACGGATGAAACTTATCCAACATCACAATTGTCTCAAGTGTTATATGGTTGCCCAGAAACATTTGAAATAAATGTGGTATGGTTGGAAACTTTGATTGAATGTCAGGTAGAAACTTAATCTCGTTTGTCTCATAATGCAAACGAATCTTACTCAAGTCATTTTTAAAGATTTGAGTAATTGATTCTTTTCTACGATTCCACTCTTTTAAATTCTGGTCAGATTCAGAGGTGCCATAAATGATATCAGTATTGCCCCATGCTCCATAAGCAAAGTTGGCAATTAGATATTGTGCCATCTCAGATTTTTTATCGAATTTATCCGCAAACTTTTCATATAGTGATGATTGGTTTCGTTCGTCAAACTTTTTGTACGAAACACGAACATGATCTCGGCTGTCTGTGATATCATACTTATCAGTCATAAAGTGTAATTTCACAGCAAGATACATTCTATAAGCATTAATTGCTTTGTTACTGGACATCGATGTCGAGAGTGGCTGGCTTTGGGAAATAGTTGAGTTCTGTAGCATTAACTTTAATTTTATCTTTAAGTGATTTGTTTATCAGCTTCTTAATATCTTCTGGTTCAATAAAATTTTCTTTACAATATTCTAATACAGCATCCATGTGCGAGATGCGTCTATCCTTGACTATCTGTTCAATGTAGAGAGAAAATTCTTTTGGACTATTAAACATTCTTGTTAAGATAATATCTTGATTGTGCAACACATCGTTCAATATCATTGTATTCCTTTAACATAATTTTATATTGCTTCCAAGAAGCACTGTCAAACTGGTCAGATTGATTCATTTCTTCTTCAAACTCATCAAGGAACAATGAGAATTGTTTATCGAGTTTCATTTTTTCTAGAACAAATGTTTGATGTACATCATCGATATTGACATTTGTGTCAGCCATATACATATATCTGTTAATGGCATCCTTGGCTTCAATTACATTCATGCTACATCTTTTCCGTTGAGATGTTCTTTTAAAAACTTCACAACTTGACTATATCTAGTAAAAACAAAAGTTTGGTCTATCAATTCGTCTTCAATGTCTTTGTTAATACTCACCACAAATCCATTGTCAACTTTTTTAATGTTAATTTCTAACATATACTTCCTCCATAATTATCAACACGGTATTATTATTATACTATAAATCGGTATTATTGTCAAGCATTAGATCGTCTTCTGTGATATTTAATATCGAATCAAATACAGATTCTAATGTTTGCTCACGATCGCCACTGTTACTGTGCCATACTGTCATTGTCTGCGATGATTCGAAATGCTCTTTCATTTCAGAGTAATCGATATATACTGTTTTATCTTGTTTAAATTTCGGTTTCTGTAAATAGAATTCGGAAACCATTGCGAAAGATGTATCTTGATCATTCAAAATATCTTTTGATTTATCAAACATTGGGATCAATTCTGGCCAATGATTTTTTAAGAACAGTGGCTTTAAACAGTATTCGAATATTTTATTGTATTCATCGACTGGTATTAAATTTGGTGTGTAGATTAACTCTTGCGAATTGACAAACGACAACAGTTCTTTACTCATAATAAATGAAGCAATCAACTCTGGTGTGTATAAGAAGAAATTTGAAATAGCATTTTCTTCTCTGTCAATGAAGTATTGTTGAATTGGCGATGATGGTATTTTCCAAGAGCATTCGCTATATGTAGTACCATCTATTCCGATTGGATATCTGTTTAATTCCATGAGTTTTCCAGATACAAAAAACCCACCATGTTCAAGTCTTACTTGTTCTTGAACCCATAGATTCATCAGTTCTTGCGAAGTAACAAAACTGTATTGTTTGATTATTGGTGCGCAAAATTCTTTAAAGAAAGTTGGCATATGAATTTTAAACAACAAGTATCTGAGTTTAAATTTCTCACAAAATTTCTTTGCTTGTTGAACATCATCTACGTTAAGATTGTTTCCCATTGATGGAATACAAATAGTAAAATCTAATTGCGCTTCCAACATTGAGAAACAAATCACTTGCGTATCGAGACTACTGTCCCACATAACATAAAGACGTCTTTGAGTTTGCTGAGAAATAGTGTCAGCTGCAATAATACACTCTTCACGGAATGAAGAATACTCACGTTTACATGCACCGATACCAACTCGCAAGGTTTGGGATTCTTGTGATTGATTATTAAACCACTTATTGTGATCCCATCCCCAACGAAAATGATTATTCAGTGTATACTGAAACATTATGCAGCCCTTGCGTAATCCATAACAAACTTCATTCTATCTGCAGCATATGAAGCAGCAAATGCTTTTGGTTTAACCAGAGGAACAACATTACACATTCCCTTGATGTAACCAATCGCTTCATTGATAACGCAACTTGATCCATGCATTTCATTTGGATTAATATCTAAATGAACTTCAATATCATTTGGGATTGCTTGAGCAAGTTGTAAATAGAGATCGGCAACTTTATATACTTCGTTCATCAAACGCATACGAGGTTTGTCTTGCTTTTGATCAAAGTCTTGTTCTTTTTGAATAGCACCAAAGATTTTACATCCATTGTTACCATTGATGTGAACAACAACAGCGAGAATATAATCAGCCATCCAGCCTTTATCAACTCGGTATCTTTCAGAGTCACAACCAATATACACTTTGGTATCTGGTCCACAGTTTTCAATAAACTCTCTCACTTCGTTGATATCAATTTCTCTTTTCATTACTTTCTCCTAACTGGTGCGAGTAGCCAGAATCGAACTGGCACGACCGAAGTCGAGAGATTTTAAGTCTCTTGTGTCTACCTATTTCACCATACTCGCATTTACCTGGAGCACAGAGTGAGATTCGAACTCACGACTTTACGGATTTGCAATCCGTTGCATTTGACCTCTCTGCCATCTGTGCACTAATATGCCCACGCTACATACGTATACCTTATACCCTTTGTTACTTCTGTTACACTATGTGGGTAGATAAAGGTTGATGGAAACATAATTATGTCTCCCTGCTTCATCTCTATTACTTCTTTGTTCAATAAAAATTGTCCACCATCATAGTTATCATTTAGTGCTCCCAAAAATGTTAGCACTGGAATACCATCTGTTTTATTTCTGCGTATCAGATCAAAATGTTCTGACATCACAGTTCCAGTTTTATACTTGTTCAATCTTATATTGCTATGATTGCTTACAAGGTTTGTTAATTTTAACTCATCGTAGTATTTTTGTAAAGCAATTTGTAGATATGGTTTTAGAATATCCAAGTTTTTATTGTAAAGAACATCCAACTCTTTAGTGTGTTGTGGTTTCTTTTCATCAGCAACATTGTTATACCAGTTATGCGTTTTCCATTCTTCATCAGTATCGTACTGTTGAATTACAGTTTCACATATATCTTTGGGCACAACATTAAAAACTCTTACAAAATGTTTTACGTCCATACGTTTCCTTGGTGGGCTGAGTGGGATTCTAACCCACGATCAATCGATTATGAGTCGACTGCTTTAGGACTCTAAGCTACCAGCCCAAATTTTTTACGAATAGCAGCTGGTGCCTGCGTTCCCATAATCCTGTCTACCTCAACACCATCTTTCATCAAGACCAATGTTGGTACACTACGAACTTTAAATTGATTTGCCATATCTGAATTCTCATCAATATCAACTTCTTCAACCTCAACTCCGAGTGGATCTTTCTCTAACATTTTAGATAAAGACTTACATGGTTGACACCAACTAGCACTAAACTTAATTACTTTCATGTTTTCTCCTGTTAAATTGGCCTCGCCAGCAGGAATCGAACCCACATTATAGGTGTAGAAGACCCATGTATTATCCGTTATACGATGGCGAGAAAAAATTGGCGGTGAGTCAGGGAGTCGAACCCTGTCAGCTACTTTCATAACTGTACGGATTAGCAATCCGCTGCATTACCATCCTGCCCACTCACCTTGTTACTTTACGTAGCAACTTATACCAGTAATATTTAAACCCTCTCCAAGTTGGGAGAAAATTCATGTCCCAGAAAAACCCAACTTCTTTGGGCACATTTCCGTACGCTTTTTGTAATGTTTCGTCTGACTTCATGTTGGTCCATTCCCATTTTTAAATCCAATCGTTCCACCTTCTTCTTTGATTCTGTCAATGACTTCTTCAAAAAGAATAGGACGAAAGTCAGTTTGTTCTACGCAAACGCAATGGTAACGTGTGTCAACAATGTCAGTAATTTTGCCACCAAATCCAGGTAACATAACTCTATTGCTATGAGTATGTCCATGAATGTTGACACCAAACCTACCAAGACTTTCAGGATGAAGCGGAATATGTGAAAGAATCATTCCATTCATCACATGATATGCACGCAGTTCACGAAAGTGTTGACGATATTCTTCATCTCTAAAGATATCATGGTTACCACGAATCAGAACCTTATCGCCATTCAGTCTACGCATGATTCCCAGTGCTTTCCTGTTAATCACTACGTCACCAAGATGATAAACTTTGTCTGTTGGTTTGACAGTTTCGTTCCATGCTTTTACCATGGCTTCATCCATTTCCTCAGGATTATCCCAAGGACGAAGTTTTGTAACACCATCATTGCGAGTAAACTTACAAACACCCATGTGTCCGAAGTGAGTATCGCTGACTAAAAATACGCTTGGCATAATCACTCCTCCTTGTAAGTTAGTCCAAGAACCTGCATCAATTTTTTCTTCACACGAAGATTTGGTTGACGATAATTATCAGTTGGTGTAAATCCCATCATGGTCGCAACTTCAACAACTGCCCCACTGCGACAAATACCAGCAAAACAATGAACGACTACATTCATACGCTGATCAAGTGCGCGATTCAACAGAGCAATAATATTTTCTGCTTGCTCATCCTGAAATTTACACTCATCAGGAAAATCATCCTCATCCTCAGCATCAAGAAATTCAAATTCATGAACCTCTTTGAAGTTGTGTTTGGGGTTTGGCTTCCAACCAGCAGGATCGGTAATGCTAATAAGCATAGCATTCGGTCCAGCATCGTAGTGAAATCCAGTGTTTACATCAGAAGCTGCTACGTTTTCGATAAATCTAATTGTTTCCATACCTATATTATACCTGATTATTGCTTAAAAGTCAATACCCCTGGAAACTCTTATCTGGAGCGGGAGACGAGACTCGAACTCGCGACATCTTGCTTGGCAAGCAAGTGCTCTACCAACTGAGCTACTCCCGCATTTGGCACCCCCTGATGGACTCGAACCACCGCATGTCGGAATCAAAATCCGATGCCTTACCAACTTGGCGAAGAGGGTATAATAAATTTGTGGCAGGTGAGGTATCTAGTCATTGTCTAGACAACGACTTGCCCATTCTCCTTTTACTTTCCTTACCACAAAACTGGCATCCCGATAGGGACTCGAACCCCAACCAACAGTTTTGGAGACTGCTATGCTGCCATTACACCATCGAGATATTTTTACTTTTCTATAACAGCGACAACATGTTCTTCAGTAAGAATAACACGTTGAGCACCTTCAAGAACAACAATCTGTGACTTGCCCCAATCAATGAGAACAACATCACCAACATTAACAAGTGTTACTTCTGGACCAACAGCCAACACAGTCGCAGTTTTAGATTCGCGAGTTGAGTCAGCACCTTCAAGGATAATTCCTGATGCAGTTTTTGTTTCTGCTTTATTCTCTGCAACAAGAACACGTTTTCCTAATGGTTTTGCAATCATAATAATCCTCTGTTATTTTAAATTAGTGACATACTACTTATCCTTTTATACTCCGTATGTCAGGGAGAGGTTTGGCGGAAGAACTGAGATTCGAACTCAGGGACCTTGTTACAGTCGGCAGTTTTCAAGACTGCTGGTTTAAACCACTCACCCACTCTTCCTTAAACTTTGGCACCCAATGAGAGAATCAAACTCCCAACCCAGCGTTCGTAGCACTGTGTGATATTCATTTCACCAATCGGGTATTGGTACCTCGTGACAGATTCGAACTGCCGACCTTCTCCGTGTAAAAGAGACACTCTACCACTGAGTTAACGAGGCATTATTCTTCAATGAGCATTAAGATTTCTTTCTCAGAAACCATAACTCTTTTCTTTCCTTCTACATCAATCTCGTGTGCTTTATGCCAATTCACAATACACACATCACCTATTTTTACAGTCTTAGTATCTGGACCAATGCCAAGTACAGTACAGTGCCAAGTGTTTCCACCAACACCATTTTCTTGACCAAGATCTAACTCAATACCACTTGCTGTTTTTGTATCTTTCTTGTTCTTAGCAAGATAGACCATATCTTTAATTGGTTTAATTTCCATAATTATCCTTTAATATAACCTGCTTTAATGTGTTCTTCAAGTGTAAGATATCCGTATTCTTCTGGCTTTGGATAAACATACTGATCATAATGGTCAGAGTTTGTTCTTCCAACTGGCATACAGTTTGCTCCAATAATCATTCTATATGTGCTTGGCGATGGTAGAGCTACATGATTTGCCCAAGACGGAAATATAATTGCCGTTCCTGGAACAAATGGAATCTGTTCTTGAATCGAGAAAAACTTTCTCGCACCTTTTTTAATTCTAGGCACAATCTGAAACAGATTAGCATTATGATTCTTAAAAGCAGTACCATTCGCATTACCATCTATATCAAACAAATACAAAACACCTGCTAGAAAGGTATTGGCATGAACATGTTCATGGTGATTGCCACCTTGCTTATGTCTGGTTGCCCACATTGATGTAATACCAATATCTTTTTCATAACCACATTTATCCATCACATCCTCAAAACATGATGTAAAAAATTCTGTAACTTCAGACAGTTGAGGATGTAATGTTTTATCATTTAAATTACCATCAGTAATTTGTAAACCATTACGTTCTCTTTCAACAAAAAAGTTTTTGTCTTGAGCCAAGTACGTTGTCAATTCCTTTTGTTTCTTCTGAAAATCAGGAAACTGATAACGCCAAACTGGTGTCGGAAAGAAATCGTGACGATCTAAAAAATTATTGTTCATCTACTTTCTTACCCCAATCAGACACATTCCAAGCACGTTCATGGAAGAAGTACATAATGCTATTTACGACAAGCGCAAAACTAACAACACCAAGTCCTACCATCCAGCTACCACTTGCTAACCAACCACCAATAAAATTGGTAATCGTCACAAGGATACGCCATGTAATAACTTTAGCAAGAGATCGTGGAATACGTTCTTGAAATTTCGTTTTAAAATTAAACATAATAATTCTCCAAAATGAAAAAAGAGCTGGGGTTTATTCCAACTCTTTTATTATACTTTACTTTTGATTATTTGTAAAGTTTTTTTATGCTTCCTGTATTCGTTGGACTAATCCAGGACTAAAGTATGTAGAGAATCGAGTATATACTTTGGATGTTAATTCTTTAAATTTCGATTTCTCTGTTTCATTCATTCTTACTACTTCAACATTATTATCTGCGCATTGTTGTAAGATGTTTGGTATATCTGCTACCGAAGTTTGTCTTTCTTGTCTAGCAGCATTAAATGCAGCTGTTGACATAATTTCTTGAGTAGCTTCATCAAACTGACTGAAGAATTGTTTATTGACAATAATTGATGTCAAAAACAAACTATGTTCAGTGTCATTAACAACTTCGAATGTTTTATGCTGCTCTAGTGGGAACACACGAACGTATGTTGATTCACCAGCTTCAATAAGACCTTGCTCAACAGCAGAATGCATTTCTTCTAAAGAGATACGATCTTTTGGCACAGCACCAAGCATTTTAAATGTCTCAACAGCAACTGGGCTGCGAGCCACACGAACTTTTTTACCACGCCAAGAATCAACTGTATCAGCACGGAAATTAGCAGGAACAATTCTGAACCCACCTGAATATGTAAAACTCATTGCCTTCGTGTTGGAATTTTTCTCCACACTTGAAAGCAACTCTGCACCGATTTCGCCTTCTAATACACGATCAGCATGATCATGATCTTTGAATAAGAAAGGTAAATCTAATGCATGTAAATCTTTGTTGTAGTCAGCCAACCATGTTGTGTAGATATGGCTCATTTCAATTTCGCCAGAATCAATCAACCCCATTAAGTCGTCTTTCATAATGTGTTTGCCATCATTGTATTTTTCTGAATAATCAGACAATGATAGAACTTCGCACTGGAAATTACCACCAGTCTTTTCATTTACTTCGGCTACAAATGCCTCAGCTACTTTTACAAAGTAGTCAATTGGTTCATGGGCAATCACCCAACGAATTGGTTTTGTCATTTTATCTCCTGATATAAGGTACTATTACAACCTTATTTATATGACTAATTTGGCCAATCTATATCATAACGCTGTAAATGGTATTTAAAATATCGTCTTACAGATAGGTTTTTTCTGTTCAAGATTTGGTAGTTGGAATCAAGTCCAAGTAAATGACGTCCTCTAACATCTTTTCGAACTTCCCTTGGTTTGCGTTTTGAGTTCAAATTTCCCAAAGATTCCAGCTTGGTTTTGAAATGGAAGTACCAGTCGTTCTTGTCTAGATCGTAGATATATTGTCGCTGAGCATATTTGTATGTTGCAAGAGTACTACCAATTTTCTGACCATTGTTATTGTTAGCCATACTCCATTGTTGATATTCGCCACCATTATACCAGTTTTCCATTGAGTCAATACATTCGCGAATCGGTATGGTATAATTAAAGTAGATCGCACCACGAACTGAACAATTTAAATACTTGACATTAAAAATTAACCACCAAAAGAAATCGTGTAAACTATGAATAGGAACAGATCCAGTATTGGCATTATGAACATACTTATGGTACAACAGCCTACCAAACTCACGACCCTCTGGTGTATTGTTATATGATAGATGTTTGATAATTAAATCTTTATACAAACTATAATGAGCATCAGCAGAAGATATCTTATTTTTGATTGACAATAAGTTTTGTCTTACCTCAGGACTTAAATCCTGAATGTAGTAATCGTAGTTGTGGTATAATTGTAAACCAATTGATGTACCAAAAATACAATCACCTTCGTCTGCAGTAATTGGTCTATAACCATCACGAATTAAATCATCATAGAAACATGTATATGAATCAATTACTTTTAATTTATTGTGTATAAATTTTTCCCAGAATACTGGATTTTCAGCAATACTATGTATGCTGGCGCAGACAACAACTGATTTTAATTCTTCTTCATTTAAGTTTTTAATCAACGAAGCAAGAACCAGTGTACTATCCATACCACCAGAATACATCACAACAAGTTTCTCACCATTATGAATTCTTTGACGCATTTGAAGCGCACGTTCATCAGTAACTTGTTCATACGATTTTGAGAAGTTTGGATCATATGGTGGCATTTCAAATCCAGGAATCAAAGGTTGTTTCCATGGCAACGACCACTCGCCATTGCGTGTGACAAATCTATTTTGCGTTAGACGTTTTGCAATATCAATGTAGAACTTTCCACCTGCGCCACATTCTTCTCTGGTCTCTGCCCAGAAACCTTGTTGTGGGGTTTGGTCTAGTCGAATGTTATAAAAATAAATTGGGTCGTCTAATGCTATCATAAAATTTTCAGATTTGGAACTTCATCAAGGAATTTATAATACTCATTGGCAAGAGTAACAACTTTGTTGTAGTCTTTCTCCCAAACACCTTTGATATTATCACGTGCTTCTTCAACACTGTTTGACATATAAAGTTGTTTCTTTACTTCTTTAATTACACCATCTTCAAATTTGGTTGCGTCTCTATATAATGTTACACCATTCAACCAGTCATTTGGTAAATATTGTTCAGCAAAAGTTTTGTTATCAACATAATTGACAATCGTATTAGATAAACTCAAAGCATATACACATCTATTAACATACTCAGCGTATTCTTTCAGCTGAATTAACTTATCGTATCTACTACCTGTGTCAAATTCTTTTGGTAATCCAACTTCAACAAGTTGTGTTGCGTCGTTTAACACTTTTACTGTAGGAATTTGACTGGTAATTAAATCAGCAGCAGCACCACGTTTCTCTGCTGTCTTATTGAACACCATGTAATTTAAACAGTTATCATTGGTCATACCACTAGTAATTTTGGGCAGAACATAAACTGTGGTCGCGATCTTTGAAGACAAAAGTTGAGCGGTCTGCAGTGTAATCCAGTAATCATAATCATCAAGCATAAGCCAACGATCAAAAATCTGACAGTAGATACCATTCGTTCTTCTATTTCCTTCCTCGTCGTAGTACATGTTATCTACGATTTTAATAGTGTTACGTTGCATAATTTATCCTTAATGGTGGAGGATGAGAGAATCGAACTCTCAATAATGACTTGCAAAGCCATGGTTATCCCATTTAACTAATCCCCCAATTGGTCTCAGTAGAAGGATTCGAACCTTCGACCCCCTGCTCCCAAAGCAGGTGCGCTAACCAGACTGCGCTACACTGAGTTAATTTTGGTGGTGATGGTTGGATTCGAGCCAACGACCCCCTGCGTATGAAGCAGATGCACTACCACTGTGCTACATCACCGAAATTCTGGTGCCCCAAGAGAGACTCGAACTCTCACGCTTGCGCACTGGCTTCTAAGACCAGCGTGTCTACCAATTCCACCATCGGGGCATACTTCTACTTCAATAAATGGTGCCCCCACACAGAATCGAACTGCGGATTGATGCTTACAAGGCAACTGTTATACCATTTAACTATGAGGGCAATAACTGGCTCCAGTGGCTGGGATCGAACCAACGACCAATTGATTAACAGTCAACTGCACTACCGCTGTGCTACACTGGAATAATGAATTTGTAAGTTGTGCCACCATCGTTATTGGCACCATTCACCTGTTTATACAAGGGCGACCAGGACTCGGTACGTCACTTGGGATTCATCCAGTTGATACGCCACCTGTATACCTCCACCGTAAACGGCGATAAGTCGGAATCGAACCGCAACCTTTTACTAACTTGGTCCTTCGAAGAAACTTCATTAGCATGACTTCACTTGCTGACACTTACAAAACTTGGTAGCGGAGGTTGGATTCGAACCAACGATTCTTGGCTTATGAGACCAAGCGGATAGACCACTTCCATACACCGCAACAATTATATTATGTATATATCTGTTACATACATAAAACAACTGGTGGGACTGCTGGGACTCGAACCCAGAATTGGCAGATTAAAAGTCTGCTGTGATAACCATTTCACTACAATCCCATTCGCTTTCGAACTTTCGTCTTTCGTTTCATTACTTTCTCCTTAAAAAAATTGGTACCCAAGGGTGGGAACGATCCACCGACCCTCGCCTTATCAAGACGATGCTCTACCACTGAGCTACTTGGGCATTATTATTGGTGCTGCCTAGTAGAATCGAACTACTTTCAATGGTTCTTCAAACCACCGCTATGACCACATCAGCTAAAGCAGCATTGGGGTGTCGTATGAGAATTGAACTCATGATGACGGAATCACAATCCGTAGTTTTACCACTAAACTAACAACACCATAAGATGGCGGTCTCAAGGGGTAACGATCCCCTTCTTCGACAGTGACAGTGTCGTGTGCGTCCATGAACACTTTGAGACCTGAATAAGTTGGCATTACGAAGTTTAGCCGTGCATCTTTCGTGCGCACCGAATAGACTGACTGACGTCAGCCCCAAATAACACGCTAGACCCTTTGTCTAGATTGACAGCAACGATAGTTGCTGTTTATGGTGGATGCGGTTGGAGTCGAACCAACAGTGCCAGAGGCGGGAGATTTACAGTCTCCTGGGGTTACCAGTTTTCCTACACATCCATTAGTAGAATTCTCTGCACTATTTGCCTACGTTCAACAGCTTTACTCGAGTTTACTGTTTATTGCGTAAGTTACATAACGAATGATCAATCCTCTGTGCTTACAGAGAATTCTACTAATGGAGCGGAATATCAGAATCGAACTGATGACCGAAGATTGGAAATCTGCTGTTTTACCATTAAACTAATCCCGCAACTATATGGCAACCTGAGTGTCTCACGACAAGTCTGCTACCATAGTAAAATACATGAGGATGATCAGCAACAACCATCACCCGATGGCTAACCACGTATTCGTCATACGATTGGTTGCTTCTCACATTACGTTCCAACTTTCTCCAGCGTGACCACCGTATCCACCTTTCGGCTTCGTTTCCATCTTTCGTGTAATCTAGCGAGAGCCAATCCGTCGATTGGTTATCCTCTCCTAGATCACCTACTGGTTTTGGTAACCCAATGCATTTTACTATGGTACTCGATGGGGGAATCGAACCCCTCCTTCCTGCCGTGAAAGAGCAGTGTCCTAACCGATAGACGAATCGAGCACATGGTGAACAAATTTTTAAAGAACAGTTGGCTGGGCTTTGCCCATTTAATGTTTCCTGCTCAGCGTTTTGCTTTTCAGCGTGCTTCGCGTTTTGAAACAACCTCAGAAACAATTATATCTCATTTCTGTTTATTTGTCAAGCACTATTTCTAGTAGCCTACAAAACAAAAAACCCCAAGGACTTTCATCTCTTGGGGTACTTTGGTTTGGAAACTTTTCGTTTACCTTACCGTACCCCCACGAATCTCTGGATTGTTATAGCCAAATGCTGATGTGCGTGTATCTCCAGCCCATGACTTCATGGTCTTATGACTTTGGAGATGTAAACACATTTGTAACATTTGAAATTAAAATCCTTTTCATTCATCGAGGTATCAATTATACCTCTTTTATTTATATAAGTCAAGCACTATTTTCAGTTGTTTCGGAAAATATTTTTGACCATGTTTGAAGTTTATTCAACTTCTCATTCTTCGCAGTCATAACAGCAGCTTCGCTAACGATACCGCTGTCAATCAGCAAGTCAATCATACACATTAAATCACCAACTTCTTCTTCAAGATGTTGTCGATTGCTCAATCCTTTGAAGAAATCGTCAGCACCAAACCGAAACACTTTACTAATCGCCTGAGTTACCTCGGCACATTCTTCCTGCGTAATCAGCAGGATTTCTTTTTGTACTTCATTCATCACTTCAATTCCTTTTCCTCAATATACCATTCTTGCAAATCGTAGTATTTCGCAGCTTTTTCTGCTTCTTCTCTACTACGATATACTGCTAGGTTATCGCCTTCGTCAATCAGAATGTAAACATATGTCTTCATACGCTTAACTCCCCAATCTTTTTCTGATTCATTATGCGTACTCATAAAATTTAACAGTCGGATCCAACTTCTGAAGTTGTTGGGCTACAGTTGTCAACTCGCGATACTTCGCTTGAACCACACTGCGTGGCAACTCACCATCACAAGTCAAATTCTCAGGACTCAAGTCAGCATGAATTTTATCTGCCAAACTTTGACGATCGGCATGACTATCGAGACTGTATTGTTTACCTTTGAAAATCGAATTCCACTGGTTTGTCTTGGCAACATAAGCATTTAACTGTTTCATTTCAAGTTCCTTTTTGATCATCATAAGATAATTATACGTCTAAACCGAATTTATGTCAAGCACTTTCTTTAATAACCTTACAGTCTGTAGGGGTATCTGTAAGTCCTTGAAAGTAAACGATTTGTTTTAGGACTGTAACTCTTAGGTCTAACTAGAAACCCAACACCGCTATTATACACCGACTGTTAATTAATGTCAAATGCTTTTCCGAACCCCCCAAAGGGATAAATATAATTCGAATCCCATAAAAACAATAAAAAAATGGATCCCTTAACACTCTTTGCGCTTGCGAATGGGGCAGTCTCGGCTGTCAAGGCAGGATGTAAACTATACAAAGACATAAAGGGTGCTGCTGGTGAAGTCAAAGATGTTCTAAAAGATTTAGATAACCAGTTCAATAAACTTCATCCACCAGAAAAACCTGCTACTGTTGCACAGAAAAATGCTTATATACAGGAAAAGAATCGTGTAATCGAGTTAAACAAAAAAGCCAATGCTAATGATCACACTGGTGTGTATACTGAGATCGGCGAACATCTAGGTACATACTACGATAACTATTACAAATGTATTGCTATTTTTGATGAAGAAGAAAAGAAGAGTAAGAATGAAATTTATACAGGCGACGCCAGTTTAGGTAAACGTGCTTTACAACGTGTCTTGATGCGCAAACAATTAGAACAGATGGGCACTGAATTGCGTGAGATTATGGTATATCAAAGCCCACCTGAACTTGGTGCACTTTATACTGAAGTTGAAGAGATGATGGGAGTTATGGGCAAACAGCAGAAGAGTCTTATCATCCAACAAATGAAGAGGCATGCAATTGAAGAAAAGCGCAGAGCTGCAAGAAGAAGACAACTTAATGAGCAATGTTTATGGGGAATTGGTGTTATGGTTTGTATTTTCTTTTTTTTCTTTATAATGATGTTAGTAGCAAAATCTCGCCAAGAAATGTATCCACAATATGGTAATGAGTTATTCCCAAAGACAGAGGAACAACGAAGAAGAGAAGCATTGCCACAGGTATATGTAGGCAGATAACTAAATAAAAGAGCGGTAAGTCTAATAATAAAAATAAAAGGAAGACTAAAATGGCAGAAGAAAACAAACAGAACGACAAAGGTGCATTCATCGAGAAGTTGCTATTTGCACTATTACCATTACTAATCGGTTCTACTGGTTATCTGATTAGTGCATTGGGTTCATTACAACATGATGTAACGATTTTAAATCAGAAAGTAAGTTTGGTTGTTACCACAGATAACAAACAAGCATCTAACACTGGTGCTGAATTGGCTCGTGAGAAACTACGTCAAGATCTTGAAAAAGAAATCCAAAAGAATCGTGATAGTATCATGGAGAATAGAACTCACATTGCTATCATTGAAGATAGACAAGGAATCAAAAATAAGATTGGTCCAGTAAAATCTGATTAAGGAAATTAAAATGGCAGAAGTAAAACAATTATCACGCAGCGAACGTGAAGCATTAATTAAAGACAAGGCTGGTTGGGTAATTGTTGTATTTGCAGCATTACTTGCGATTAATACATATATGGCTGGTGGTAACAGTAGTAAAGTATTAAACAACACAATTGATGCAAATAATACTTGGGCATTTTATCAAGCAAAATCAATCAAGCAGACTCTCGCAGAAATGAGATTAGAAGATGCTAAGGATCCTAAGAAAATTAGAGAGTTAGCAGCTAAGATTGAACGCTACGAATCTGATCCAAAAACTGGAGAAGGTAAAAAAGAATTGATGGCAAAAGCACGCCACCTCGAAGATGAGAGAGCAGTTGCTAAGTCACGTTCACCATGGTATACATACGCAGGAAGTTTGTTTCAAATTGCGATTGTATTACTAACAGCATCTATTCTTTCAGTCAAGAATAGTTTGTTTAATGCAAGTGTAGGAGTAGGCATAATTGCAGCGATATTGATGTCGCAAGCATTGTGGTTATGGATTTAATTTTTTAAAAGGAATGATATGGATATCGAAATGAAAATCAGAAACGCGAAATATATTTGTTTGTTTATGTTAGCAGTAATAGTTGGTAGTTATGCTTTCCACGCAATGGCTTGGACTCAGCGTCAACCATTACCAGTAGCAGAATGTAAAGTACATGCACCTTACGGTTTCCCACAAACAGGTGGTGCTACTCCAATTTGTCGTCAAGCATATTTGGTTGGTTATGATGCTGTTGCAAAATTACCAAAATTTGTAACATATGAGTTGGCTCCAAAAAATGCACTTGGTTGCGTTGCTCGTACTAATGCTTTTGCTGCTGACCAATCTGTTCAAGGTGGTGCAGTTCCAGGTGATTATGTTGCTACAAATTATGACAAAGGACATATGGCTCCAGATGGAGATTTGTCTTGGGATCCGCAAGTAGAGTATGAATCTTTTTTGATGACCAATATGTCACCCCAAGCTGGCTCTTTGAATCGTGGCATATGGAAACTGTTAGAGACCTCTGTAAGAGGATGGTCCGTTCAAAGAAACCAATCGTATACGATTTATGTTGGAGGCATCTATGGTGCGACTGACAGAAAAATTGGTAATGGTGTTATCGTTCCTCATGGGTTTTATAAAATTGTAATTAACAATCAAACCAATGAAGTTGCTGGTTGGTCATTCCCTCATGTACCACCATACCCAAATTTGGGTAACGACTTACGTCCTTTCCGCAAACCAATCGCTGATATTCAGAAAGAAGCTGGTGTTAAATACGCATTCCCAGCTGGCGCAATCGAACTTGCTCCAGGAAAAGAATGGCCAGTTGATTTTGGTGCACTAACAAAAGCAAAACGTGCTAAGTGTGGTGCAGGAGCAAACGATGACTAAAATTATCACAGCTTTAGTTGTACTTCAGATTGCTGCTTGTTCAGTAATCTTACCAATACCACATGATCCAGTTATGTTTGGATATTTGGTTGATACAAAAATTGCTGTAGATAGATTAAGTTGTGATGAGAAAACATGGGCATGGGAAACTGCCCAATCTCAAATCGAGAGATTAAAAGTTTATTCAACTCTAAGGCATGACCCACAAGCAGAAGCAGCAGTAAAACTTGAAAATGCTATTAAGAAAGCAAAAGATTCAAATAATAAAACATTCTGCGAATCAATTCTTAAACTTAATAAAACACGTATCGACGTAATTGTTGATGCATGGAAGGGAAGATAAAATGTTAGAGCAATTAAGAGAAACAGCTGGACTTGGTGGTCCAGCTGCAGGATTAGCAAATGAGTTATTGGTTCTTCAAGATCAATTTACTTCTGGTCAACTTACTAGAGAAGAGTTTGAATTTTTGGTTTCAGAAATTGCAAATATTCGTGCTCAGCAAGAGTTAGCATCTGATGAAATGGCTTGTCGTTTCATTATAGAATCAGCAAAGAATATACTGTCGATGGTAGCGTAGAATGAAAAAATATCGCTCAATTTTTATTAGCGATGTTCATTTAGGTACTCGTGATTGTCAAGCTGACAAACTGAATAATTTTTTAAAGCACAACTCCTGCGATACTTTATATCTCGTAGGAGATATTATTGATGCTTGGAAAATACAACAAAATAAATGGCGATGGAAACAATCACACTCGAACGTCGTACGTAGAATTCTTGGTCACGCCAAACGTGGAACAAGAGTAGTTTATGTAGCAGGTAATCATGATGAATTCCTAAGACCTATGATTCCGTATGGTTTCAGCTTCGGTCTAATTGAAATAAAAAATCAAACAGAACATATTGGTGCGGATGGTAAGCACTATCTAATCACACATGGAGATTTGTTTGATGGTATCACAAGACTTGCTCCATGGCTTGCATTTCTTGGTGATAAATTATATGACTTGGTTCTTGATTGGAATTCAAGTTTTAATTGGATTCGTCACAAATTTGGATTTGGGTATTGGTCACTATCAAAATACTTGAAACATAAAGTTAAGAAGGCATCTGATTTTATGTTTCAATTTGAACGTAATCTAGCAGGTTATTGTAAGAAACGTGGCTTCGATGGTGTGATTTGCGGACATATTCACCACGCTGAAATAAAAGAGATAGATGGTGTTATATACATGAATGACGGAGATTGGGTTGAGTCATGTACTGCTCTGGTTGAGCATTATGATGGCAAGTGGGAAATAATTACATGGACTAAGGAGAATGACAATCCATGATAGAAGATAAAGTAACAATTGTAGTTCCTTGTAAAAATGAAGAGAACTACATTCCTCATCTATTGTTGCACTTGCGCCAGCAAGAAGGTATTGGTAATACAAGAATCATTATCGCAGACTGTTCTACAGATAATACACGAGAAGTCATTCAAGTTATGAGAGGTAACTTGAATGTGGAAATTATTGATGGTGGTCCAGTTTCTATTGCTAAAAACAATGGAGCAAAGTTAGCTACTACTCCATATGTTTTATTCATTGATGCAGATGTGCGATTCTTCAGTGATACAGTTATCCGTGATACTGTAGAAGAATTAGAAAAAAGAAATTTGGATCTTATTGGTTTGCGTATTAAATGCTATGATAAAGATAAAAGAACGCAGATTGGATTTATGCTGTTCAACGCAATCAATATTGTTATGAGTAAGAAAGTGCCATTCGCTGTAGGTGCATATGCTCTTACACGAAAAGATAAATTTTACGAGTATGGTGGTTTCGCTGAAAAGTATGGAACGAGCGAAGACTTTTTCTTGTCTAAGCAGTACGATCCTAAAAAATTCAAATTAGTAAAGCACTACTTCGGACAAGACAGTCGAAGATTCAAGCGAATGGGTTACACTGGTATGGCAATGTATCTTGTCAAGAATTTCTTAAATCGAAATAATGAAAGATACTGGAATAACTTAGATTATTCTAAGTACTGGGATACTACCAAGACCCATCGTCAATCACAACACTAATCCCAACAAACAATAGTGTCAATTTACAGAACCATGATTTTGGTCCCATAATTTCATCACGACCACTTGCCCACCCCAATCTCCAGTGGAAGGGGTTAACTACTATCGTGATGAAAACACCTGAATATTGAATCCATTTTGCTATTTTCATTAATATAAATCCTTAACTTGATCACAAATCCCCAGTTTTAGTGCTTCTTTTGCACTCAACCAAACATCCTGAGGTGGGAGAAGTTTCTCACGGATAGATGGCTCATCTAGACCTGTGCACTTTTTATAATGTAACATAAGTCGTTTGGTTGTTAAATCATATTCTTTTACCGTAGCAATAAGTTCATGTTCTTTTCCGAACGAACCCCAACTATATTGATGCGATAGAATTGATGTATTTGGTGTAAGCAGACGATGTCCTTTCTCACCAGCAATAAACATCAATAATCCAGCAGATGCAATTTGTCCAAGCCCAATAGTTCGGATTGGCGTAGCACTGCCTTTCATACAATCAATGACTGCGAAGGCAGCATTAAGATCGCCACCTGGAGAACAAATTACAAGATTAAGTAAATCGTATTGTTCTTCGCCCATGTTACAAGCAAAAATCCACTCAACAATCTGCCTACATGAAGTCATAGTAACTTCGTCCATAAATAGCAGAAAATTTTGTTTCGGGGCATTACCTGCATTCAAATTGATATTAAGTTTTTCTGTCATTTATTGTAATCACTTTCGGGTCAGTATAAAAAATATGTCTTCCAATTTTGGTAGTTTTTTGTAACTTTGACCATCCTGGAGAGACATAGTCGGCATGATAATATATAGCACCCTTTGTTACATCATCAATAACTTGATAGTTGAAGTAAACATAAAGTGCCACTTGTCTTACATCATTATATAATTCTTTCTGTGTTGCTGATACAGCTTTCTTACCTTCACAAAACCAAGTGAATTGGCACGTTGATTTTACTTTTTGTTTAACAACTCCGCAGACGCTGTCTTCAAACACGTTTGATTTGACACGATTTAATGTAACCAAACCTACTGCAATTTTGCCAGTCTCTGGTTCATAACCTGCTTCGTAAAATATATTATCTGTTAAACAGTCAATTTCCTTCTTCTCTTTTGCATTTAGATGTGTATATGGAACATCTACAATCTTTGTTCCTGCTTTTGAATTTTGCGTTGCGGTAAACAACAGTGCAACAAATAATATAATTGTTATTAAAATTGAAATTAGATATTTCAAAATCATCTCCTTAATTAGTTAAAGAGTAAGGGTGATGAAACCCCTACTCCAATCCCATATCAGGTGGACTTCTTGATAGTAGTCTTTTCTTGTGTAGTTTGTGGGGATACGTTAGAAACAAAACCATTCAGCGTTTGTGCTTTGCTGATGATATCATTTTCTGATGGGAAGGCAGGGAATCCTGGATGATCAGGAATCGTGCCACCATTTAGTTTAGCAGATTCGACTTTCGTTTGCCAGTCGTTGCTAATTTGTTCACGTTTGCCGTAGTACTCATCGCTGAGCATATCTTTGGCCATTTTTAAAAGTTCGAGACGAATCTCAAAAGGTGTCATATTTGACATAGTTTTCTCCTTGTGTTGTGTGTAAAAAAATCAAATTGTGTGTTCATGATATAGACTATTATTTAGTCAAATGTGATACTGGGAAGACGAATCTTCCCAGTTTTTTTACGAATTAAAACGATCTAGTATAAGATACGTATGTTCGATTAAAAGCATTATCACCATTTACATCATCATAGCCAAGAGAGATACTGTCTTTCTTGGTAATAGCATAACCCAATGAGTAACGAATTGAGTTTGTTGTATCTGATTTATCAGAAGCAAATGCTGTACGGAAACGATAACCAAGTTTAGCAGTCAAACCTTCAACTGGAGTTTTAACAATAACTCCTGGCTCTACTGAGTAGTAAGCGAAATTCTTACCACCAGTAATACGCTCACCAACAGCACCACGTGCGTAACCAGTAATAAAGTTATCACCGATCAATCCCATTTTGCCTGTAACACCAGCTTCATAACGTGAGGAAACTGTATTTGCAGAATCAGTAGCTGTGTTTAGAATGCTAACATCACCATCGATTTGTTTTGTTAGAGATGTTTTAACATCTAACTTGTACACATCACTCATGGCTTTACTAGAATCTGCTTCTTGACGTCCATAAGTTACTGTTGCTGAAGTGTCGGCGAATGCCATTGAAGATGCAGCGAGCAATGCTGCTGCGATTAGTTTTAATTTCATGTAATATCCTTTAAAAATTCAAAAAACAAAATGGCAGGTTCTTCTGTTACGAGGTGAACCTGCCGAAACCCTAAGCAGTGTTTAGGCTGCTAATGCGTAGACAGAGTCGTTTGCATTTACTTTTTTTATGCGATTTACAGTCGTCATCTACTGTGTTGCCGTCTCTACTATCTCACCCTGTCGAAACCTAGTCACCCCCATCAAAAGCACTTCTCGTTTTACATTCCCCTGAATACATCATTTCTGGTTCAGCTAATACGCAAATGCTTTTGGTGGAGGTGGGGAGAATCGAACTCCCGTCCAGAATGCCTTCGCTTTGAAGGGATTACAACAATTACTTAACTGCTTGAGTGTGCTTGTGTTTCAAAGACTTCTTAAGCAGTTTCATCCAAAACTTCTTAACCTTGTCTGCTTTATGCTCGACTTCGGCTTTGTTTAGTTTTAAAATTAGTGCCTTAACTTTCATTGATTCGGTACCAATACTTGTCTGTAGCAATTACAGTATGCGTCAAGGATATTTTCATAATGATAGCCATACGGCATTGCTGGTTGTTGATAGATTACCTGTGGTGGCATTTGTTGAACCACAACAGGTGGTTGTTGAACCACAACAGGTGGTTGTTGAACCACAACAGGTGGATAATAATATGGCTGAGGACGATGCAACTCATAACCAATAATACCACCAATAATAGCTGGACCAACCCAACCAACATGACCACCACCATACCCACGTCCTCCATGGGCGAATGCTTGACCACTGATGCTTAATGCAGCAATAAGAACCAAAACGAACTTTTTCATTTTACTCTCCTAGTTTCCATAATATAATTATACCTGAAAACGGAATTAATGTCAAGCACTATTTATAACGTGGAACCACCTACAGGACGATTGCAAGCGCACAATTCGCCAGTCTGCAAGGCATCCAGAATTCGAAGAGTCTCATCTGGGCTTCTGCCTACATCTGTGTTGTTTATCGTCATGTGTTGAATTACATTTGCTGGGTCAATAATATATGTAGCTCTGAATGCACAACCTGTCAAATCGTTGAATGCACCAAGTTGGTTAATTAACCCATCTGTCCATTCATTGTTCTCATTTCTAAACATGTTTCTTACTGTGTCTGCAAACATCCAACTCTTTAGATTTGTCAAAGTCATGTCCGCATTTTTCCAAGCAATTTTACAGTATTCATTATCTGTACTACCGATAAGTAATTCTGCATCACGTTTTGCGAATTCGTCATGTAGATTATCGTATCCAACAATTTCTGTTGGGCAAACAAATGTAAAATCTTTTGGATAATAAACAACGACTTTCCATTTTCCTGGAAAAGATTGTTCATTAATCTGTTCAAATGTGTTGTCTGGTTTAACACCAACTAACACAAATGGATCTAATTGTTGTCCTAGCATTTTCATATTTTGTAAGTCTCCTTATATGTCTTTCTCAATTCAATAAATTTTCCAATCCACTCATCACGCTTTTCATGGAACACTAATGTTTGTTGTCCATCGACAGCCATAATAATAATTAGATTGGGAACTGAAACACCAGTTCGTTCTTCAAATGCAACAGCATACGCTGAGCATTGCATAAAATACCCATGAATATCGTCACGAGATTTCATTCTTGCTGAAGTCTTAAAGTCAATTACTGCTTTCTTACCATTGTATTCTGCAATACAATCTACCGTTCCAGCCACTTCTAAGTGGTCAGAATATAGTGGCGACTCCAGCGCACATACGTTGTTTATTTTTTTGAGTTCTGGTAATATCTCAACCCAAGTTTCGTAGTCAACGAGATTTGGTTCAACATGTTCATTATTGAGATATGTTTCGCAGAGGGAATGAACTCTGGTTCCACGCTTTGCTGCTTTGGTGCTGATTCGATTGGCTTCTTCGTTTCCGACTCTGTTTCGCCATGCGATGATTGCTTCTTTGCCAAGCAATCCTGTAACTGTGGTGACGGAAGGATAGCGTTTACCCGACGGAGTTTCATATAGTCTTCCGTCGGGAGTATCGATGCGTGGTAGTTTGTGTAAATCATAATGTAAATGAGTAATCATATTAGTCCATAGTTTGAATTGCAGCCTTACATGCGTGGAAATGATTAATGCGATCTGCTAATCCAATTTCACCACCATTGATTTTATGTGTCAATGTTTTCATGTCCTCTTGGTCAGCCCAAGTATTTAAATTATTTTTCCACCAGAACCATGCAGCTGACATAGCAGCACCTTCATATGTTTCTAGATACTCAACAGCTTCGTCAATAGTTAGACCAAGATCTGCTGCAAATGATTCATAGTTATTTTTACCAGTCAATTGAATTAATCCACGACCACGGTATTTGAAACCATCACCAGATTCTTCATCGCCATTACCCATGCGATTAGCATAGACACGATTTGCGATTGCTTCTGGATTGCGTTCGTATGGTTGAGCAGCTTCTAGTGTTGGGAAATACTTATGGAAAGTACCAACCAAACCTTGTGCGCCATAATTCAAATTTTCTTTAACAGCATTGAAACCACCTGACTCATGACCAACTTGTGCTAAGAAACAAGCAAGTCTTGATGTTCCAGTAATGTCATATGTTGTGCAAGCAGTAGTTAAACCCTCAACGAAACCTTGTAGTTTCTCTGGCTTTGTTTGTGGTGCGATCGTTTGTAATAGTTGTAAGGTGATCATCTCTTATCCTCGTAATCTTCGTATTTTAATTTAGCCAAGATATAATCTTTGACTAGCGATGAGCGAACAATGTCATCTACGGTAAATTCAATTCTAGTAAATGCTTTCATGTGTTGGGCAATATCAAAGAATTTTAAAATACCACTAACATCGGTCTTACGTTTATTTAGGTCGGTCTGACGATAGTCGCCACACCAAATAATTTTAGACATATGTCCAACACGTGTCATAACAGTATCAATCTCATCATAATTTAAATTCTGCATTTCATCAACGATAATGATAGCGTTGTCGAAAGACATACCACGAATAAATGAAGTAGAAATAAATTGAATATAACCTTGCTCTTCCAATCTATCCCATGCATCCTTACGATCAAATAACTGATGGCAAATCTGACGATAGGGTTGTTCGTAGATTTCCATTTTCTCACCAACATCTCCTGGTAGATGTCCCATTTCTCGAGACTGTACCGCAGAGCGAACAACAATAATTTTATTGAATGGGTTACTTTTATCTAACACTTCTTCGATTGCTTTGTATAAAGCAATAAAAGTTTTTCCTGTTCCTGCTACACCATGTAATGCTATAAAATAATCACCTTGTTTATATGCGTCGAAGAATCCTTTTTGATTTGATGTTAATGGCTGAAAAGTTTTTAAATTATCTAATCTCAGCTTTAACTGATTACTCGCTACTGGTTTGGTTTCACGTTCTTCATAATGTATGTCTACTATTTTCTTAGCTGCAGAAGTGCGTGCCATTCGTATTTCCCTATTTTTGTTAACGAATATTGTCCTTTAAAGTGCTTCCTGGCATACTGCCATGAATTTTTTGAAGGACATCTCTAAACCCTCCAGGAAGTTTTGGTGTATCGCGAACTAATGCTGGCGCACCAATAACTGATTCCATGTGTGGGTTTTCTTTTAGAAATTCTTCTCGCTGAGACCAACTCATAAACTTCTCAGTGATCTCTTCGGTTTCTTTATTTTTAAAGACGTATGTAGGCATATTTTTATTTAGTCAGGTAAGTGCGATTTAGCATAGTATGATTGTGGTCAGTTGGACCCCAATCGCCATCTGGGTGATAAGCCAAAACAACCATCTCTTGTCCAGTTGTGACAAATCTATGTTTCTCTTGTTGTTCTATACAGAAAATAGCACCAGTTTCTAATTGAATACTTGTTTCTGTGATGTCACCATCATCATTTTTCCAAGGATTGATTGTAGCATAACCAGTTCCTCTCACAACTATACCAAATCTGATACTTGGGTGTGTATGATAAGACTGCTCAGTACCTTTCGGAAAATGTAACATATTCAATGATGGATCACCAAGTCTTGATGGATAGATTAGCAATGAATCTGAACATCCATCAATGTATGATAGACGACCACGTTCTTCTAGTGGACCACCAATTATATTTTGCCCACGATATCCGATGCGTGTAAACACAGCAACCTTACCTACGTAAAATAGTTTTTCATGATCATGTGACCAGTAACAGAAATAATCTCCCTGCGTAGCAACTTTACCATTTGGGAAATTAACATCGCCTTCGATCACATAACCATAGATTGTTGAATACTCTTTTGTATAAAAATATCCTTGGTCACCAATTTCATTAATGTCAAAAAGATTCGCAATAGATGGATACATAGTATCAGATCTATCGATATATGTTTGTCCAGTAATCATATAAAAGAGTTATCCTTAATCAAAAATAGTTGTGGGTCCAGTTTGTCATGATAATTGTAGTTTTCATCAATCGCAAACTTCATTGGTTTGGCATAACAGATACTGTTGAGATTATTACTGTCTACCTTATTTGTTATATAGTCGTTATCGTATAAATCCAAAATATATTCTTTGGCTTGTGGCTTTCCTTCAAGTTTATTGTGATTGTTCATTGCCCATAATTGAAACACATCACTAGTAAAGAAGCCAATATAATTTTGTTCTGGAAATAATGTATCAGTATGTTCAGCAAAAGCAAGTAATCTTGTATAGGTTTTATCCCAACGCAAACACATATATAACCACCAGAAAAAATCTCTAAGATTTGTCAACTCAACAGGAGATTTAGCAGCAACCTGTTTCATGTAACCAATTAGTTTCTCTGTTTCTTCCTGTTCTCTAAACATATAATCGTCTTTTGTGTTTAGAAGAATCATTAAGTTATCATCTGTTACTGGCATTACCAAATCTCTCTCATCATACTGAGCAAGTTTTGTTGACCCAAAAATCTCATCGCCACCATGACCAAATACGCATACATAATCTTCGCGACCAAGATAGTGTGAAAACAGAATCGATGGTAGTGACAAAAATTTACCAAGTATATTATCTTGATAAAACTTCTCTTGTAATGCAGTTTCTGATGTAGCGATGTAGATATCTCTACGTTGCGATATTGTTGTGTTCTTAATAAAGGCAGTTACCATTGCGGTACTGTCAATACCACCACCATAAAACAGAATCAATTTTTGATTTGGCTTTAAATTTGATAGAATTAGTATTGCTCTGGCATCACAACATTCTTCAAATGTGTAAGAAACTTTAGTGTATTCAGGAAGTGGAGAAATTGATGTTGTGTTGAATGGTGTTATCAAAGTATTTGTTCTGTCATGAACAGCACCATTGCCACCAAAGTAGTAAGAAAATTTATAGAAGTTTTCCATTCCTGGAAAATTTGGGAACATAGATTCACTGAAGAATTTATGTTTTGTTATGTGGCGATTGATACCATAGTTATAGTAACGTGTGTCATAGAAAACTTCAGCAGTGTTCAAAAAGATCAGTTTAGAAGTTTGCATAAAGGTAAGACTCTTTTATCAGTTTATTATATGTGTCGTTTACTTCAATCAAAGAAGCGCACTCTTTAATTTGTTTTGTAAATCTGTATTTGAATCTTTCGATTTCTTCTTTTCTACTGTTAGTAAAAGAATTAGATTTCCAGTTCCCATTCTCTGCACCAATTTGATCAAATTCAGCATCAGTCATTTTATATAACATATCAAGGCAAGCTGCTTTCTCGCTGAGGATTACCAGTCTATACATCTCTTGATTGTTTCTGACATTTCTTCTTGTGATTACACCTGTGTTTAATTTAAACACAAAACCATGAGGTAGGTTTGGATTGCAATCTAATGGGAGTTTGTGATTCGTGTTGATATTTGTCCACAATTTTGTATTGTGATCCATCATATTGGTAACAGTCTCTAAATGGTTTGAAAGGCAGATAAATCTGCCAGTATTTGCTTCAAGTACAGCGTGTATTTTAGAAGACTTGTTAATTATATTTGGAATTAAATTATAATTTTCTAGTTCATACTTCATTAGCAATCCAAGATGGTTGTTCACGATTTTTCCAAGAGAACATTCTTTGTTTGTCCCCAAGGTAGTAATTCATATAAGATTTTATTGAATTACCAGCTACTTTGTATTTATCTGGCATCGCAGGAGTTGGTTCAGTAAACTCGCCTTTTGGAATTTTATAAGGAACACGACGAAGTGGAATTATCAATTTCTCACATGCGTGTACCTTGTTATATCGATAAGTGTATTCATCCATCAATTCACGCCACATCACATAGAGCCAATCATAATTTTTATCAGATTTCCTTACCCAAATAGCGGAAGGGTGATTGATATGGGTAGCACTATACAAAATACCATCACGATTGTCAGAAAGTTCATATCGTGTCTGTTTTCTTCCAGATTTAGATAGACCAACAATTTGTATACCATCAAGAACACGATGAGCAGTAGAAAGAAGTTGTGCATATTCTAGAATCATCTTTACGCAGTGTTTATCGACATGCATTTCTGCACAGGTTTGGGGATCATTATCAAGATAAAAAATATTCATTTCTTTATAATTTCTTCAAGAGCAGTTAATTGTAAAATGAGATTATCCAAACGCATCAGAGTTGTGTCAATATGTTTATCATTATGAAGAATACCATGACCACCTTCTTTATCAAATGGTGTAATGCAACCAATTGAGTCATCAATTAGAATTGAAGTTGATGTTGCGTATTCTGCTTTTTCCTCTTTGCTTCGAACGAAATTTGCTTTATATGGAATGTTATGTTTTTTCAACCAAACAAGTTTTTGACGCTTGGCTTCAACACCTTGAGAAATATCATGCGTTCCCATTGAAGTTAAAATCTCAACGCGAATTTTACCTGTTAGAGATGCGACATGCCTTAGCAATCTATTTGCGTTTGGCATAGGATCTAACTTCTCAAAGATCTGATGTTCCATAACTGAAGAACGAAACTTCTTTCGATCTTCTTTATGTGGGTCGTACTGCTTATACTCTTTGTCAAAGTCAGCAAGTACACCATCCATATCCAAATATAACGTAATCATTTTTTTACAAATTTTCCAAAATCGGGTGGTTTCCAACCCTCTGGTTTTAAAATCTTACCATCTTCACGACGGATAACTTTGCCTGTTAACTTGTCAATTTTTGCGAGATTACTCCAAGCACCTTCATCCCATGCTCTTTCACAATCCCAACCACGTGCTTTCATATATCCAACAATTACCCATATCATATCAAAGCAAGCATCAAGCTGTTCAGCATCATCACTTGCTGCTTCTGCTTCCCAAAACTCATCTTGTTCTTCTTTGATGAGTTTTAAATACAGATGCGCAAGATCAGAAACCTTGTCGTCTGGTGTACTTGGGTATTGTTGCCCACAAGCATGTAGGAAAACTGATACATCAGTAAATACTTTACTCATGATTAGTACTAATTGTTGGATTTAAACCAAGACCACAACCAGATGGTTCCCAGCAAACATTCTGCCCCATCTGTTCACGTGACATACCACACTTAGAACATTTCTCACCACCATAGTTGGCAAATGGCCACATGTTATTGATTGGTTTGTTACGATCAGTTTCGTAATAATATTCAGAATGCCCATCGCCCTCTGTTTCTAAATCATAATCAGAAAGAAAATCTTCACCAGCAGGTGTTAGACTAACAAAATCTTGTGACTCATCAACAAGCATGTAGCGTTCATTGATATCAAAAATAAAACCACATCCACGAAGGAAATCGTTGAAATGGTCAGCGATTTTATCATGCGTAATTTCGGTAAAAGTATGACGGACTTCTTGAATGTTTCCATCTTCATCTTCATACTCACGAATAAAAATATAACGATCTGTCATTTAATGTTCCTTTTTCTACATTCTTCCATAACTTTGACTGGCACATCAGGATGCCAACCACCCATTAACATTCTACAATCATAGGTAACTTGATCAACGACCTTACCTGAAAAATACAAAGCAGCGATTAATGCAGCTGTTGGTACAACCATAATCAATATGCCCAATACTTTATGATTAAATATCACGTGTCTCGCCTTCTTTTGTAAAGAAAACTTCCATCTTCTTCTCATCGCCCCAACTCTTACAATAATCATTGTCGATATCACAAAGAGCCAACGCTTCCGCTTCAGTAACAATTCGATGACTCATGATAGTTTCACCAACATGTTTCTGTGAGAATTCTTTTGCTGTTTCACAAGTAACATCATCAAGCGCATATTCAGGGTTAGAAGCAGGTGCCTCAACCATATATCTCTCACGAAACATAGAAACTGTTTCAACCATTACCCAAACTTTATCACCAGTATTTGCTTTAGTCGCCATCTTTATTTCTCCTTGCTTGTACTTCTGCTTCATGTGTATCACACAAAGTGCGAATCCACCCACCACTACGTCTCTCACCAATTGAACCACACTCTTCGCATGTAAGACCACTCATAGATTCAGCCAACGAAACTGCACCATTGACGTATTCATCGCCACCACTATAATAAAAACGTAGTGTTCCAAACTTTTCTTTTATTTGGTCGATAGTAACCTGAGGAATCTCTGGTGGAATAATAACACCATTCTTCATAGTCTCTTCGGCTTGTTCAATTTCATAATCAGATGGCTCACGAGCACCACCAGAATAAAATTTCAACAGCGCATCATAACCTTGTTCACGTGCATTGAATTTCTCAACATCACGCTGACGATTTTTGTTTTTCCAATCAATATGACTTTGGATGTTCTGACAAAGTGTATTCAAAATATTGAACCAACCAGCACCGCATGCGATACCACCATATTTCCCAACAAACATTTTAGGAAATACAGCTGGAAAATAATCTTGCATTTCTTCGCTAGTCATTTAGTTCACCACTTTTTCAGTCCACTCAATCGCCATCATCTTTGACAAGAATTCATCGAACTCTTCTTTAGAAGCATGCTCTTTAAACTCTTGACCCATAATACCAAGGAAAACACCAAATACTTGCATTGGGTTTTTGTTTTCTTTATAAACCAGTTCATCGTAGAAAGAACGAATCCTTGGGTACAACTCTTCAAAATTATCTTCCATTTTATCTCCAAGTTCTATGTGCTTCAGCAACGTGTTCATTACCATCATATTCTTCAATCACATAATCAACATCATCTGGAATTTCTACAACTGCCAATTCAGCGTGTTGACCCCATGCTTTATGTCCCAGTTCTTCAACTGATTGAACCAAAGCTGGATCATGTCGTTCGATCTCTCGTTCATAAACAGTTTGTTCAGAACGCAACTTATTGTAAGCCTGACGATCTTCCATAGACATAGAGTAGAATGCATCACCTTCTTTATCTTCAACACGATCTTCTGGCTTAACTAGCCAGTAAGTCCAAAACTTCCAGCTACCAATACCCGTGTCTTGTTCTGGATACACAGTGATACCTTTGATCTCAAAGTATCGCATAACTGCCTCATGGCTCAAACCAAAACCACCGAAACAACGATTGATTACTACTTTCATATATTTTCCTCATCAATACCAAGGGACTTACCAATTACTTTTGCTTTTATCATATCTGGGATAGAATGATATGGTGGTTCCAAAATGAATGGACAACAATCAACACCCCAAGAATAATTTTTAAAAAAATTTCTTACAACATCAATATCCTTCTTTGAATCTTTATCAAAGAATCGTTTAGGTTTTACAATCTTTTCAAGAATCATAGTATAATTATACCCTTTTTTTTATTATTAGTCAAGCACTTTCATTACTTCTATGTTACATTTTTTAAGAAATTCTATTCCCAATTCATCGCGATACGAATTTCGATAATACACATTTCGAATTCCTGCTCCGTAAATTAGTTTAGAACAATGAATGCATGGAGCATGAGTACAAAACATAGTAGAGTTAACACCAGCTTCACCATCTCGGGCAAGTTTACTGATCGCATTTGCTTCCGCATGAATTACCTCTTCTTTCGTCTTACTAATGACGCCACTATCTTCGTTAGTTTCGACCAAATCAATGTACTCACATTCGTTGTCCCAACCTGCTGGTGTGCCGTTGTAGCCAATCGATATGACACGATTGTCTTTGACCACGATTGCTCCGACTTTAAGTCGCTTGGCGTAGCTGAGTTTGGCGAACCTCTCAGCCATGTCCAAATACGCATCAATCCACTTTTTCTGCACTCTTCGCTACCTTTTTCGTTGTCGCTTTTTTTGCTGGTTCTGCTACCACCACACCTTCTGGCAAAACATCAGGGAAGTTTGCCTTAACAAATTCTGCTGTAATTTTTGGGTAAAGACTATCGATAACTTGATCTTTAACTGCGATTAGAATTTTCGCTTCTGATGGATGAATCGATTCAAGCAGTTGAACAAATAGTTGCTCGCGACGAAGACGTTTCTTAACATCACTAAACTTAGTGAAAATGTAGAAACGACGTGCTTCATTCATCAGATGAACAGGTACCATACCCAATGGTTGTGCGGATGGTTTAAATGGTGGCGCACCCTCTGGTAAATCGAAATGATACTCAACATCAAATGCACATTTCAATATAGTTTTAAAAGGAAAATTGTCTTTGTAATCAACAGCTTTTTTTGGATCCTTGTTAATTGCCTCAAAAATTTCTGGCAAGTAAGTTGGTTTGATATTTGTGCTCATTAGAACTCCTCAATTTCTTCTAGTAGTAAACGGCAACGATGGTCCATAAGATATTTCATGGCTGTCATTTTGTCACCCTTTGGTGGATTATTTAGATAACATCCAATAATTGCATTTTGGATATTCTCTGGGATAAAATTAAAATCAACAAGCGTAGCATTGCGATGCCAGTTACGACGCTCTTCATCATTTTTACAAGCATTGAATCCATTCTCAATAAACTCTTGAAGACGTTTTGCGCTCACAGGTTTTTGTCGTTCGCCTGTCATAAACACATCATCTTTACTGAGAATATTTGGAATACCATCATCACCTGCCTTAACAATGTGAGTAATAGTCTTTTCATGTAATTCTTTGTGTGTAGCTTTAATAAACTTTTTAGTATTCGGCGACCACTGTGTCACATTATCATATTTCTGAAGTTGTATAAAGTCATGGTCAGATGAAAGAATTAGCATCTTCTGTGGTTCAGTAACCAAACCTTCTTCAACAAGTTGGTTTTCTTGAGACCATTTACATAATACTGCAACAATATCATCTGCTTCTGCTTCATCAATATGCATAACACGATATGGGAAATACTCAGCAACATCCTGACGCATTGCATTCAATGTATCAAAGATAAGTGTCCAAGGTAAATCGCTTTTGTCACGTGCTTTCTTTCTACCAGCTTTATAATACTGGAAGAAATCTCTGCGCCAGTACTTACGTCCGTCACAACAAAGAACAATCTCACCATATTCTTTACCGTATTTCTTTTTAAAAGATTTGATTGAAGACAGTGTTACGTGTCGAATCAAATTGATAACCTTGTCCTGATCTCCACTCTTCAAGTCTTGTTGAAAAGTTAAAATAGAAGCAAGGGCAACTTGCGAGTAGTCAATTAAAATCATATCAATATACTTTCACGAGGATACATTCCTCATTAATTCTGCCATTCGGAGATGCTTCAGTTCCTTTGATTAGTTTATACGCAGCATTCATAGGACGCTTCGACATCGTCATCATAGGTTTCAACTGTTCCGCAGGTTTGCGTAGGGTTTTAGAACCAGATGTTTTCGTATCATAATTTAGAATAGACGTACCTTTGACAGTCAACATTCCACCTTCGATCGCACGATATACTTGGAGTTTACGATACTTCGTATTATATACCCAAAGTTCATTAGAACCAACGATAGTCGGTGCGGAGATGGATTTGATTCCAAGTTCAGTATCTTCTTTCTTAAATTTCAAATTCTTGACAATCTCACCAGCAGGTTTTGCTTTACGAGCACGTGGTTTACGAACAGCAACTTTCTTGGCTTGTTCACAGTTACCGATGATCGTTTCAATCAAACTGATAAATCGCTTCAACTGTGGCTTGGTAAAGTTTGAGTAACCTTCAACAAGTTGCTCATCATTACCTTCAAGCACTTCTTGTAGTTCAGCCAGCAATGGACGATAGAAATCCGCAAGCAGTTTAGCAACTGGTGTTGAGATACCATTCATAGAAATCTTAAAGTTGGCAGGACAACCAGACATAACGAATTCGTCAATCTGACCATCAATCTCGCCACCGATCTCTCGGCTCTTCTCTATGATACGATCCTGAATAGAAACAACAACAGCTGTCTTTGCTTGAACAACTTGTTTTACTGGTAGGGGTTTTTGTAGAATTTCTTGAACACGTGTAGTGATGTATTCTTCTTCTTTCTGCGATAGAAAAGAACCACGTGACTTCATGCGAAGTAGAACACCAAGAGAATGAAATTCCCAATCTGATATTTCTTCGAAATGATCAACGATAGCAGTCTCTTTCAATTTCTTGAAGTAAGAGATTGCCCATGCTTTACGTTGTTTGCTGTCTGCTTCGTTAGCATACCAGTTCAACGATTTACTAAGTTGAACCGAATATGCTTCGGAAGTTTCTGCACTGATAATTGGCTCATCGGTTTTGCCACTGGCACGATTGATGAGTTGTTGACGTTTGGTAGCTTGCGCTTCATTCATAGACATATTTGTCTCCTTTCAAGTATATATTATACCTGAAAATTGATTATTTGTCAAGCATTATTTTGAAGAAAAAGACAACCCTTTACCACCGACTACAGCACCCAAAATCAAGGCAGCACACCAAGTATCGAACGAAATTGGGATCGCCAGAACTGGGAACAGGGCATTGAGAGACCAGATCGTTGCGATTGGTCCAAGGATAATAACAGCGAGTGCGAACAGTAGAATCAAGACGAGTTTCATTTTCATTTTATTTACCTTTGATAATTGCCAATTTTTCACATGTAGAACGTGACTTGTCATTGTTTGATGTAATCTGTGTTGCACATGCTGCTGCCACTGGATCAATACCACGCTCAATTGCTTTTGTTACAATCTCTTTTGTATTGTTACTATCAATCACATTGTAGTATGTCATACAACCAGAAACTGTAATAATCACAGCACTAATCGCTGTTATAAAAATGCTTTCAAATTCAGACATTTTTTTCTCCTTCAATTTTTTTGGCTTCTTCGACCAGCGTAACGCTGAGAGAATCTGCGTCAATAATGTTGTCATCATCTCCAAAAACAACTGGCTCAGGTGTTGGAGGATACTCAGAATCTTCTGACAATGAACATTCAAATTCTTTAATAGAATCGAATCGGAAAGAACGCCAATCTTGTTTGTCCAAATCAAATACAGATATCGTCGCATCTGACGTACCTTTACCAGTACCTTTAGGATGTTTCTCTTGTGGGATATGTTCTTCATCTAGAGTGCACCTCATTACCCTTTCTTCGCCATTAATTTTAAAAAATGTAACCTGTACTTCAGCTATATGAAGCAAACCTTTGAACCATTTTTTAAAGTTCGGATGATTCAATTCTTCCTTTGCTCTTTGCATTTCTTCTTTAGACAATACTTCTGTCGCTTGTACATCAATAATTTCACTCATTAACTTTCTCCTTAAATAATAATTCGGAACCTTCTGCTACTAGTGCTTTCTTACCAGGAAATCTTTTACTGAAGATAGAATTTATCTCAATTAAATCTTTGCCTTGACAAACAAATTCACTTGTGTGTTTGTCATACAAAAAGAACATTTCATTCTGTTTCTCTACAGTAACAACCATAATATGTTCTTTATAGAGTCTCTGCGCTTCAGCAAGGGACTCAGCAATTTCTTCACGTATTAGTTTCCTTGCCTGATGTTTTGCGTATAAATGAATAAACCAAAAAACATTAGCAATCAAAAATAATAGAGTGAGAATTGTTTCCATCAAAACAGATCTCCTGTTGTGTCCTCTTCTTCATCAGGATAGTGTTTAACTTCCCATTTGAGAACTGCTAAATCTTGTTGCACCTCAGTGTCAATCCAACCTTCATTTCCACTGCAGTACCAATCAAGATAATCACCAGTACACAGAATATCAGCAACAAGACCGCCAGTTGATCTCCAGCTGTAGCTGATTACTTGACCATCTTTGTGTAGTTGATTGTTGCACAATGTAGAATAGAAACGCTTGCAATAATCTTTGCTAGTGCGCATCTTAAGTTTGATTGTTGTGCTATCTTGAATATCTCTAAACAAATTGATACGATTGTTATCTACATGGTCAGTGTCATCCTCAACAAAAGATTGTTGTTTTTCTTTCGCCTCAGCCATTTCTTGATAGAATTTTTCCATCCACTTTTCGCGATTACGAATTCCCAACTTAGATTTGATGACATCAAAGAAACTTAGAAATTGTTCAAACTGCTCTTCTTCAAAAAACATTTCAGTTTTATTGAATTTCAGTTTACCTTCTTTGTCATGGCTTCCCAAAATAACATGTGTCAAACCATGACCAATCTCAAATACATTTACGTAAGTGATTGTATCGCCATGATCGATTTCAAGGTGTTCGTGTAGGGTGTTATCAAGTTCAGATTGGAATTGATTTAGCACGATGTTTCTCCTTACGTTTATATTGCTTCTTACTTAACTCAACTCTTTGACGATATTTTGATGTGCGCAGATCTTTAGCAATCCAATTTCTTGGCTTACTTGACTGTATAACCAGCGTGCATTCCATACCCATCATCGTGTCCCTTTGCGTAATGAACAGAAGTCAGTGCTCTTAGAAACTCTGACAACTCCTTATATTTTACCTCGCCCAAGGTATTTTCGTCAAGTCCTAAAATCGAAACTATTTTAGAACAAGCATGATCAACCTCATGCGGATACATCTTCTTTTTCTCTCTTGAATGATTGACGCTTTGCTGCTTCTTCAGACAGCTGAGCACTAATCATCGCACGTTTAAATGCAGATCTATCTTCTTCAGATTTAAACTTACCCAAAGCAAGATATCGTTTTGTTTGTTTATGCATTTTAAAATTCTTATCTGGCTTCAATTCGAAGGGGATATAAACTTCATGTGTTTTTTGTTTCTTTGCCATAATTTTCCTTATGTTAACATTCTAATTAAACCTACCATATCAATTGTTGTTAGCAAGAGATAGTTAGCCAGCATCCCAAAAGATTTCCTAGTATAAGCGCACCAAGCATAGATTGCACAACCAGTAATCCAGACAGGATAAAGAGCAAGTAATGGAGGATTCGGTACTGTGATCGCCATTGTAAGAGAGCAAAAAATGCTGATAGCCCAAGCAAGCAACTCGAGAACGAAACGAAAACGATTTGAAGTCCAGTCATCTTTAATCCATCCCCATGTATTTAATAGTATATCATTCATATTTCATTTCTAGCCAGTTAGTTTTTTCTGGTAGAACCTCCATTATAATTTGTTTGTCTTGCATTCTTTTGATAAAATCTTCAAGAATACCTTTACCGTACATATTTGTACCATAAACATCTTTATGACATTCGTAGACAGAACCAGACCAACCCTCAAAAGAATATACGTTTCCCTCAAGAGTAACATTGGTAATTCCGCTATTCATTTTCCATGAATCAGCACCAGCCCATCCACCAAACCAACAAGCGAAAACTTTATGGATTGGTGGTGAGTTTGGTGCAGTAATTTTAACAACTACCCATCTATCTGGTCTGTATTCGCTCATACTTCTACCACCTTCAATTTAAAATTATCAGCAATTTCTTCGTAACCATGATAACCACGTGGATTACAAACAACACGTGTCTCACCAATCATATAATCAAACAACTCATGCGTATGCCCATGAGTCCACAATTTAATCTGTGGGCGATCAAGAATAAACTCACTCAAGTCGCTATGATATCCACCATTCATTTCTCTATCATCTTTATACTTAGGATGACAACTAGCATGCGATGGAGTGTGGTGACCAACAACAACAAACTTCTTATCATGTTTCTCAGCGACAACTGTTTTGATAAACTCAAGCATTTCCTTGTGATCATCAACAGCATCTTGTGGACTAAACTTAGCAACACGTGTTCTGAATGTTGGTTTATCTGGATTATCAGGATCGTCAAAGGTTTTGTATGTTACTTCACGATTACTATTATCAACACAGCGGAAGTCGTTCATCATACGTGTAATCATATGAAGAGTCAACGGATCCTCTTTATTCATATCAGTCCATAATGTTCCACCAATAAATGTTATATCATCAACAATATATGTTTCTTTATCTAAGATGTGTAGATTAGTAAGATACTCAAGTCGTTTCTTAACATCAGAGATTGTGTATTTAAAGTCGCCATGATAATGCTCATGATTGCCAACAATATAAATTACATGCGGAAATCGAGCAGAGCATTCTTGAAAGAATGTGTGATACCTTGAAGACTTACCGAAGTCAACAATCCCATATGAATCATGATCCATCAAATCACGAATAACACAGATATCACCAGATAAAATTAACACATCAATATCGCCTGGATTTTCCAGCGATAGTTTTGAAAACTCTAAGTGAAGATCTGAGCAAATTGCTATTTTCATATCTAACCCCTTCGCATTCTTGCGATTTCCTTTGCTTCATCATCACTAAAGATGGGTACAGCATTTGATTTATGTAACGTACCGATACCAATCATTTTGGTACCAGTATAAACTTTTCCTGTTATTGGCTTAGTTGCAGTGCCAAGACCGCTGTTGAGACTAGGATAGTGCTTAGTGTGTCTCCGTAATACATCAGATTTTGGTGGACTGTAAACTTCAAATCGATCAGTTTTCTTTTCATCTTTAACATCATATTTCCTTTTCAGTTTTTCCCATGACTCTGCTGCCAGCATCGCTTGACGCTTGTGCTCGGCAGATTTGTATTTAACCTTTTGTTTACGCATAAGTAATTATACCTCAGATAAGATTAAAAGTCAAGCATTTTTACAGAAAATTATCGCCGTAAACTTCTTTTAAAGCAGTCTGAAGTTTTAACGCAGAAAGACAGATTTCAAAAGTCTCTCCTTCTACGGAAAGGTCTCCTAATTTTTCTAAAAATTCGGCTAATTCAGAATCCGTAAACATAAGTTCTCCTGTTGAAAACTTTATTATACTCCGAATTCGTTTAAATGTCAATACCCCAAAATGAAAAACCCTACCAGTGGTAGGGTCTTTTGGAGCCAAGGCAGTGCTTATCTAAATTCGGTTCTCGAATCAGGCATTACAACATTCGTTGGTTTTGGTGCTTCCGAATTTATATGGACATGGGAATCTTCTTTCTTCTCATCAAAAGGATCTTTTGGGTTGAAGTCAGAATTTAATTGTTCTGGGTCAAGTTGAAAAGTTGTTTCTGGTTCTTCGTTAACATACAACATTGGTTCATTTGTGTTATCTGTTTTTGAAAAATATTCTTTGACAACTTTCTTAAATTCCTCAGGCACTTCTTTCGGTGGCTCAGGAATTAACCATGTGTCTTTTGCTGGTTCTTCAACTGCAACTGTTTCAACTTTTTGTTCAGTTTGTAGTTGGTTAAGAGAATCAACAATTTGACTCCAGTATTTATTTTGATCGTCCTCAGTTTCCTCATCACTTTGTTCTTCATCCGTCTCATCTTGTTCCTTTAATTCAGTTGTTGTTTCATAATACCATGAAGGACTTACAGATTCTTCAGGACGTACCATCGGAAATGGGAAAGTAGGTAAATGCGAATCTTCCTCTTCCTCATCAGCTTCCGCTGGTTCATCAACTACTTTAATTTGTTCATCTTCAGGTTTTCTGTTTAGCATTTCTCTATTTGCTGCAATCAACATCAACACAGCCATAGGATCAAAAACAAAAACAATCAGAAGAATAACGATACGAACTGATTTCTCTAGAATAGTATCGTCAAGAACATCTCCGTAGATTAACGCTGCGATGTATTTGATCGGACCGACTTCGGCTTCGACTTTGCGGAGTTCGCTCGCGACTGGGGCACGCTCTTCGTTGTACTTGGCGATTTTGGCTTGCGAGGTTTGGATTTCGTTGAGGAGACTGTTTCTTTCTTTGGCTTGACTTCTACGGATGGCGACGGAGCGATCGGCTCCACGATCATCTGTGGTTCTTGCGAGGGTTTGGTCAACTTGTGAATCCAGTTGAGAAATTGCTTTACGAGCTGCATCGACATTATCCTTTTCTGTTTTAATTTTCTCGTTGAGAATTGCTATCTTAGATGCCACATCTCCAGTTGGAACTGCTTGGTCTAAGTGCGCTTTACTTAGGTATCCGAAAATACCCATGCTTGTTAGTAGCATTAGGATGACAAGTGCCGATGTGAAGTAAGTCTTCAATAACATCGGTGCTGTCTTCCAATTTCTATATAGCCATGATGCAGAAACCAATTTACTTGCTTCTAAAATTGATCCCATCACAGCGATAGGAATAACTGCTGTTGAGAAAATAGCAATCAATCCCATCACAGAATAATACGCTGCTACTGCGGACAATGCAAAACCGCATGTAAATAGTAGGTATATCATTTTTTTATATGCTTCCTGTGTGTTTTAATCATAATCCATTCATTATAATAATTATCGTCTAAAAGTACATTTAAGTCAAATTGGAATTTTGCTTCCCAATAATTTGTATTACCTCTAGTTGGACACAACATCAATATTTTGCGAGAAAAGTTCTCGACACCATATTTATTGATATCTTCAATTAGGACTTTGTTCGAACCCCAGTAATCACGCCAATTACTCTCTACCCTTGTTCTTTTCTTTTTACCTTTTACTTGTCGTGTTTTTGCTTCGGTAAAATACTTCCGACCGATATATTTCTTACCAGTCAGATTATTTGTAATCTCGTAGATGAAACCATACCAATCACCAGCATCTACGAATGGTTCGTTATTGTGGTGCCACATCGGTGGGTGGCGCAGGTGGAGGTGTTGGTTGAGCACCTTCTGCTTGTGCGGTGTCCATTGAGGAACCCTGTGGGTTTTTTAATTTGCTAAACCAATCATTACCTTGTAGTTCGCTTGGGTTTTCTGCCATCTTTACCTCATAAAACTGTTATTGGGAACATAGAATTCATTTGGATCTAAATCATAAATGTATTCATATTCACTACTTAGTGCTACTGGTGTATCACGTTGTAGAAACAGTTTGTATAGGCTACCAGCTTTCATTTTAAAATCTCTATACTCTTGGTCTTTAGTATAGTCATAGATAACTTCTTTGGCATGGAATTTATAAGATTCCCAGTTATGTTTAATCTTCAACTGTTTGTTTGACATACTCCAAATCTGAAAGTAATCTTCAGTAAAAAAATGATGGAAATATGTGTTAACAAAATCTTTATCAATGTTCTTACGAATTGTTTTATCAACACGCAATATCATTCTGAAGAAAACAGATTGCCACTTAAAGTTGAAGTTGTACCACCAGAAAAAATCAAATACAGTTTTGATTTCACAAGGTGCTTGTTTTCCATGCTCGTGTAATATTTCATACCAAACATTTGCGAATGGTTCTGTTAAACCACGCTGCATAAAATAATCAACTACAATTTCTCTAGTATATGGCGAATGAATGATCTCAAAACTAAATCGATTCTTGAAGTCTCCGATAACATCAGTACCAAACAATTGATCGTTGTGTTCACCACCAATAATCAAATACTTCTTATCAAAGTAAAGTGTCATTCTGTCACTTGGCTTGACTGTTAATTTTCCACGAATGTGATTTTGATAGAAGTTTGGATTCTCACGAATGCTATCCATACTCATGACAACAACAAGTCTATCGCGATCTGACTCAGGGATTACTTTTAAAAATGATACTAGAACAAGAGTTGAATCAATACCACCAGAGTAAAACACATAAAGTGGTAAGTCCATTTGTTTTGACTTCTCATATAATTCAGTTGCTCTTTTCTCGCAACATTGTTCATATGTTAAATCATATTTACTTAAATCTGTTGGCATAACATTTGGTTCATACAGTTTAAATCTGTATGGCATAATAACACGCTCTGAACGATCAACTAGACTTACGTTCAAGTTGATCATTTCATAAATGCTACCCCACTCAGGACATCCAGCAGCAGGATGTTCTCTAAGAATATCGCAGTTGGCAAGATATAATTCTTTCATCAGCAATGCGCATTTCTAACCAAAGCATGACAGGCATCTTTAAATCCTTGTCTTAATTCATCTCTGGTTGATAGTTTATTAAATTTGTCAACATAAACACCAAACCATGCGAAATTTCTCATCTTGATCAACCCACTGGTTTCAAGCATGAGTGTAAGTTCTTCATATGCTGTTTTGTTGGAAATATTGTGAGCAGATGCATATTCAACTATACCATTAGCATATGTATCTGTCTTTGGATCACTGGCTTCCATATCTTTAATCAGGAATGCCATAATAGATTCGTCAAAATATAAGACGGATCTTTCATTTTGTCTACGGAATTGTTCTTCTAAAGCATGAATGTAATGGGCACGAACAGAAGCAATTTTCTTGCGATCCATATACTCTTTGGTTATCAACAACTCTGGCATATAACCAATCCAAGTATCTTGTTTTGGTGTGAGTCTCAGCTTGTCTTTTTCAAAGTCAAACTGTTTAAGTTCTTGAGCAACCGAATCGATCTCTATTGGTATAACAACAACATCAGTGTTAATCATTCCTTTAGAAACTGCGATAGCAGTAGTAAATGATTTTGGTAATGCTAAGATCGCTTTAGTTGATACATCAATTACGGTATATAAAGCACTCATTCTTCATCATCAATTAGTTCTTCTTCCTCATATATATCGCTGCCACAAAATGGACAATATACGATATCGTTTTTGGTATAGTCGCCTTCTTTAAATTTTATGCTGCCATGCGCTCCGCAGCTTTCGCAATCAAAATGTTTAAGTGCCATTATGCCCACACCTCTCCCCACTGACCAGATAACGCACCTTTAGCGTAGTCAGTAGCACGATTTTCAAAAAAGTTTGTATGAGTCGGTGCATTAATCATTTCTTCTACCCATGGTAGTGGGTTTTTCTTAACTTTGAATATTCCTTTTAAGCCAAGAGAAATTAAGCGACGATCTGCGATGTAACGAATATACTGTTTAACATCTTCTGGTGTTAACTCTTCCATAGCACCCATAGAGAATGCCAAGTCAATAAATTTTTCTTCAAGAGAAACCATTTTCTCAGCGATAGTATATATCTGAGATTTCAAATCATCATTCCAGATTTCTTTGTTTTCTTCAATGTATGTTCTAAACAATTTAATCATTGATTCAGCATGCATTGTTTCATCAACAATAGACCATGTGATGATTTGTCCCATACCTTTCATTTTGCCATGTCGTGGAAAATTCAACAACATAATGAATGATGAGAACAACTGCATACCTTCAGTAAAAGCAGAGAACGCAGCAATATTTGTTGCTACTGATTCCATTGTACCATTCTTATTTGAAAGATCAACAAAGTAATCGTGTTTGTCTTTCATTTCAGCATATTCCAAAAACTCATTATATGTTGTTTCTGGCATACCAAGTGTTTCAATTAGGTGTGAGTAACCTGCAACGTGTAATGCTTCTCTTGCTGCGAATCCCATCAACATCATTCTTATTTCTGGTTGTGGGAAGTATGGTAGGTAATTCTTCACGTATCCTCCCGCCACATCCACATCCCCTTGGACAAAGAATCGCAGAATGTTTGTAAGGAAGTGTTTTTCTTCTTGTGTTAATTTCTTTTTCCAATCTTTGACATCCTCCATCATTGGTACTTCTGTGTGTAACCAGTGGGCTTGTTCATGTTTTAACCAAGCATTATATGCCCACGGATAATGGAATGGTTTAAAGGAACTACGCTCATCTGTTAATTTTAATTTTGTTTTTTTAATCATCTTTTTTTCTAATCCTAATTCCTACATATGTTCCGAAAAATGCACCAAGACATGCTGGTATCAACAGCCAATGGTCAACTGTATAGTTTATTACTGCTACACTTGCAACTAAAAATACAATTACACCCCATACACTGGATACCAATGCTTTATCTTCGTTTACTGCTTTTAAATAGTATGTATAAAATACATCAGTGAAAAACAGAGCAAAGAAAACAACAATCCATTCTGTCATTTTTCTTCAACCTGTTTTTCTATTTTCTTAATTGGTTCAGGAAAGTATGGCTCAATCACATAATGATTAGCACTCCACCATCCGATTGCAGAAAAGAATCCAACAACCACCCAACTAGCAACTAGCATATTATTTCTCCGTAAGTTCATTAACAAAATTCAACAATAGATCATGGTGTTTTCCACCATTCCAGTATTTGTTTATATACTGCCATGGTTTCTCATACCAATATAAAGGTGCTTCTGGATGACAACCAATTATTCCAACTCTTCCTTTGATGATCGCCATCGGATCACCATTAGCATATCTAGCGATTGTTTTGAATTTGGTTTCATCACCAATCAAAGCACAACCATCATAGAAATACATTTTCTCTTCTTGTCCATTCCAAGTAACAGAAGCTACTGTACCAAAACTTCGTTTGACTCCAGCATTTGGTCTTTTGATATATTGAACAGCACGAACATCTTCAATTATGTCAAGATACCATTGGTCAGCCCAATAAGCACCCATACATATACCAAGATAATACCCACCATCTTCAATAAACTTGGCTATTCTATTTCCAGTTCTCCTAGTAAAAAACTTATAAAAAGAATCAGAATCCCCAAGCCCACCAGGAAAAGCAACAATATCAACACCATTAAAAAAATTAACATCTTCTATATCCTTCTCATTAAATGTTTTTACATTATAATTTGAAGAAAGAGATTTCGTCATTGCTTCTACACAATCTTCAGAACACTCTGGATCATGTAAAAAAAGTGCGATGGTTTTCATTTACCCCTCACATGCTAAACAATCGTTTCCTTCTGCTAAGGCACGTAAGTCAATTTCTTGTATGACTTCGCGTTCAATTTTTTTGGCTACTTTATCAGCCTTACCAATTTTCTCACTACGACAATAATATAAAGTCTTTAAACCTGATTTCCATGCTTGAAAGTGTACGGCATGGAGGTATTTAACATTCGCATCAGGTCTGAAGAATAAGTTGAGAGATTGGGCTTGGTCAATATACTCTTGTCGATCAGCTGCGTGTTGGACAAGCCAGCGTTGGTCAATCTCCATACTTGTTTTGAATACATCTTTTGTCCAGTCATCCAGTATGTCCAGATGTTGGACGGAACCATCATTTGCGATGATACTTGACCAGATTTCGTTATAATCCATTTTGCTGTCTGCATCACATTTCTCCTTAATAATTTTATCGAGCCATTTATTTTTGTTTAACGAAGAACCCGATAGAGTGTCTTGACGATAAGCATTGGCACGCAAAGGTTCAATAGAAGGAGAAGTATTGCCCATGATAATGGAAGAAGAAGCATTGGGAGCAATAGCCATAAGATGACTAAAGCGATTCCCAGTACCCACTGCATCAAGTGCTTCACCTCTATCCAATCCCAGTTCTTTATTAGCACGATCTAAACCTTCTCTGATATGTTTGAATATTTGTTTATTTTTTCCTACAGCCTGTGCTGATTCCCATGGTATGTTATTTTTTTGCAGATAGGCGTGCCATCCAAGAGCACCCACACCGATGCTTCTTTCACGCATGGCTGAGAATTTTGCACGCTCAATGGAGGAAGGCGCATTAAGAATAAAATACTGAAGAACATTATCAAGCATTTCTGCAGTATCACGAAGGAATAGAGGATCGTTTTTCCACTCATCATAGTACTCCAAGTTTAGTGAAGACAAGCAACAAACAGCAGTACGTTGCTCATTGGTTGGTAAAATAATTTCTGAACAAAGATTTGATTGATGTACTTTAAGACCTTTATCCTTCAACCATTGCGGTAATGCATTGTTACTTGTTGTAATGAAATGTAGATATGGTTCACCAGTCATCATGCGTAGTTCTAAAATCTGTTGCCACAACGCACGAGCAGAAACAACTTCACGAATGACACCACTATGTGGATCTTTTAGTTCCCATGAGTCATCTGCTTCTGGATCAAGCATACAGTTTTCAATAATCTGCATAAATTCATCAGGAATATTAACAGCATGATGTAAATTTAAACAGCGTAAATTTTGATCGCCTGTCGGCTTACGCATTTCTAAGAAAGGGATAATGTCTGGATGATCAATAGACAAGTAAGCAGCATAACTGCCCCTGCGAGTACGACCCTGACGATATGCCAAAGAACTGGCATCATAGATTTTGAGGTGAGGCATAACTCCAGTACTTTTATCGTCAGCCGAACGAATACCAAAGCCAATCCCAACACCACCGCCCAACATACTAAGCCAATTTGTCTCAGATAGATTATCAACTAGACCCTCCGCTGTATCTTCAATATAATTAAGGAAACATGATATAGGCATACCACGCTTACTTCTTCCGAAACTGAGAATAGGTGTCGAATAGCTGAGCCAATGTTTGCTTGAGTATTCATACAGTCGTTGTGCATGTTCTGGATTACTACCAAATTTTGTGCTAACGAATGCAAATCTTTCTTGTGGCGACTTCTCTTCATCTTTCATGTAACTTTCTTGTAATCTTTTGATTCCTAGTGAATCGAAAAGTGCATCTCTCTCGTAGTTCAGTACGATCTCTGACATAGTTAATTTCCTGTTATTCTTGTTGTATAAATTCTGACGATAATGGAAATACTTCAGCAATTACTTTTGCGCATGCTTTAGCAATTTCCATATGTTCTTTTTGTGTGCCATTGCCAGATCGTAATTGTATATAGTGAATCCAACTTCTGACAGTTCCATTCATGTAAAGTCTTGATACTGTCAATCCTTCTGGCAACACTGCTCTTGCTTGTTCTTTGGCAATGCCATTTGCAATAGCCCACTTATACACATTTTTACAAATAGAAAGCACCCGATCCTGCTGTTCTTCCCACCTTTTTTGTAAATACTCATCATCTGTCTCAACGCTATTTTGACGATTCTTAGTATCTTGAAGACGTGCTTCTCTAATCTCAAAATCTAAATCCTGAGTCGGATCTGCATAACGCTGTGAAAATTCTTGAAACGAGAATGAACGATGGCGTAGCATTTGTCTTGCGATGTCACGTGTTGTTGTGATTTCAAGACAAATATTTACCATCTCTAATGGCGACCAATGCTGATTCTTAATCAGATATCTGATCAACTTCTCACTTGTTTCTTTGTTGTTTTGGTTGCTAGGATTACTAACACGAGCACAGAACGCAACTAATTCTGTCATGTTTTCAGCAAAATATTCTGCTGGTTGCGAAAATGATATGAGTTCAATCTTCATGTAATTCTTTATCCTTTAATTCTTCCGAAGGTTTTGGTTTCTTTCCGAAAATGCGTTCATAGCCATCGTCCCATTTCTCTTGATCTTCTGGTCGACGCTTATCGCCTTTACCACCATCGCTCATTCTACTCTCCTTAACATTTTTTCCACTGATTAAATTTAACTGTTGCCTCTAAACCAGAAACAGTGTTTTCATCAATTAGATTGACGATTTTATCCTGCGACCATCCTGCTTTAAACAAGTCATTAATATCTTTATAACCTGTTTCTGGCATCAATGACACAGTATATCCTTTATCTATACACTTTGCAATTTGCTTACATAAATCTTTGTTTCTTGGTTCGTTATCAAATACGACTACAAGTTTAGAAACAAGACCACGCATATAATTTGAATCAAAAGAGGAGCCAGCAACTGCAATAGAATTGGGTAAGAAGAGACTATCAATTGGTCCCTCAACTGCATAAACTTTTTTACCAAAGTCAACTCTCTCAAGTCCATAAATTCTCTCCATATTATCATCAAGTTTAACTGTCATATATCTTGGTTCTTCGTTACCGAATGCCCGACCTTGGAATGCATAAACTTTACCATGATCGTTGAAGAAAGGAATTACCAATCTTGGGTGTTCATTTTCTTCTTCAGAAGTGTATGTATATTTAACGCTGTTTACATACTTCTTCCACTTCGGACAATAATAAAGTAGATCAAAATATTCGTTTGGGATTAAACGAGATTCTACATATACTCTGGCTGGATGTTCAGGGGGTAAGGTATCAATTCTACGCAACCCTTCTAAAATCTTATCTTTTAACTCAGTAAACACTGGTTTTGTGTCTGGATATGCTATATTTTTATGAGAATTGTGCTTATTTGCACCAGACTGATAACGCTCTACTACATATTGTTCATAGAGATATGAGTCAACATGCTTGATCAAATTACCGACGTTCGTGCTTACACCACAATTATGACATTTGTAGAATAAATCGGTTTTCTTTTGGAATATGTAGCCACGTGCCTTCAGCTTGTTTTTCTTCGAATCCCCACAGAATGGGCAAGAAAAATTGAAGGTGTAGTCACTCTGCTGTTTGAAATTACGCAGCCGTGTACTTAACTGGGAGATGTATTTGTGATCAATATGTAACATAACATAATTATACTCCGAATCATATAAAAAAGCAAGTTATTTTTAACTTGCTTTCGGAATTACTTTAGAAACTTCGAGAAGAAGTCCAGATGCCCCATGAGATATCCACAAACAATTGCACCACCAACAATCATAAATCTCCACTTTTCTAAAATCTCAACACGACTTTTAATATCACCAAGTGTTTTTGTCATAACATTATGTTGTTCAGAATCTGCTTTGGCAAGATCGTCGATTTTCTTGTCAATGTGATCCGTAATCTCACGAGTAGTGGTCGTGATTCGAGAATGCAGTTCTTTGATGTCTTGTTTCACATCTGCAACGTCCTCTTTTATGCCTTCTACTTGTGCTTCCAATTTGGCTATTCTTTCTGCATCCATGGCTTTACTTTACGCTTTCGAAAATTTCTTTTTGTGTCTTATACCATTCATTCCAAGTATCATTTTTATTTTGGCATTCATGGTACTGCGAATAATTCTCTGAAACAACTTTCAAGACTTCGCTCAATTTGCTAGTCGATTCGGTTTGTTTCAAATCAGGACATGGTGTTGTCAATTCGGTTGGGACATCAGGAAATTTTCTTTTCACTGTGACTGTCGTAGAACAACCAGCAACTAAAACAAGAAACAGTGTGAGAGTAATGTATTTAATCATTTCTTCACCTCTGGTTTCTTAGCTGCCTCATTAAGGATATCAAGTGCTTCTGGGATGACCTCGCATTTAGCGTCCATCTTTTCTGCTACATTTACAATCTTCTCTTGTATAACTATCTTCGTATCGTGTATAACTTTTACTTTATCTACGTATACTTTTTTAATGACAGTATTTACTTCTTGCGACTTTGCTTCAGCAATAGCAACTTTTGCTTCTGCTTCTTTAACTTTATCACGCCACTCCATTTCTGTGGCATAACTTCCATAAAAATATACACCTGCGATTGCAAGTAAAGAACCAATTAACTGAATTGGTGTCTTGTATATTTTTAATGGTGGTATAAAGTTTACAAATAAACTCAACACATACATACCAACACCACTAGCAAGAATTGCTAATACTGCAAGATGTAACCAACTATCAGGAACAAAACTAAGAAGCCACATTTACAGCTTTCCTTCTCGCTAACATTTGATATTTTTTAATACTATTCTTACGAATAATAGGCTCATCAGTTTTTACTCCAGCACCAGTGTGGTTTGCTGGTATACCACCACCTTCGCCATCTTCATTCAGTAAAAACTTTTCTACTAATAAATGTTCATCAACTAATAGTATATCCTCTTTTTGAATTTTTGTCAAAAGATCTATATACTGCTCTTCAAGATTTGTTGAAGATTTATTATTATCAAGACATTCTTTTACAAGAAAATATGCTGCTGCAAGATTACCAATTTTTGTATTTAACAAAGGAATCTTTTGCATGATTTTGCGCAAACGAAAAGTCAATCTGTGCAACATAGTATAGGCATCTTTTTCAGTATATGTCATGTCCTTGATTTTCTTTTGGGGACTGCCATTCTGATCAATTAGACCAAGTTTATATGCTTTTGTTTTTTCAAATGGTGTTACCAACATCGAAAGAACTCTAAAAGCAATCAGATTGTCAACTAATTGCGACATTAAATTTTCCTTAATTCTTGTATGACTCTGTCGTCTAATCTTAAATCAGTAACTGCTATTGATGTCCCTGGAATACTATCTGGCATTCTTTGAATATAGATTAAAAATGTTGCCAGTAATCCCCAGTCATCAGGATCAATTTTGTAGAACAGCATTTGTACTGCTGCGTCATTAAACAAGTTGAAAAGAACGATGAGGTGGTTGAGGATTAATCTCTCTTTTAACTCATCGTTCTTCTTATATCTTGTAAATAATTTCTTCAAATACAAAAACTTTTTTAGATCTTCCTCAAATTCACTTACTGTTGAACATTGAGGATTATCATAGTTATGCATTGCATAATGTAAAAATTCAGTCTCACTTTTAAACATAACATTATGCGTCGTGTAATTGAACTCCGTAAGATGGGGCAGTTGTTGACCCTGTTGATGCGTATGTTGCACCAGTTACTGGATACCAGCGACCTGTACCGTCAATCTTCAACCAAGCAAACTGCATAATATACTTACCAGCAATAGCTGCTGTTCTGTATTTGTAGTACTTAGTACCTTGCTCAGATGCATTCAATGCATAAATTGATTGAGAGTTTGTGGTAGTTTGGTTCAATACGAATGTCCAAATCTTACCAGAGTCAGCATCGCTCATACCTGTTGTTGGTAGAGTAATGTTATAACTTGCTGCACCTGATTGGTTCAAGTAGATTAGCGAAGTTACGTTCAAGTTAGCGTATGTTAAATCTGTAGATGCAGAGATAGAAATACTGTTTGTGTTATTAGTAATACCACCAGAAGTTCCAACGAAGCCCAATGATGGGAATTTTGGATACTGGGTTTGTGACCACATATTACCACCAGCATCGATAGCAGATAACTGAGTACCACCAACCTTAACACTCAACACACGAGATGAAGATGAAGAAGCAGTATTAGTAACTTGGAAATCGAGGGAAGTAAATACTTGAGCAGCGTTGTTCCAAGTTTCAACTAATGTCAAACTTGTACCACCGATTGTACCCAAATCACCTACGTTAAATGTAAACTTAGTATTACTACCATTGCTCAACAGCAATGTTGGTAAGTTTGATGCACTACCAGTAACACGGAAAATACCGTTAGTAGAACTACCACCAGTACCTTTGATGATGTAAGAGTTGGTTGTTAATGTTAATGTTGGATTAACAGCTGACGATGTCGTCAATCCAGACAACAAATTGTCAAGGGTTAGTTGACGATTGTCGCCTGATTGAACGATCAAGAATCGTTCAGCACCAGTCAGCGAAGCTGCTGAGTTTAGTTCTGAGATCTTTTTAGATGCCATTTTAAGTTTCCTTGGTTAGATTATAAAGTTATTTATTAGGTATTTGGAGTTTCAATTTCAACTAATGAATTAGCATCATCACCAGAAATTAAGCTACGACCAGCTACTAAAACTTCATAACGTACACGACCAGCGAGACCACCAGTACCAACAGTACGACGAACCCATCCTGGGCTGGCCATAATAGCATGCGAACCAGAACCTAATGTAGCAGTTGCAGTAGCTGCATCAGATGTACCTTGTAGTTCAAAATACTGAGCAGCATTACCAGTACCAGTAATATCAATAACTGTTTCAGTTGTATATGTAAGACCAATTAAAGTACCAGCAGTTGTAACGATAGCAGTACCATCTTCAGCAGTAAGAGTAAAACCAGTTACGCTTGGTGAAGTACCAGTAACTGCAGAAACTTTATAAGTTGTTCCAGTTGCGTAACTAGTAATAGTACCTGTACCAGTATTTGTACCAGTAATAGTAATACGATCACTAGCAGCAAGAGTAGAGTTACCACAAGTAAATTGACCACCAGTACCAGAAGTAGCAACAGTAGCTGTTAATGTACCAGTTGTGTTAGCAGCTTTAACTTCGAATGCGTTAGCAGTACGACCAGCAGTAGCCACATAGTAAGTTGTACCAGAAGTTAAACCAGTAGCAGATGTTGAACCACCATTGTTATAAGCAACAGCGTCACCAGCAACTAATAAGTGACCAGTGTATGCGATAGTATCAGTACTAGTAGTAACTGAAGCTGTTGCAATAGTACGACGTGGCTTACTGATAGCAACAGTTGGTGCTGAAGTATAAGAAGAACCACCATTGCTCAATACAATTGTAGAAACTGCATTAGAAGCAACAGTTGTTGATGCAGCTGCAGAAGAACCACCACCACCACTGAATGTTACAGTTGGTGTAGTGCTTGAGTTGTCAGTTGCGATATAACGAGCACCTGCGCTACTAATAGCAACAGAAACTACGTTATCACCACCAGCTTTAATTTCAGTTGCACTAATACCATATACTTTTGTAATTGCTGAAACACCACTGGCTTGATTAGAGTCTTGATATACAAATTTTGGTTGTTGCTGAATTTTAAAGTTAGCAATTGCCAATGATGAATTTGTTGTGCCAGTAAAGTTATTGGCTAATGTCAATGCAGTATCAGAAGTAACTGATAGTACACGTGCTTTTGTTACAGTTCCTGAGTTGATAATCAACGTGTCGCCGTTTTTAATATCGCTCAAGAATGTTGTACCACTGCCTGTTACAGCAGTAGATGCGTTTGTTACGCTGACAGTTGTTCCATTAGATGGTGCTGCAGCGTCTTGTTTACCCCAAAGTGCCATTTTTATTCTCCTTGTTTGTTTTATTTTGGCAGATGTAGTTTATAACCAGTTGAGTCATATCTATCATCGTCTGATTTCGCTGCTGAACCCTTTTGGCGTGCGCCTGAGGCAGCACCTTTTGGTCTTCCGCGACCACGCTTCTCCTGACCTTCAGGAGTGCTGGTTTCTTTCTCGGCTTTCTCGTAGTCACGCTCATGTCTGTAGCTACCATCACCTGTTCCAGTAATAGTACCAGTTCCACTTGCGGATTTACGTGATTCGCCTTTTTTCAAATCTGTATGTCCATACTTTGCTTTATATTCTGGAGTTCCTGGCCACATGGCTTCGTCCAGTCCTTCTTGCATGTATGATTTAAATGAGTTTAGTTTCATGGTTTCCTCGTTTGTATCTTTATTACTACTAGTCATTGGTTGCAATGGATTCATTTTATTCTTTTGAACAATGCCAGTTTTTGGATCAACTGATGTAGTTGCATCTTTACCAACCATTGCTAAAAATTGACGTCTACGAATTTCTCTATAATGTGGATCCATACCAGCACGATCAGCAAATTCATCGGCATATTGCTCTAATGATTTTTCTTTGTTTTGAGGTTCATCTGATACAGCAGCTTCCTGAATACCAGCGTCAACACCATATTTCGCTTTAACTGCTGCACCAATATTTTTACCTGTATGTTTTACAATTTTACCATTTGGTGATTTTAACATAACAGTTGTTGTACCATCAGCATTTGTTTTCTTAGAGTGTAAAGAATATCCTTCTTCAGAGATAACTTCTTCATCTAATTTATCAGTAACTTTAAACTTATGAACAGTTCCTTTTTTCTTAGGATCATAAGAATCATGAGTTTGTTTCATGTGTACTTCAGTGTCGCTCTTATGCATAACTTTACCAGAAACCTTGTCGCCAGTTTTTGGCTCATAGTAATCATGCTCTTGGCCAACAGACATATGTTTAGCCATGCTTGGATGCATACAGCCAGCACAAGCGTAATCACGATGATTGGCTTCATCTAAAGATTCAACTTCTTCTTTGTTTAGACGCTGCTTTGCTGCACCCATACCAGTAAGACGTTTTACGTAACGATTCTTAGCATAGTTTGCTTCATCTTTGTCACCAGATTTTCTAGAATGAGCATTTGCTTTATTATCGTCTTTAGCAGCAGTATAATAGTTACCAAGTGTGGTTTTGCTTAATTCAGAAATCTCTTCAACTTCTTCATTTGTTTTTTTCTTTGATGCATAATAAGCACGAAGACTGTCATCAGTTTTGGCTTGAGCAGTTGGGTGACCAACTCTTGGTTTCATTTGTTCTTTTTTCTTTGGTGGAACTGGAGCAACAGGTGCTTGTTCATTCATGCAACCACATTTCATTTCACCACACTCTGAGCATGCTTTCTTTTTAGCTGCTTCAGCAATACGAGAAAGTAAAGTTTGTTCTTTTACTGGAGAGATTGGTGATTGTGCGTTATTTTTTTGTTTGCGTTTTTGCATGTAAAGATCAAACTTAGCACCTTCAGTACCTTTACCACCATAGTGTTTTGGTGGAGTAACATCTTCTTTCATTGTATGGGCAGGAACATGAGTTGTTCCACCACCATTAGCACCTTGGAAGTGAACATTGTCACCCATCTTCTTAGCTGTCCAGTGGCGACCAGTTTCGTCTTTGAATTTATGTTCTTGTTGATCTTTCAACTTAGCAATTTCTTGATGGTGTTCTGGATGTAAAGGAATAGAAAAATCAGATCCGTGATGAACAGTCTTCATAGTTCCCCATGAATATTTCTGTGTATCTACTTTACCACCTTTACCCAACGCTTTGGCATTGTCTGGGGCATTTTTAGTTTGATCTTGTTTCTCTTCTTTACGAAGAATTTGCAAGTCTTGACCATCAATTTTACCATTGTGGTTTTTGTCGATCTTTTTTTGCTTTTTGGATAGTTCTTCCAAATACGCTAGTCTAAATGGATTACTCATTTAAGATGGCTCCTTATCATCCAACCGTGCTTATTGTGGACATCAACACGCTCTGGAAGCGAGTTTAATAGTCCTTGTTTATTTAATTTTGTTGCTAACTCTATTGCTTTATTTAGGGATTCTATAACCTGATCATTCGTAATTAAGAGATCCTGAAGCATTTCTTCTGGTGTTATTGCTACAACACCTTCATTTACTGTTTTATATTCATACATTTCGCTCAATGTTTTTGGCGCATATGCGCTTTGAGCACGAATCTCTTCAGCCAATAAATCTGAAGCATCAAAAAGATCTTCATACAAAGACTGGAAAAAACTGTGTAGTTGAGAAAAGTGAATACCCTCAACATTCCAGTGATGACTATGTGCTTTGAAATACATCAAAAATGTATTTGCATGAGCAATTCTAAGCGACATTACTAATTCAGTATCCATATTATTTCCTTTATTTCCCAGTACCAACTGAGGACTGAGTGTATTTATGATGTTGTAATCTTGCCTTTTCGACTGAACGCACACGTGGTACCAGTCTACGTGCTAGACGTTGAATTAACTGTGGTCTAGCATGTAAAAATTTCTCTGCTCTTTCTTTTTCCTGAACAGATGCTGTGCTTGGGTCTTTTCTTAAAAGACGTTTCTTAACCATAAATGTGGCTAATCTTTTAGCACGCTTGTTTAATACTGGAATACTTGATGATTTCTTGAGAGCAATTTTTTCTTTTACTTCACGTTTAGATTTGCTACGTGCCCATCTTTGTCTGCGACGCATACGTTCAGTACGACCAATTGCTTCAGTCAATTCTTCTTGGAAACCTTCTTCATCAAGTTCCTCACCAGTTTCTGAATCAATAATTGCTAGTTCGTTATCATTATATGCTTCTAAAATATCTTCTAATAATGAAAGAGAATCTATTTCGTCATAGAAATCTTCTTCTTTGATATCATCAAATCCTGGGATTACTGTATGTGGATTTTCTTCTTTAACATGTTTGAAATACTCAACTTGTTTTAGACGTTTCTTTGCGCCAGCAAGAGTTGGAGATTTGCCAAGGTTTTTATTACCATGTTCGCTCTCAACTTCGTATCCACCTTTAACTTTTTCGATATGTTCTGGTACACAGTTAGGTACTTTTTTAGCACCTTTGTTTTTCATACCAATCATTTTATATCCAGACCAACATGGATTTACTGCTTCACCAAGTTCTTCCTTTGACTGTAGATAATCTCTAACAGTTGTGATATAGTCTTGTGCTAATGTAATTTTAGACTGAACCCACTCTGGCATGTTGTCGTCATCTTTGATCATATCAATCAAATCTTTACAATTACGTAGGGTTGTTTGTAATTGTGTGCGAGCCATTTGACCTTCGTAATCGTACTCACCTGGATCGGTTTTAGATAATGCCTCATCGATCGCTTGAAGAATCTCTTCGTATTCTTCTTTGTTCAATGCTTTCTTAATACCTGCTGTAGTTTTATCAATCTGTTTACCAGTCGCTTTCATAACACCCATCCAGCGATCAGTTGATTTTTTATGTTTACCTTGTGCTGTTAAATCATCAGCAGATTTCTTTGCTGCTGTTTTATAACGATCTAACAACTCTGATGACACTTCCTCAATTTTTTTTGTTTCCTGTGAGGAATTCATTTTATCTTGTTGATGTTTATCTTTTAATTCTTTTACTTTGTCTGACCAGTATTTGTGGTTTTTGTCAACATCATATCCATGTTTCTTCAAAGCACGACTAAATTTTTCATATGACGACAGCTTCTTTGTTTCATCCAACTCAAGATCTTCTTTAACAGTTGGATTTTGTGATATTGATTCAGAATTATGCAGACCAATATAATTATGATCATGAACCTTATAACCCTGTTTCTTATAGAAATGTATTGCGCCATCAATTGCAGAGTCTTTATCTTTGGCTTTTACTTTTGCTTTTCTATATTGTGTTTCTTTACGTTTCGTAACAGCTGAGTGGTTTGGATTTGACACAGTAACACCAACCACATGATGTTGTTCTTCTGATGAACCAAGAGGATTTATTTCAGTAGAAGATTCATTCTCTTTGATATCAACTTTAGATGGAAGTAATTTCTGATCATATTCAATTCCTGCTTCTCTTGCAGTTTGTAACATATTATGAATAATTGCAATGTACTCTGGGCGCATAGGTTTGCTTCTAACTTTGCGAAGAGCATTGTTAATTAACTGTTCTGCGCTTGATGTTTTCTCAACATCAGTAACACCCAATGCGTTTGCTATAATTCTAGCAACTTTAATTTTGTCCGTAGCAGTAAATTTCATTTCTGTAACAATTCCCTGGAAATTGAATGGTTTCTGAGAAATTATAACATCACGAATCCACTTGCTTACTAAATCGCCTTGTTCATTTTGAAGCAGTAAATGATTTGAGCCACGTTTCTGAATTCTGTAAAGAGTATTATCTGCTTCTACAATATCGCCTACGTTGAATAACTCACCACGAAAATATGATTCTCTTAACCAGTCTGTTGCTAACTTTACTTGTTCTTTAATAACTTCCAAACCAAAACCTGTGCGCATCTCATTCATTAGACGTTTAGCATCTACTGAGGTGATTGTGTTTGGGAGATTTTCTTTGAAGAGATCGTAGTCGCCTTTTTTGGCTGACTCACGCAATTTATTGACAGTTGTATCTTCATCGGCATTTCGTTCGCCTGTTGATACAACTTTGATGCTATTGAAATTAAATTCTTTACCGTTGTGTTTTTCTAACAACTTTTGACACTCAGCAACTTGATCGATTCCAACAACCAAAACGATACTGTTATATTTCTCGTTCAATTCAGTAGCAGCTTCTAAAAGGTTTCCTGCTGATTTGAATTTGGATTCTGGGAACATGCGATTAAGGTAATATACCTTACGATCGGCTGGTAGGGGATTCTTTTTGTCGTCTTGCAGTGAAGACGTATAGATAATTTTTGTGGCATTCTGTTGTTCAGCTACCTGTTCAACAGTTTTGATGAGAAGTTCGTGGTCTGCCGTTGGTGGCTGGAAGCTACCAAATGTGAATACTGCATTTTTAGAGGGCAACCCTCTTAAGAACTGGCTATATGCTTTCATTTAATCCATCTATATGTTGATATTATTCATTTATTTAGTCATCTGGAGAGTTACCCCCTAGAGATAACATTCTATTGCATTAATAAAAAGAAATTACCAGGATTTGCTGATACTGCCGCTTCTTTAATTGAAAAAGCAAAACTTGTAAAAGTGGCTGCTGTAGATGAGGATGTAGCAGTTCTTACGGTTGTTGCGCCAGCACTTGTTTGCAATTCATCTACTAATAATATGCCCCTAATAGATGATGTTCCTGAAGCATTTACCCTTGTGTTTGTAGATGCTGGAGCAGTCCATGTTTGCGCTACAGTAACTTGTGCATAAAAACTAATAATATAATCATTATTTGTAGTTGTTGTTAATGAATTGGTTGCAATTGTTGAATTTCCAGACGTAGCTTGTTTAAATGTTCCAGTAACACCAAGTCCTGATTGACCACGATAAGCAACCATTACTACCCTAGTATTGGGTGAAGCAGATGTCATAACAACAGAAGATTCACTTGCACTAGCAGTTTTATAATAAACAAAACATATTGGTGCTGTAGCGTTATTGCTTAATAATGTCCATCCTGATGGAGTTGATACAGTTGTACCTGTAATGGCAATTATTAATAAATCACCAGCCGCATAACCAGTAGGCACAGTAACAGTTGGGTTTGTTCCTGAAGCTACTGTACCAGCCGCTACAAATGAAATAGCCATCTTATGCTACCGCCACGCAACGCCAAACGCTAGAAGCAGCGTTCCATACAAAACCTACATCAAGACGATTTGTAGTAACAGTGGTCGTAGGAAGGGCTACAGTAGAGGCTTCAAATTTTGCACCCCAAAGAATTGTCCTTGCAGCCGTACCTACAATGTAAATCCATAACTTTTGACCATCTGTAGGTGTACCAGACAAGTTAGTAGTAAATGATGTAATGTTAACCGCTTGCGCCGTTAAACCATACATATCCACGTTATCAGTGTTTATGGTAGGTGTTGCACTAGAAGTAGTGGTTGATACTCTAGGTGTTACACGTTTGTTAGTAAGTGTTTCAGTACCATTAATAGTGGCTAATGTTCCACTTGTTGGCAAGGTTATAGCGGTTGTTCCAGAAACAGTTAGTGTTGTTCCAAAAGCACCAGAAATTGTAAGCGTGCTTGATGCGTTATTTGCAACACCTGTACCGCCTTGTGCAGGAGTAACTGCGGCATTGGTTGTGAGAATTGTTGTTGTTGCATCTGGTAAGGTGTATGTTTTTTCTGCTGTAGTTGCACCACTAAACTTAGTAAAACCATTACCAGTACCACCATAAGTAGACGCAATAATTTGAGTCAGTGCAGCAGAGCCATCAAAACTATTACCGTAGATAGCACGAGCAGTAGTAAGAGTTGCAGCAGAACCATCGATACTAGTAATACCAGTTAATGACTGTGAAGCAGAAGATCTATTGATAGCAATCGAAGTTGTACCAAGATAGAATGTTTGATTGTTTAACGCAACAGTACCAGTTGTGCTTGGTAGAGTAATTGTAGTTGAATCAGTACCAGCAAGAGTGATTGTATTATTAACAGTGAATGTTTTACCATCAGCAACAGCAAGAGTTGAACCAGTTGTTGGAGCAGTAATTGTTACTTTGTTAATAGATGTAGCAGAAGCAACCCCAAGAGTAGGTGTTGTTAATATTGGGCTAGTAAGAGTTTTGTTAGTTAATGTATCAGTCGTTGCTCGACCAACTAGCGTATCTGTTGCAGCTGGTAGAGTTAGAGTAGTAGTCCCTGCAACAGCAGTGGCTAGGACAGTAGTTGTCCCTGATGTT